TCTAAATCGTGCTTAGATAGAAAGTTATTATACTGAGTAGTAGCAAACTGACTAGATTCACTAGAGATACGGTTGTGGATATTAGAAACAATCATAGGGGAAACTCCTTAATTAAGATATACGTAGTATACACGATTAGTTACGGTTTGTCAAGTTTTGGCACCCTATAAGGAAACTATAAGTGAAAAATTTCTGCGTATTTTTTTGGGAAGTGGAACCAGAATAAAAAAGTAGGATCCCATATAGTAAATGAACTCAAAAAATGGTCTGCGACCAAACGCCACCTAAGGACCAAGCCACCTTCCGCTATATATACAAAAGTTCCGGAATTATTATTTTATTTTATTTACCAACGCCACCAGGCCAAACCTCGGGCACTATTGGTTAGGGTTTTGCCTGTGAACGTTTCCACTTACGATACCCACGTAACCACTCTGTCTGTGATGTCTTATTCTGCTCTAGTAGATAATCCATATCAGGGATAGATACTACAGTACCATCTGGTGCTATCCAGTGTCCCGTATCATTCTTTACCTTAGGCTGTTTCTTCTTCTGCATTCTTCCATTCATAATCATCTGTGCTCCAGTTATAGTCACCATAGTCTATACTGTCACTATCTTCATATGGTATGCATTCTGCAATCTTATTAGTTTCATATAGTTCTGCACTATAGTCTGTGTTCCAGTCTTGTGCATAGACTTCCACTTCATTACCATTGTGGAACCCTTCTCTGTATTGTATTCTCTCAATACCACCTTGCTCTAGCACGGCCTCTTGTGCTTCTTCTTTAGAGTTAGCAACAACATCATACTCTACCCATGAGACATACTGTTGTCTTACTCTGTACTTACTCTTACCTATATCCTTATGGATATCATCTTTGTTATACTCTGTCTTCATCTAGCCTCCTTTATTATAGTTGCATTGTATAGACCGTTTATAGTATATACCAATTTATATCTATCGTAATACGTCTTAGGATCCCATGCTATGTTCTGTAGCTTCTGTTCCCACATAGCTTTATAGTTAGGGTCTATATCTTCGGGAAGGCGGTGTATGAACTGTTTCAATCTGTCCGCACGTTTCCACTGTGTATTAAAATCAAATGGTCCCAATCTACTCTCCCTCTTGTGTAGCTAAACATCCTAACATCAAAAGGATTCCAGTAACGGAAAACATACCGAAACCAATCCAGTTATCATTCATTGGGACACCGTTATAACCACCGTCGATACACCCAACACCTAATACTAAGCAGATAATACCGCTAATACCTAATACTGTACTCATTGATATTCGCTCCAAACTTCACTCCACATATCATCAACCAGACACTCTATTTCTGAATTATCCCAATTAACATAGTGGTTCTCATTGTTTAATTTAACTGAACTTGCATATGCTTCTGCAACATTCTCTGACTCTTTTATGATGTCAGCAACTTTATCTTCGAACTGTTCTTGGAGTTCCATTATCCATGCTCCGGTCTTACTCATTATATACTCACTTTCTGGCTTAAATAGGCGTCAGCCAACGCATTAAATTGTTCTAAATAATTGTCGATAGAATCACCATCGGCATCCATATAACAGTCAGCATCAACATAGTTCCAGTTGACGTTACCGTTAGCCTTAAGGTTCTCAGGGTTAATAACCGCATCAGCAAAGGCTTGTTCTAGTGTTTTAACTGTCATATTTTCTCTCTCTTTCTTTATCATATATTAATAATATAACATGATTCTCGATATTGTCAAGTTTTTTAATAAAGGTTTCCGGGAGGTTTGTTCATGTTTTGTTCTAGTATTGAGTTCCTGGAGAGGTGGAAAGAGTGCTATGCAAGACACCCTTTTCCGGTATTCTTGTATATTGTACGCCGGGCTACACGCAACTGTTCGTTCAACGGTTCAACCCCCGGTAGTTTCACTTAAAGCATAGGGCCCTCTGCATAAATTGTCCCTGTAGCATACGGTTTCCCATAGAGGCCGATATAAGCTATCCGGTTTTATTTTAAGGACAAAAACCGGATTATGAAAAAGTAGTCCGCAATTCAGTTTATGAGTTTAAAGAGTTCAAAACTAGGGGCACCCCTAAAAAGTACTCTGGGTCATCTATCCGAATTAATTCAGATATAGAGGACCTGTCCATTGTATAGTGTAATCATCGTCAAAGATATTACCTCTAGCGGCATTTAAAGCAGGAGCCTGCCATCCAGCGGCTTTAAGGATATCACCCTTCGAAAAACACTTACTTCCTTTATTAAAGTCAGACTTAGCGATAAAGCCCCATACTGAACTTCCACTAATGACTTTGATATACTTTTGACCCTCTTTAAGGGTAATCTTTGAATTAAATTCAGCAATCATGTTCTTGTTAACTTCTGTTAACTCTTTCGTACCGTTACGTGAAGTCCACTTGAAATAATCATCTTTGATTGCTTGGATTAAACTGTCTAATTGTTCTTGCATTGTTTCCCTCTCATTTCTCATTATGTATATACTATAGCACTGATTCGCGGTTTTGTCAAGTTTTCAACACAATTAATAAACCGTTATAAGCAACGTAGAGAGACGGTTATGGTACGGTTAAGGATAGTATTAAATCCTGGTGCGAATCACTCTGTATCGCACTCTATGGCGTCTTAAAGGGGGGTTTAGCCCATATGTTGCAGGAAAATAAAATAATTACCGTGGAAGGAGGGACGTTGTTCCTAAAAGGAATGCTATAAATTAAATAAATTAATTAATTAATTGAATTATTTCCACTTATCGTCTATAGGGGATTTAAACCATACCACAACCTTAGCTAGAGCGTTTTTAAACCTTTCCGGTATACTGTGCTTAACTGTGTAATTAGGGTGCAGTTCTGGGAAGTATCGCTTATAGTGTTTATTATAGTCTGGATTGTGATTTAAATCGTCACTTGGAAGTATCTTCATTCTGTTTCTGTCTTTCTTCTTGCTTACTTATATCGTCACTATATGAAGTTCTGTTAGTAACGTACTTATGTGTTATAATCCTGTCCCGGTCAGTGGTGTCACTATTCGCAGGCCCTAGGGTGTGTAAGTATCTGTATAAGAGTGGTAGTGAATGTGTAATCATTAAAACTTTTCCACTAAGATAAGCAGTATGTCGATAACCCTTTGATGTGTGAATATGCTCAAGTATGAATCTTCTGTATCTACTTGCGTCCCGTGTATAGGTTGTTTTCATAGTTTATCTCAGTTAAGTGGTTTAGTTCTGTTTGTTACTATATCCTCTATCGTTAATAGTCTGTTATGTGTATTTAACCAAAGTTAGGAATTCTTTAAGAGTAATATCTTGACCAGTTCTTCTACGATATATTGAGTAAGCTAAAGCACGGTCATCTGTATCTAATATTGACATGGTACCTTGGTTCAGCGTGTATCTACCCCATAGTCTACTGTATTCTACTGTTATGGTACGGTTGAGGTATATTGGCTGTGTATCGGTAATCTTGCTCATATTAATAAGTCAGTTGTTTATCAGCTCCAAAAAAATTTGCCGAAGAAGTCGCTTCGCTCCGGGCTACGCCCTTGCCTTTTTCTTTTAATCAAACTCTCGTAGATACTCTACTAGTTGTGCGATGTTCGAAATCTTCTCTAATCGGTCGTTGTTGAGTTCTATGTCTAGTTCGTCTTCTAGCGATACCATCATTTCTATTGCATCTAAACTGTCTATTCCTAGTTCTGAAAACTTGGTTCCCGCACTAATATGTTGTTCTGTTAGAGTTACCTCATGGTCTTTTAATGCTAGTTCTTTAAGTACTTTTAGTGTTTTACTCATAATCCCTTCTTGTATAAATACATTATGTACAGATATTATTTATCAGGAGTTTCCTATGGATCGCAGAGCAATAGCAAATAAAAGAATTAAATTACCCCTATTCGATAATATGGGTTCTATTACGGGTCCAGAAATTCATCTTTTTAGAGATTGTTTTCACACGGCAAGTTCGACTATGGCTTCTACTAGTGCATTACGTTCACGTTCAGGTATGTATAAAGAACAAGATTCTTATATGCCAGCGGGTTATGACCAGCGTGATATCCAAACGTTCCAGCGTACTCGTTATGATGATCCAGACTATGAGCCTGTAGAAACAGATTTTAATTACTTAGATGAGAGATTTTTAAGACTTAAACCAGCAGTTGAAAGTTTAGAAAAGATATTAGGTGGTCCAGTATATCGTCTAAGATATGCAGTTATGGAGCCAAATGAGACTTTACCTTGGCATATAGACCAACCTGAATTAGATAGATTTGTATGTGTATTAAATGGTATTCAGAGTTTTGAGATTAAAAAACGCAAAGCAGTAGTAAAAGAAATGCAAACTCCTGGAGATGTCTGGTACATTAATACTAATTGGGAACATCAAGTAGTCAATTCAGACCAAAAAAGACTTGCATTACTTGGCTGTTTCAGATATAATAATGAATAAGGATTAAAATATGTTATATGCAAACGGATGCAGTTTCACTTATGGAACTGGTCTAGCCCATAAAGACCGAGCATGGCCTTTTATTCTAGCTGATAAAATGAATATTGATGGAGTAGAGACTGAGGCTCAGCGTGGGGTATCGAATAATTATATTGTTCGTAATACTATTACTACTATAAGCGATAAATTAGTTAATAAAGAAACAGTTGATTTCGTTGCTATTGGTATGACCGCTCCTAATCGTAGAGAGCATTTTATTGAGAAAAAGAATTTATTAGTTCATAATATTCCATCGCATGAATATCATGGGAATATTAATTTAGATGAGCAAAACAACCGTGATTTAGATTTATTTAATCAGTTGTATATGAAGCATTTCTGGTCACCAGTATATGATTTTCATTGTTATTTAATTCATTTAATGACACTCCAGAATTTCTTTACTGCTAATAAGATACCTTATATAATATTTAATTCACTTAATTTAACACCTAATTTATTAGAGCCAACTAAGTTTACTGAGTTATGTGAGCAAAGTGATATGGTTTCAGTTTATAAACAATTAGATATGAGTAAAATATATGAAGACCAAACGTTTTTTACTTATATGTATGAAAATAAAAAGTTCTTTCCTGTAGAAGGAGATGAACGATATATGCATCCAGATGAAGAGGCTCATGCCGAATGGGCAGAGATATTACATGTGGATATTAAAGGAAATAAATCATGATTAGAAAGATAATTGATATAATTCTTTATCCTTGGACAGAGTTTAAAAGACGTAGAGAAATGAAAAAGAGATTAGAGGAATTAAAGAAGCGTGATCCGTTCATTTATAAATAGGCGTGAACCCGTAATAATGGGTATTAGTGGTGCCATAAATCATGACGCCGCAGTAGCTATTATTGATGAAGGCGAGATTAAATTCGCCGGGCATGCGGAACGTTATTCTAAAAAGAAAAATGACCCTGATTTAAATGAGGCTCTATTAACAGATGCTATTCATTATGGGGGTAAGCCTGATTTAATTGCTTGGTATGAGAAACCAATGCTTAAAAAATTACGTCAATTACGTGCAGGTCAATGGAAATTAAGTTTAGATACGTCTGAATTACCGAGTCAATACTTAGAAAAGTTTCCACAATTAAAACATATTCCAATTAAATATCAAAAGCATCATTATACTCATGCCGCTTCAGGTTATTTTACTTCACCGTATGATGAGGCTACGATAGTTGTTATCGATTCAATAGGAGAATTCGAAACACTTACGTTCTGGAAGGGACATGGAATGAGATTAGAGAAAGTATATTCTCAGAGTTATCCAAGTTCAATAGGTTTATTTTATTCAGCAATGACTCAACGTCTTGGATTAAAGCCTAACGAAGATGAATATATTTTAATGGGTATGGCCGCTTATGGTGATCCACACAGATTATATGAAGGTAAAGAATTAATTCAACATATATATGATGAGTTCGGTATTATTCATGAGTCTGGATTAGTTGGATATACTATGCAAAAGAATACCCTAATTAAATTTACACAGAATTTGCATCGTGGTTGTCGATGGTTCTTACCTGAATTAAAAGAGGAACAAGACTTATTCGACTTAGCCGCCGCAACGCAACATGTGTATGAAATGATACTATCCGAAATATTAATTAAATCTAAAGCAATGTGTCACTCAGAGAATTTAGTTCTGATGGGTGGTTGTGCTTTAAATTGTAGTGCGAATAGTATGATAAAAGATTATTTCAAGTCAGTATGGATTATGCCTAATCCTGGCGATGCTGGTAGTTGTATCGGTGTTGCTCAGAAATATTCACGTGAAAGAATTCAATGGAAAAGCCCATATCTTGGACATGACATACCTGGAGAGTATCCTGTCGAAGATGTACTTAATGCTTTACTTCAAGGGTCTATTTGTGGTATAGCATCAGGTCGTGCAGAGTTCGGTCCACGTGCATTAGGTAATCGTAGTTTATGTGCAGATCCTAGAGGGAATGACATAAAAGATACTGTAAATGAAATAAAACGCAGACAACAGTTCAGACCGTTTGCGCCTATGATATTAGAAGAATACGTGAATGATTATTTCGATGGTCCTTCAGGTCCTTATATGCAGTTCATAGCTAAGTGTAAGCACCCAAAAGATTTTCCAGCAATTATTCATAAAGATGGAACTTCACGTGTCCAAACAGTTAACAAAGAACAACATGCAGGTCTACATGAATTATTAACACGTTTTTATGATAAAACAGGTTGTCCTATGTTACTGAATACTTCACTGAATATCAAAGGTATGCCAATAGTCAATAACGAGCAAGATGCTAGGGATTTTGCGAATTATTACAAAACTTTGGTCTTTACAAGCAAGACGTAATCTGCTATAATACTAGTATGAATTTGACAGGACAACAATGGCTTACGATGGATTTTTTCTAACATATAAGAACGATAGAGAGACCAACGAAAGGTACGATAGAATAAAAGAAAAGTACCCTAATTTTCGTATGGTTAAAATCAATTTAGAAGATTGGAATGACCCTAAGTTAACGTCAGCAATCAAGAAAATTGGTACCGTTGCTAATACTAAACACTTCTGGGTTATTGATCCAGATGTCGAAGTCAATCCACATTTTGATTATGACTTTCAGACCAATGAATGGGATGAAAATATAACTCATGTCTGGAATGCTGATGAAAGAAATTCATGGCGTTCAGTTGTTGGTGTCAAATTATTTAAGACTAGCGAAGTATTAAAACAATCAGAAGAACATATCAAAGATGCTTATTATTTGACTGGAGAGTTCAAAGAGCATAATACCAAACAATTCGTAAAATATAAACCAACAACAGAAACATATGAAATATTTTATTGGGAAAAAGACTACGGTAAAGTTAATTTAAAAAGATTAAAACAACGCTTTCCTGAAATAAAAACAGTTACTGGCGATAATAATGTTGATGTGCATACTAAGTGCAGAGAAATGACTCGTACTGATTTTTATTATTTAATTCATCCTAATACAGAAATATTTAATAAATTCGAATTTGATTATTCTTTTGCGTTTGGCTTAGATAAAGAGAAACAAAAAGTAGTTGTATGGCAGAAACAAAATCCAATAACTAATTTAACACGTGAATATCATGGACTAGGATTATTTCCTAAAGAAGGTCCTATGTTTAAAGAAAAAGATTACGAAATATTTAACTTTAAAAAGAAAGCAGTCTATGAAAAAGATGCTATGTGTAAAGATTTAGAGTTTCCTGTAATTAGAACAAAAGACATGCATGATTTAAGTCACGAAGTTGATACAGATATGTATTGGTTAATTCATGATGATGTAGAAGAATTTGATATTAATTTCTATCCATTTATTTACGATAGAGATAAAATTCATAATTTTAAAGTTAATACATCAACTGGTATGCCTGTGCGTAACGGTGTACGACTTGTTCCTCATAAACCTGATGAAGAACAACAAAAAGATATTGATTTAATTGTAGGTAGATTAAAAGAAATAGAAATAGTTGAAGCAAGAACAGTTGAAGAAGCAGTTAAACTTGCAAAAGAATATACTTTCTGGATGGTCAATCCAGATTTAAAATTAATTAATCCAATGATTGATGATTTTTATCCTGATTTATATAACTTGGGTCCAACACATATATGGAGACAACGTGCAAGAACAGGTAAAGATTTAGGTCATGGTGGATTAGCATTCAGTAATAAAGATTATCATCCAGATAATGTAAATCTGCATGATAGTTATGGTATGAGAATACCAGATAAACATAATATTAAAAAGTATTTTACACGTGATCCTTTCAAAGCATATAAGCAGTCAAAGGGTAGAGTGTTTTATTGGGTAATAGATACCGCGGTAGAGTTGTTAGATGATTTTCAATTTGATTACTATCCCGATATCTTTTCTATCGAAAATGTATTTGCATTTAAAAGTGAAGAAGGCAAAGAGGCTGGAGTATATTTAGTTCATAGACCTCACTTAGATAAGTTTAAACTAACTGAGCAAGACTTCTCATTCGATAGATTTAAAAATATTATCAGAGTTGATGAAGTTGCGAGTAGAGTTGTAGGACATCCTGCATTTTATTTCGATGAAGGTATGTATAAAGAACATGCCAAGTACTTTAACGACCATGAGAATATCGATGTAATTGATGCAAGTAAAGGTCTTGCAAAAGCATATATGAGAGCAACGAAGATGACCAAGTCAGGTTATTTTTGGGCTATCAATAATGATGTAGAATTAACAGAAGATTTCAGTAGAACATTCTATGTAGACAGACACCATAAATCACATTTTCATGTATGGCCTAAGTCTAATCCCTACACTGGTTACGTTCATCAATATGGTGGACTGAGCCTTATACCCACTGCCGCTCTAAAAGAATTGAAGCCGGATGATGATAAAATTCGTAAGATGAATTTTAAGAATAAAAAGCCAGTCAAATCGAAGACGCCATCATCAGCCGATATACCCTTTGATGTAGTGTTTCTTTCCTATCGTGAAAAAGAAGCAGAAGAAAACTATGCTAAATTACTTTCACGTGTACCAAATGCAAAACGAGTTCACGGAGTTAAAGGTATCTTTAATGCTCATAAACGTGCGGCCGAAGTTGCAGATACGAAAATGTTTTATGTACTTGATGCAGATGCAATATTATTAGATGAATTTAAGTTCGAATACTTTCCTACAGTGTGGGACGAAGATGCAGTTCATGTTTGGAAGTCTAAAAATCCTATCAATGGATTAATATATGGTTTCGGTGGACTTAAATTATTTCCAACACAATTATTACGTGATGCGAAAGATTGGAACATTGACTTTACTACGTCAATTTCAGAAAAGTTTAAACCTATGCCTGTAGTTGCTAACTACACCGCATTTAATACTAACCCATACGACACCTGGAAGTCTGCTTTCAGAGAGTGTACTAAGTTGAGTTCAGGTATTATTCATAATCTCAAAGCAGATGAGGATAAAGAACGATTAGATACTTGGTGTACTGTATCTGATGATAATGCAAAGTATGGTAAGTATTCAGTTGCAGGAGCAAACGCTGGCAGAAAGTTTGGTAGTGAGAACGCAGACAACCCAGAAAAACTAGGATTAATCAATGACTATGATTGGTTAAATTCTCAATTTAAACAGGACTTTAACAATGAGTAATATAAAAGAAAGAAGAAAGGCTAGGTTTGACAAAAGTAAAATTACAAAGTCAGATGACCTTTACGACAGTAAAGATCCGTCAGTAGATATAAGTTCAGAAGAATTACCTGATATTCCTAAAAATGAAACTATTGAAATAACAGAAAAGCCTAACAGAAAGACTAAAAGAAGGCGTGACTTACTTGTAAAAGAATACGACTATCAGAAAATGGCAGTTGAATATTCTTTAGAGAACGTAAGTCAGCAATTACATAATTATCGATGTGCAATGGAATTCTTAGCACACGTTAATTTAACAGACAATGATACTATTGTCGATAGATTTAAAGAAATAATATATAACTATCCTAACGTAGATATGAGTACATTTGCAAATAAAGATAATGCAAAACTGTATAGTTGGATTGTACAACAAATGATTTACGTATATGGTCAGAAATATATTGGTGTTGTTTATCTATTAGGAGGGGGTATGGGATTATTAGGTTCTATGCTCTTAGATACTAAGATGCGATTTGAGAATATTCGTTCATTCGATATTAATGGTACGTGTCAGTTCTTAGCAGATGAATTTCACAAAAAAGAATTATTGCAGGATTGGAAATTTAAATCAAATACGCAAGATTTGTTTGAGGTTAATTATATAGAAAATGAGTTTCAAACACGTTTAGCTGATGGAAAATTATCTACTCCATACAATGAGATCCCAGGTACTATCATTAATTGCAGTGTAAGTTATCTAACCAATTTCCAGGATTGGTATGATATGATACCAGACACTAAAAGAGTGGTATTAGTTGGCGAAACAGGAGATGTCCCTAGACCTTTTCCTAGTTCACAAAATTTCAACTTAAGATTTCCAATGTCATACGAACAGTACAGTGGAGTGATTACAGTTGGATCGAAACAATTCTTTTTGAAAATGGGGCTTAAGTAATGAAGCCGTATGAAATTGCAGATAGATTAAATCTCCTTTATGGGAATAGTAGACCTATGCTATCTGAATTAGAAAGAGTTGTTAATACTGAGGAACTCAGTAGTATATTTACTTTATGCTCTTACTTCTTAGGTAAGAAACATAGAGCGAATATGAATGCTCTAATGAATCTCGTTTATGAGAGACAAGTTTGTGATAACACATTCGTCCTGTTTAAAGTGTTAGACAAAATATCTCAAAACGATGATTCATTGGACGCATTAAGAAACTTTATGGCATGTGAAACTATTGATAGAAAATCAATGTATCTTGTGTTTAGAGTTTTGAATGGAATGTATCCAGACAATGCAGATACATTAGATGATTTAAAAAATACTATTTGTGCGGAAGGTGGTGAGTTTGATAGAGACTTAGTATTTTTATTATTTAATGTACTAGAAAAAATAATAGATGATGAAGAAGGATTAGGTGCATTAAAAAATGTTTGTGGTAATCATAATTTTATTAAATCACAAACAGAATTATTATTCAGAGTAATAATGAATATTGAATACCCTGATGATGAAATATTAAGTGCATTAAAAAATATTATTGCAGTTGATACTGATCCAGACTTATATTTATTATTTAAAGTTATTCAGGGTTTTGATGAATCTAATGAAGATATTGCTAACGTAAAAAGTGCAACAATATTTAAAACAAAAGTATTTGAATTAGTTCACACTCTTACTGAAGGCAAGTATAGTATTCCTATGAATATGAAGAAAATGACTAAAAGATTTGAAGGTCAAGCGTTGACTGATGCATTTAGTAGAGGACAGTTACAGTCTAAACTGTGGTTAATTGACATTGTGAATAATTATGATATAAACTTAGGTAAGACTATTTACACTTGTGCAGGTTGGTATGGAGTTTTACCAGCATTATTGTTTGAAAGATGCAAGATTGAAGGTAATATCTATAGCTTTGATAGTGATCCTACTACAGATAATCCAGCAGATACACTCAATAAAGAGTATATAATTGACAATATGAAGTTCAAATCATTCGTAAAAGATATAGCAGAATTGAAGTTTTCTGAGGAAACACTGCCAATAAAACATTATAAATACAGTGATGCAGTTAAGTTCGAAGTCATGGATACAACACATACTATTGGTCATCCAACATGTGTAATCAATACAAGTTGCGAACATATTGCAGAGTTTGACAAATGGTGGAATGCTATTCCAAAGGGTACACTAGTGATATTACAGAATAATGATTTTATTGAACATGAAGATGAAACAGTTGTTAATACTAAAACAGATGTTGATAGTTGGGCTAAAGAGTTGAAACTATCTAAAAATATATTCACTGGGACACTAGAATTGGAGCATTACAACCGGTATATGATTATCGGAGAGAAATAAGTGAAAAATGCTCAAGTCAGAGGTTATATAGACAAAGAGAAAATAAAAGCAAGAGAGGCTTTTAAAGAATTGTTGAAGGAACACCAAAATGGCAAAGCCGATACAAGTAATTTTTGTGCGGCACCATTTGCACATATGTATGTTCACAGTAATGAAGGGCAAAGAGTTTGTTGTATGTCAACCGAGTACAATGTAGTAGAAGATGATACTGAATTAGATTTAAAGAAACGTTGGAGTAATGATTATTACAAAGAGTTCAGAAAGAAATTCTTACGTAATGAACAACCAGATGTTTGTGTTAAATGTTATAACTTAGAAAGTGCAGGTGGTAGAAGTGATAGAATAAATTTCAATACTATGTACAGTACAAAGATTGAACCAAATATAGAAACAGGTAATCAATGGAATGCACCAATAGATATTGACGTTAGACCAGGCAACTTATGTAATTTAAAATGTAGAATGTGCGGACCTATATCAAGTTCACAAATAGAAAAAGAAGTACAAGATAATCAAGAATTATTACGTCCTATTTTAGGTCATGGAAAGATAATAAGGTCAGATGTTTTAGCAAATGAGCATAATATAGAATTTTTATTAGAAGCGGCAGACAAAGGAAATAGAATTAAGTTCTTAGGCGGAGAACCCACTATTATGCCAGAAGTTGATAAGTTCTTAGATATATTAATTGATAAGAAATATCTTAATGTTCCATTACATTTTACTACAAACTGTACAAATAATAATAGAAGATTTGTTGATAAATTAGCAAAGTTTAATAACGTATCATTCAATTATAGTATTGATGGAACTGAATCAGTAGTTGAATATATCAGAACACCAGTTAAATTTAAAACGATAGACAAAACAATTAGATTATATCATGAAATAGCACAAAAACATCCACATGCGGTAAGTGAAATAAGTTTTACATGGCAAGCATATAATTTATTTAATTTGCTTGATACGATTAAGTGGGCACAAAGTATAGGTATAACTATGAGACCAGAGATTCTTAGAACACCAGAGTGGTCTTCAATAAGAAATATCCCAGTAGATATTCGTACTCCATACATTTATTCGTTAATAAAAGAGATTGAACCATGGGAGAACAGATATTCATATAGAGTTATTCCTGCATTATATCAAATGTTGAATGACAAGGAACAATATAATCCTATACATCTAGCAAGAGCAACAAAGAGATTTGATAAAGTAAGAAATCAACACATAAAAGATTACATACCAGAAATATATGAAATCATAAAAAAGGACTATGATGATTTACAAATATGATGAAGTAAGAGCAATACACTTGGAAATAACTGAAAAGTGTCAAGCCGCTTGTCCTATGTGCGATAGAAACGTACATGGTGGTAAAGATAATCCTAATCTTGGTATGCATGAATTATCATTACAAGATATTCAGGAGATGATGCCTCCAGAGTTTGTAAAGCAGTTAGAAAGAATTTATATGTGTGGTAACTTTGGTGATCCTATTGTTGCTAAAGATACATTAGAAGTCATGCAATACTTTCGTTCACAGAAACGGGAGTTAACGCTGGGAATGAATACCAACGCTGGTGCGAAGAAACCAGAGTGGTGGAGAGAATTAGCAAAGACATTAGGTAACTGGAGTTATGTTAAGTTTGGATTTGATGGACTGAAAGATACAAATCATTTATATAGACAGAATGTTAATTGGGATATAGCGTGGGAAAATGCGGTAGCGTTTATTGAGGCAGGTGGTAAAGCACATTGGGATTACTTAATCTTTGAACACAATGAACATCAAGTAGAAGAGGCTAGAGCATTGGCAGAGAAAACAGGCTTTAAAAAGTTCATACCTAAAAAGACAGGTCGTTTCTTTTCTACAATGAAACAAGTTAAGAAAGATGAACATCAAGCAAAGAATAGAAAAGGTGCTGAAACACAATTACTACAACAACCAAAGGAAGTTAAGTATCAGAATAAAGCACTAGATAAGATTAAAGAAATTACAAACAAGCATGGTTCATTAGAAAAGTATTTTGATAATGTACAAATCAGTTGTAAAGTTGCGGCTGAAAAGAATATGTATATTAGTGCAGAAGGATTAATTCTTCCATGTTGTTGGGTAGCTGGTAATATGTATAAGTGGTGGCAGAAGCCAGGAGAAAATCAAGTATGGGAACTTCTACAACAGTCAGGTGGTAAAGATGAATTTGATGCTAAGAGACATGGAATAGAATATGTATTAAACAATGAATACTTTTCTCATAGATTAGTAGATAGTTGGAAACAACCAAATGTACATGCAGGGAAACCAATGGTATGTTCACAGAAATGTGGTAAAGAGTTCGATGCATTTGCGGAGCAGTTCAAGTAATGGCTGAATTAAAACTAAGATATAAAGCCAATGATTCGTATCATAGTCAATATGATAGATACGAACCTATAGTTGGTAATGATTATATCGTAGTTGATTGGATGATGGGTAATACCTGTAATTATGCCTGTACTTATTGTGATGAGGAGTTTCATGATGGTTCAACTCCTTGGCCAGAAGTTGATGTAGTATTAGAGTTTACAAAAAGATTAACAGACCATTACAGAAAGTATGCACCAGGTAAAAGAATACTATGGAACTTATTAGGTGGCGAACCAACAGTATGGCCTAAGTTCTCAGAGGTATTTCATAAAATGAAAGAATATGACTCAAGTTCCAGCGTGAGAATATTGACCAATGGTTCAAGAACCCTACGCTGGTGGGAGAAGAATGCAAATATATTTGATGAAGTTATTATAAGTTATCATCCACAAAGTGCAGATTATAAACATGTAACAGATGTATCAAACATACTTATGGATAAGGGAACAATATGTTCTATTCAGTCAGCTATATATCCTCCGTTACTTGATAGATGTATTGAAGCGGCAAAGTATTACCATGAGAATTCTAAATGTATAACGCATAATTCAAAAGCATTACAAGAAACATTAGGCAGTAACAATACGTTTGTATATCCAGAAGGTGCGTTTGAAATATTGCGTAGATATGATGGACAACCAAAGCATTGGCAAGATATAGAACAAAGTGATTCAAAAGAAGCAGTACATCTTGTAGCAAAAAGAAAGTTCCTTAGAAAAAGTATGGGTAAACAAATGCGTTATCTTAATACTAAGACAGGCAAATCAGTAGTATTCAATAACCCAAATCATATTATGGAACAAGGACACAATACGTGGAAAGGCTGGAAGTGTATGATAGGAATTGAAGCATTAGTTGTTCAATTAAATGGAACTATAACAAGTGGTAACAGTTGTTTTACTAAACTAGTTCATGGACATATAAACAAACCAGATGAAATAGACTTTCCTACAGATGGATTAATATGCCCACAAACTTGGTGCAGTTGTGTATCGGACACAGAAGTAACGAAAATTAAGGTGAAATAAATACAGTATGTCCAAGAAAAACAATCCAGAATTAGAGAAAAACTTAAACGAATTTGTTCGAAGAACAGGTGCACCTACAAAAACATTTTGTTTGTTACCGTGGGTTCATTTAAGTACAAGACCTAATGGACATATGCGTGTATGTTGTACGGCAAATGCAAGTTCAGTTGGTCCTACAAATGATAAAGAACACGGCGGAGAAGTAGGTGTTCTAAAAAATGCTGATGGTAAACCTTCAAACTTAAATCATAGTGACTTGATGTCAAGTTGGAATAATGATTATATGAAGAATGTTAGAAAGCAAATGCTTAATAACGAAATGCCTCCTAGTTGTATGAAATGTTACAAAGAGGAAGATGCAGGTCATATGTCAAAAAGATATTGGGAAACAGAGTACTGGTCTCGTAGAGTTGATATGAAAGAGATACTTGATGAGACAACAGAAGACGGTGCAATCCCTCCAAAGATTAGATACTTAGACTTGCGTTTAGGTTCTAAATGTAATCTTAAATGTATTATGTGTTCTCCTCATGACAGTTCAATGTGGGTTAAAGATTGGATTAAATTACATCCACAGATTGAAAACGAATCATTAAAAGAAACTATGCAATGGGGTAACAAAGGTCAGATAGATGGTGCAACATATAACTGGCATAAAAAGAATGATGCATTTTGGGATCAGTTGTATGACCAAATCCCACATATGAAACAGTTATACTTTGCTGGTGGGGAAGCTACAATCATTGAAGAACATTATACTTTACTTGAAGAAGTTGTAGAAAGAGGATATGCTCCCGGTATTGAATTAAGATATAACTCAAATGGTTTAGAAATGCCACAACGTTTATTTGACTTGTGGAAACAATTCAAGCGTGTACGTTTCCATTATAGCGTAGACAGTATAGGTCTTATGAATGATTACATACGTTTTCCAAGTGAATGGGAACACACAGTAAGACAATTTCATTTATTAGATAACACAGGACCTAACGTAGAAGTTACAGTTGCTTGTGCAGTTCAGGCTCTTAACATATATTATCTTCCTGACTTTGTTAAGTGGAAGATTGAACAGAATTTTAAAAAGATTAACTTATGGCCACTAGGTGCAGGTATGATTAACTATCACTTTGTTTATCACCCACCTCATTTAAATGTTAAAGTTTTACCTAAGTGGTTCAAAGAAATGACAGTTGCAAAGTATGACAAGTTTATTGAGTGGCTTGATGCAAACTGGGAAAAATGTGATGGTGTCACAAACTATGATGAATGGAAAAATGCAAACTACGGTATTAAAAGACTAAGAGGTATGCTTTCATTTATGAATAGTGGTGACTGGTCACGACAACGTATGCCAGAGTTTATTGAGTATATCAATAAGATGGACGGTATAAGAGATACAAATTTTAGAGATGTGTTTCCTGAGATGGCTCCTCTTTTAGATTGGACACCAGAAGATGGTGAAGATTGGGACGGAGAGTTCGATGATAGATTACTAAAAGAGTTAGAAGATTCAGGGTTTCACGTTAATCAACAGGAGTTAGACATTGACAATTAATTACCCAAACATAATCGAAGAAGTATTTAAAGATAGAAATAGTTATAGTTTTGATACTGTACCTAGTGCATTTATAGATGCAATATTCAATGAGCCTAAGTTTCCAGAGTCAGCAAGATTCAGAAAAGCTAAATGGATTTCACACGAGTCAGGCATCCCTTGGTTAGAGTTAGATGTTCCTGAGTTCGATTGGAAAGCATGTTGGGGCGAAGCAATGGCAGTGTATAATGAAGCTATTCAACATAGAAAAAATGATTACGATGAAAGTAACCCAGATGATTATGGACACAGAGGCTGGCGTAGTTTAACATTACATGGTTTAGGTAAACATGTATCTCAGCATTGGGATAGTAAAGATGTTAAAGCCATGGGTTTTGATTTTAAAAGCGAAGAAGAAGTGAGAGAAGCATATCATTGGACAGAGATTGCAGACAAATGTCCTAAGACAGTAGAAATGATTAAGTCTATTCCAGGTTATATGTCATTCGATAGAGTTCGTTATATGTACTTAGAACCAGGCGGATACATTACTCCTCATAATGATTATGAACATAATAAGTTAGGACCATTGAATATATCATTAAACAATCCCGAGCATTGTTATTTTAAAATGATTGACGATAATGCATATGTTCCGTGGAAACCTGGTCGTATGATTAAGATGAATGTGGGACATCAACATGCAGTGATGAATGATACAGATGAAGTAAGAGTTCATATGATTGTACACGGACAGTATGGTGGCAAAAGTTATGAAGATATTATGATAGACAGTTGGGAAAAAGTGAATGACTAAACACACAGACCATCAACGTTCAACCAATTTTAGCAAGAGAGTTAGATGTGCAGTATTAGATACATCTAAAACTATTGGTGATGACGAAATATCACAATACACTAGACAGATGACTTATAACTTTCTTAGAAACAATTACAGTCATTATAGACATAAGATTTACGAAGAGGATACAGTTGATAAGATACTAGCAGACTTAGCCAATGATCCAGAAGAAAGTGATATTGTTCTTTTAGTAGTTCAAGCATACGGTAACATATTATATGATACGTGGCAACCACTGGAACATGGTTATAGTTTATTCAGAGAGTATTGCAATCATGATTGGTTAGCAGATGCTAAAGCAAATAAGTTTTTATTAATGGGACATATACTTGATGACCAACACAAAGATAGATGGTTTAGATTACATGAGCAATGTTTCGTTATCAATTATCCTATGTGGAAAGCAATGGGAAGACCTGCGTTTGGAGACTTTGGGGTTAAGCAACAGGAAGTTAGACAGGCTGTGAGAAGTACAGAAAACTTTCATGACGGACATACGCCTAAGTATTTGTCACCGGGAACAGAACAAGAAACAATTAATCGTACAGGCTTTGGTTGGAATCTAATCAATGAGAGTTTAAAAGCAGGACTATCAGTATTAAACTTTGATGAGCAGGCTCGTAAGACTAAAACATATTTGTATCCAGAGATTAAAGAAGAACAAGAAGAATTCAAAAAGTTCTTTAGAGAAGATTGTGCTAACTTTAAAGCACACGAAAGTAATCTAGGTCAAACTAAAAAAGACTTCTTACAATATCAAGCCTATACAGTTCAACGCTCACCAGATGCCATATGGGTTATGAATACAGAGTCAGTAAATGATGTTATATTTGTTCCTAGAAAGTTTCCACTAAAGAATATTTACAGTGTAGCCGCAGGATTTAAAACATTTGCATTCTTAAATAATTGGAACCCTAATACTGATGTAGAGAATGTAGGTCTACATTACTTTGATATATCAGAGAACAGTTTAGAAGCAAGAAAATGGTTACACACTGAATGGGATCCGAGAGACTTTAATCAGTACTTAGATTATTTACACGATGAATGGTATAAGACTGATAAAGCCCTGATATCAATTTATGAAGACTTTGATTTCATGTCACCTAATTGGGATAGTGAAAGAGAAAAAGCAAAAGAGGCATATCAAAAAAGCATTCTAAGAATCTTTGATACAATGGAAGACTTCTATGAAATGCATGAGAAAGTTAAACATAATCCTAATATAACATACGGAGTAGCAGATTTATGTAGAGACTATCAGCCTCTTGTAGATAGAATTCAACCACATGAAGAAGGATTTGATAGTGTGGTATGGAGTAGTAATTATATTACAACAAGATATACAACGTGGTTACTATCATATGAAGAACGTAGAGATATCTACAAAGAAGTAGTAAAGAAAATGTGCGATAAAAACAAACATCTTAGATTGCATAGTGCAGATTGGGATGGTTCACCAACTAGAGGAATGAAATTAGAAGAAATTAATCACGCATACGGATATCCGGAAGAGTTATTTTTAAAATGGCGAAGCAAGAGAAACTAAGATATATAAAATTTGATGTAGGTGTGTTACACTTAGAGTTAACCTCACGATGTAATGCATTATGTCCTATGTGTGGAAGAACTACTGGTATGGATGGTGCAGTAGAAGGTGGTGAAGTAGTATTAAAGAAACGTGATGATGTACATTTACTTGATACAGATCCACAGTTGTTAACAAACATGATAGAAGAAATGAAACCGTTCTTACCTAATCATGTTTTTATCAATGGTAACTTTGGTGATCCAATTATGTATCCTCATCTATTAGAGATTATAAGAATGTACAAAGACGCTGGAGTTCCACAAGTAACGCTGAGTACGAATGGTTCAGTACATAAACCAGAGTGGTGGATAGAGTTAGCAAGTATAATGAGAAAGCCTGATAAAGTTATTTTCGCAGTAGATGGGTTAGAGGATACTAATCATTTATATAGAGTGAATACAAACTTTAACAAGATAATGGAAAATGCACAGGCATTCATAGATGCTGGTGGACTAGCAAGATGGGACTTTATTGCATTTGCACACAACGAACATCAAATTGAAGAAGCCAAAGCATTAGCAGATAAGATGGGCTTTGTTAAATTTAGATATAAGAAATCTAATCGCTATGTAATACCTACACATTATGCAGGCGACAAAGAAGAAAAAGTAGAAACAAAAACAGAATTGAAATTTGTTGCGAAACAACACGTAGCCATGGAAAAGAAAAAAGCAAAAACTACAGAAGAAAAAGCAAAAGCAATGGCTACTATATTGAAGGCACCAGAGAAAACAGATAATGCAAATACAACAAACAACGTTGAAAAAGTGATTAAGAAACATAAGACATTTGATAATTATGTAAAAGCTACAGACATTGCTTGTCAGACTATGAGAGATAAAAGTATATTTGTAGATTACGAAGGTAAAGTTTGGCCTTGTTGTTGGCAAGGACATTACTACAGTAAAGTAGGACATGACATGGCAACACCTAGACGTATCGAAGACAATGCTATTATGAATAGAAAATACGGAGAAGGATTTAATGACTTGTCAAAGCATAGCATTCATGATATACTAAACTCACCATACTTTTCAAATGATTTAGTAGATAGTTGGGAGATAAACTCTCCTGACAGATTATGGATATGTGGCAAGACATGTGGAAAAGAATTAGATTTCAGAGGAAACGGAGAAAAGAACTTTGAGGATACGGAGATGAATGAATATGCCTGATACATTTTGCATATTACCTTGGATTAATATCTCAACACGTGCAAATGGAGATTTGCGTGTATGTTGTCATGCCAATCAAGGACCTACTCGAGGTATCTATAAGAAAGAAGATGGGACAAACTATAATCTTAAACAAGATAAGATTACTGATGCGATTAACTCTCCACTAGCAAAAGAAATTCGTAAAACAATGTTAGATAACAAATGGCATGCAGAGTGTATTAGATGTTTACGTGAAGAAAAATCAGGTATGAAGTCCAGACGTATTAACGATGGCGAAAGATTTGCTCAACATATAACATTTGAACAAGCGAAAGAACATACCTCAGAAGATGGTACAATAGATTTAAATCATATAAAACAAACTTACTATGATATTCGTTTAGGTAATTTCTGTAACTTAAAATGTCGTATGTGTTCTCCGATGGATAGTAGTTCTTGGTACGATGATTATGTTAAGATGTGGGGTACAAATAAGTTTAAAGATACACATGGTATCGTAGAAATGTATAAGAATAACAAAGGTAGATTTGTATCAAACGATTACGATTGGGTTAAGAAGGATCACTTCTGGGAGAATTTAAAAGAAAACGTAAAAGGAATGCAACATGTTTATCTAGTAGGTGGTGAACCTCTTATCATTGAAGAACATTATGATTTCTTAAAGTATTGTGTCGAAGTAGATAAAGCAAAAGAAATGACACTTGAATACAATACTAACTTAACTAACATTCAACCTAGAGCATTAGAGTTATGGAAACAATTTAAGCAAGTTCAGTTTGGTATATCAATGGACGGAATAGGTGAGACATTAGAATATGTACGTAACCCACTTAAGTCAAAACTAATGGAAAAGAATTTAGTAAGACTAGATGAAGTTGGTTTAGAGAAAATGAATTTCAGAGCCTGGATAGCATTTACTATTGGTGCCCTGAATGCTTTTCATTTTACAGATTTCTTAAAGTGGAAGATAGAACAAGACTTTGCAGTTATATCTCCTATGCTAAAGAATAATCCTAAGCCATTTATTAATGCACACCCAATACATAAACCACATGAATTAGCAACAAGATTTCTACCATTAGAAGTAAAAGACCAAGTACGTGATAAATGGGAAGAATTTAGAACAGAGTTCAAAACAGAAATAGTAAATAATATTGACTATCATTCACTCGCTAAGAAAAATCCTATGGCAATGGGAATGATTAAGCCTGCAAACAAAGAGTGGGCTATAATGAAAATGGACCAATTACTTGATAATAATATTAAGTTTATGTATGATGAAGATTGGTTCACAGAAGAAAATAACAAGAAGTTCTGGCAATACAATGAGAAACTTGATGGAATCAGAAACGAAAACATGGAAAAACAATTACCAGAGTTGTATAACGCAATGAAGAAATATAAGGTATAAGATGGAAATAGATAAGCAATCACTTAAATGGTCACAGTATGATTTTACTAAGATACCTTTTGATGATATTGTCAAAGTAGGACAACGTACTTTATTGTATAGAGATTTATTCTCAGTGTCTTGGTTACTAGGTCGTTTCTGTAATTATAAATGTAGTTACTGTTGGCCTTATGCTAGGTCAGATAGAAAAGACCATAGACCTACAGAATTGTGTTTAGCAACTATTGATGAGATAAAGAGGCAAGCACGTGATAATGGGTTTAATAGTTTTCATTTTAGTTTATCTGGTGGTGAGCCTACTTTCCATCCAGGATACTTGGACATCTTACAACATTTGGCTGATGATGTCGATAATTGTAATTACACTAGCGTTCATATGACTAGTAATATCTCTCGTAAAAAAGATTGGTTTATAAAGTATGCTGAGATAGTAGGTAAAATGCATAGAGCAAGTATTACAGCCAGTTATCATAGAGAGTTTGCAAAGCCAGAAGAATTTGCAGACAAACTTTTATTATGTATGGAATATGATATACAAGTAACTATTAATATGGTTCTTGTTCCTGAAAGATTTGATGTTGATTGGGATAATGCATTATACTTTCATAACAGAGGTATTAATGTTACGTTAAAGCCTCAATCTGATCCTACTGCTTCTTTTGTTGTTAAAGGTTATACAGATAAGCAATTAGAGATTATGCAGAATGGTATGCCACAACGTGCATACACAGATGATTTACAAAAGACAACAGGTAAAAAGATTATAAGACCTAAGCCAGCAAAGACTATGTGGAACCAAGACATAATGAATGGTGATGATAAAGGTGTCCCACCAATCATGCAAGTAGAGTTTGAAGATAGCAAAGGCAAGAAGTGGTACATAGACCAAGCAGAAAGATTTAATGCTTTCAACTTTAATAAGTTCAAAGGTTGGGATTGTACTAGTGGCTTCAAAGGTGTTATCATAAGAGAACCAGACGGAAGTATTAAACGTTCTTACAGTTGTGCAGATGAACCACTAGGATATATCGAAAGTGGATTTAAACTATTTGATAAGCCTAAGCCGTGTATTAGTGAAAGTTGTGTTTCAAGTGCAGATAGTAAGATACCAAAAAGGGCACCAGGTCACCAAGTAAGAATATATCCAAATGAAAAGATTAGATAAGATAGATTTATTTACAGAACATTGTGAGAATAGAGAACAGGCTATTCGTAAAGCAAAAGCTATTGTAGATGAAGATGTTATTGAGGTAGGAAGTTCAGTTAATATCTTTAATGACTCTTATGACTTTTCAATATTACATGACCAAATGGCATTCTTAGAACAATATGATGAGTGGATACATTCTAGTAAAAAGTTTAAGATAATGGGACTTGATAAGTTTACTAATAGATTAGTTACTAACGGTATTACTGATGCATTTACCGACTTCTATGAGACTGCAAAATACTTACATGTACTCAGAGGCGAGTACACGTATCACAGGGACCTAGGGATACCTGTATTAGATACATATAAAGACATACCAATCAATTCATCTTTGATTATAAGTTATCCTTTTAGTGCTACTGGGAACGTACATTTTGACTGGGATAGAATAATAGAAACATGTAATAAAAGAAATGTTGCTATATTCATAGATTGTTGTTTGTTTGGTGTAGCAGAAGTACCTAGATTAGATTTAAATCATAAATGCATAACCCATGTAGCATTTAGTTTCAGTAAGACATTCGCTACTGGAGGATTGCGTACAGGTATGTTATATAAAAGAAATGTTGAACGTACCGCATTGCAATTACAAAATCAACACTTTTATACACAGATGGCTGGAATGAAAATACATTCAGAATTAATGAAAGAGTTCAGTCCTGATTATATGTGTAATAAATATAGACAGAAACAAATCGAGTTAGCAAAGACATTAGAAATAGAACCAAGTGATAGTGTTATCTTTGGCATTAGTACAAAAGATAAAGACAATCATTTTGAAAGAGACGGATATATTAATAGATTATGTTTGTCTTATGCTTTGCAAGAACACGACAAACATTACGAGGACTTTGAATGAGTGTAGAAAAATTAGACATAGAATTCGATTACAAGAGACTTGTAGGAGAGTTCAAAGGACTTGACATTGAACAGAAACTTATTGATAATGAATATCAGATAGCAGTTCAATGTAGAGAAGGTATTGAGGGTGAAAAGCAATTAACTGATAGTTGTGGCAGTTTGCTATACGATTGGGATAATTACTTTCCAGAACAAGATTACGAAAACTCAGGACCTAAAGTACGTGATGTAGTACTAGAAGAAGATGTATTTAATCTAGTTTGTGATATATGGAAAGGTACATATATAGGCGAAGTAGTAAATGCATTATACGAAGAATATGGAGTCCTGAGAGGTAGATTTATGATGTTAGGAATGAAAAAATGTTTAACATATCATAAAGACAACACACCAAGATTGCATATTCCTTTAGTAACTGATGATAAATGTTTTATGGTTATCGATGATAAAGTATGCAGAATACCATATGGTGGAGTATATAAAGTTGATACTACAAAAAGACACACCGCCATAAACGCAAGTAAGATATTAAGAACACATTTAGTATTTTGTTTACCTAAGCCAATAATAGATAAATCTAAACCTTTACCGTGGGAAATACCTACTGAGTTGGGTGGACCTAAAGGTGCAGAGCCTACAAGATTTGGTACATGGGAAAACAAAGGAAGGGAAATAGATTTTTAATGACTGATTTAATAACAGGTTCAGACCATAGAGGTTATGAATTAAAATGTGCAATAGAGAAACATCTTGTTCCTATTGACAAAGATATAACAAGCGATATAGTAACATATTTAGATTGTGGTTGCTATGATAGTAAAGCAAAAGTAGATTATCCAGATGTAGTAAAGAGTTTGGCTTTAGAAATGAAGTCAGTTTTTGATAGAGGGATTTTAGTATGTGGTTCTGGGTTTGGTGTAGCAATAGCGGCCAATCGATATCCACATATTCGTGCAGTAACAGTTCGCACTCCTAAAGAAGCAGAAATGGCAAGACTACATAATGATGCAAACGTATTATGTTTAGGTGCAGATTTTACTTCTACAAAAGATGCATTAAAAATTGTTGATAAGTTTTTAACTACCAAATTTGAAGGTGGTAGACATAAAGATAGAGTTGCTAAACTGACATCGATGCTTTAATAAAAGGCTGAGGGTCGTAACCAATCAATTCAAAATCTTCTATTTTAAAATCATCTATAGACTCAACAGTTCTATTAATTTTTAGTTTAGGAAAATGTTCTGCTTGTCTTTCTAATTGCTCTTTGACTGCATCAAAGTGATCCTCATATACGTGACAGTCACCAAAGATATGATTAAAATCACCAACACCTAACTTACAAACATGTGCAATCATATAAGTTAATAATGAATATGATGCAATGTTAAATGGAACTCCTAAAAATAAATCTGCACTACGTTGATACATGTTACAAGATAATTTTCTATCATTAGATACATAGAATTGTGACATAGTATGACATGGTGGTAAAGCCATCATATCTACATCCCTTGGATTCCATGCATTAAGAATATGTCTACGTGATTGTGGATTCTCTTTAATAGTTTTTATAATTTCAGCTATCTGGTCAACACCGTTAGAATTTCTCCATTGAACACCATACACTGGTCCTAAGTTCTTTACTGTATCAGTGTTAGTAAAGCCTAATTCTTTACCTTGCTTGTCAGCATTGTCAGTCCAAATAGTTCTCTTACCAATTAAATTCTCTCGTTTATCACCGTAATGAATTTCTGCTAGTCTACGTTCATCACTAGACCCTTCTAAGAACCAAAGTAATTCACTTAGTATTGCTTTGAAGTTTACTTTTTTAGTTGTTAATAAAGGTAGACCAGCTTCAAGTTGAAAGTTTAAATGTGCATAAAATATACTACGAGTTCCTGTACCAGTTCGTTCTTGGTCTCGCTTCTCGCCTGTATCCATTACATGTTGTAGTAAGGAAAGGTATTCCTCTTCTTCCCAATTAGCCATTTACTATCCTATTTTCTATCCCATATCTCAAATGTACAATGAGGTTCTGGGTATGGGTTTACGTATTTGGTTGCTTTAGTCTTTTTGAATTCTTTTAGATATTCCATAATATCTACTGTAGTGTCTACTGAAAATGCACCTTCAATTCTAGTTAAAAATATTTTATCACAAAACTTATAACCATCATCATAAAGTTTTTTACCACCTATAATGTATATGTCTTTAGTTCCATGTCTTGATTGAATTGCAGTAATGATACTTTCAAGTGAATATTGATTGTGGTCATATAAATCATGAGCACCTGGAAAGTCTTCCATATGTTTAGAAGTTATTACGTAATTGAGTCTGTCTTTTAATGGGGCTATTTTTCCTAAACTCTTCCAAGTATTAGAGCCCATGACAACTACATTATCAGTTGTCCAACCTGCGAACCATTTTAAATCTAGTTTGATTTTTGCCCAAGGTAAATCGTTTTTGTAACCGATGCCACCGTATTCGTCGGCGGCTAAAATCATATTAATCGCCATCATCCTTCTCCTGCTTTTTCTTAGCTTCCTTTTCTAAGTACTCTTTAAAATGATTATTTAGTATCTTTTTTACGTTCATTACTACGTTCTGCCTAATGGCAGGCATATCAATAAACACTTGGATATCTTCTATGGCATCGAATTGCTCTACAAGTTTATCCCAACTAAAGTCATTTGCAACAGGTAGTGGATTTACTAGTTCATCGCCTTTTAAAACGACTTGCTGACCGTTTGCTAATTTTACACTGATACTTTTAACGAATGCAGAAGGAATGCTTACTGGAAAGATTTCTTCCATTACCCTATCAAATTCTCCTTCTCTATCAAATTCCATTACGATAGTTCGTCCTTATCTTTCATCGAATCTATGTGTTCGATTGCGGCTAAGATTACTGCACCTGCTTTTACCAAGTTATCCTTATAATCTTCCGCTGATGGTGGAGTAAGCATAGTGGCTCTCCGTGTATTCTGAACAAGATAATAAGATGCTATAGCAACCCAATCATTGGGTGTGTTCTTAATATCTAATTCTGAACCGGGCATATCTGTATGCTTTTCACGTTCACGTGTAATTGCATCTAATATTTCACTACGCCTACTCATAGTTTTATACCTCTGCTGAGGTTGTTTTCGCCGACATAGCTTCCTTAGTAGTACCTTTCGGTCTACCTCTACCACGTTTCGGTTCTTCTGCCGCCTTTTGTGCTAGAGTTGGATCATACTTAACCGCTTCATTTCTTTTCTTTACAGCCTCGTCCTCTAATAGAACAGCCTGTTGTAAAAGATTTTGTGCGATTGCTTTATTATCCATTTCACTATTAAGTGCTACTTGTTCGTCAATTCTCTGACCTGGCATTTCGCCTACGTCAGGTGACGGTTCAACTGCTCCCTCTTTGATATTATCCATTTCTGTAAGAATATCTGCTAGTGGGATTTGTTGTGATGGCGTTGGTTGCATAATCACTGCATCTACTGGTACTTTTTTTAAGTGACCACTAGAGTGTAGAGATTGTAACATTGTTTCCCCATTCCAAAATGTTTTACGTTGAAGTGCCTCATGCAAATGATTTGCAGATTGACCTTCAGGCGATGTAATTGCCGCCATAAAATCATCATGAAATTTATCTTGCAACATGTCTGAGTAAACTACTAGAGCATGTTCCTTGTCTTCTGGTATTTGCATAAAGACTACACTTAGGCGTTGACCCGTGCCTTTATGTCTACCGATATGTTTAGTAATAGTTGCCATAATTAACTATCCGTTCCTTCTGTAGTTTCAGCAGGCTTTTCGCCAGCCGCCTCACCAGCCGCGTCTGCCGCCGCCTTTTGTTGTGCTTGGACATGGTCAACGAATGCCTTTACTTTATTAGCGATTGCTCCAACTGATGATAATTCCGCGGCTTGAAAAGCGCCACGTTTTGATGCTAGGTCAATAATATTGTAAATATTAACCAAGTCATTTACTGTAACCGTCGGCGCCTCTGCTGGTGCTTCTGCACTTGCTGGAGCCTCCGATTGTTTATTTGCTTCTGTCATTGTGTATACTCCTTTGACATTAGTTTAGTTTATTATATATAATAGAATAACTTATTATTCAACTACTATTATAACAAAATGAGGGAGTGAAGTCAAGCCTTTATTTGATTATTATGCTACTAAATTAACATATTCTTCTGGCCAATCTAAATAATTTAACCAAATATGGTGTTTTATCTTTAGTGTAAAGTTCTTTTGAGACATTAGATTATAGAAGTTTGGTTTAATTGGTGTCCTAACTGGCTTAATATCAGTACGGGATCCCTTTGCTAGATTACATTTCTTACATGCAGATACCATATTCTCCCAACCAGACTTACCACCTTTTGACCTAGGGATAACATGATCCAGTGTAAGTTCTTTCGGAGAGAATGCATCTAAACAATATTGACAAGTATAATGGTCACGTATGAATACGTTCCTACGTGAGAAATTTATACCTTCTCTATCCTGTTGTACGTATTCACGTACGGCTATTACACTTGGAACTTTCATAGTATGATTAGGACTATGTACTTCCCAATCATCATGCCATTCAACTATATTAATCTTATCAAGCCAGATAAGTTTAATACTTTCTTGCCATGTTAGAGTAGAAAGAGGTGAGAGTCCAAGAGGTTTGTAGTCCGCATTCAATAGTAATGTATCGCTCATTAATGATATTTAGTCTCTTATGATTAGGGAGTTTTGCACTCCCTACTATTTATGCGGCTTTGTGATAGTAGGCGTGTTCGCCGAATGGTGGGATAATTTGGTCACTACCATGAATAACAAATAGTGTATCACAATAGTTTGGGTTACCCCAACTACCAAATGGATACCCATCAGTAAACATTACAAACTTATCAGGAATGATATCGTTGTTTTCCATGAAAGTAAAGTTACAATCAAAATCAGTACCACCACCGCCTTTGATTTCGTAATCTTTAATCTCATCAGCATTCATTGGTGTGAATTCTTTGAAAGAATATTCGTTGACCTCAGTATCGAAAGTCCAAACTCTAAGTCTAAAGTCCTGAAACTGTTGCATGATGCCTCCAACTTCACCCATGAAGTCGGCTAACATTTTATTGTCAATAGAACCTGAAACATCAAGACCAATACCTAAGTCAATCATAGTATCATTGTTTTGACCTGGAAGATAAACACCCATTGACCTAGATTTTCTTGATTGTTTCATCCATGTAAAATCTGATTTAAGTAAACTTAGAATAGATGTATTAAGTAACTGTCTCCAATCCATCTTAGGTTCTGTCATAGATTTGACAAGTCTTTTAATATCACCAGGCATATTACCAGCACCAGCAGTTTGAGCCGCTTGAACAACAGCCTGTTTCATTTGGTCTTTAAGTTGTTTTGCCTCTTCCTTAGAAATCTTGATTGGTGCTTTACGTCCTGTAGGATCGTTTTCACCAGTACCACCTGTTGAGTCATTACCATTACCCATGATATGTTGGTCAAGTGTTTCTTTATCTTGACCTTGACCTGTAGTTTTTAGATACTGATAAATCTCCTCAGTGTACTTACCATGATACTTAGGATCAAATAATGCAGACTTTGGCATAACACCAATTCTACTTTCAACACAACCTTGATTAACTTTATAGTCAGCGGCTATGTTCCAAAGTTTAGCATCACGATCCTTCTCATCGAAATCAAATAGACGACCACCTTCACCACAATGGTCATAAACACAGTGAAGAACCTCATGACCTACTACAAAGTCAATCTCTTCCGGTGTTAGAGTTCTGAAAAAATCACAGTTATAATAAAAATGTTTGCCGTCAACTGCGGCTGTTGGACACCATTCTGCCTCAACTAATTTTAATCTTGTAGCAAGTGTACCAAAGAACGGATGTTTGATAAGCATTCTAACTCTACCAGCAACAATCATTTCTTTGACTTCCCTATCAGTATAGTCAAATACTACGGGTTCTGCTGAGTTCTCATCAATTTCGATACCTGCATCTTTTAATGCACCATCTACAATATCGTCAATAGATTTTTGTTCTTGTACTTGCATATTTGAGTTACCTTTGTTTTTCATTATGTATACATAATAACACGATTCTTGATATTGTCAAGTTTTCAACTAACTAAAATACTAGCATTTGTACCGCCAAAACCGAAGGAATTACACAATACAGACGTTATTTCTGCACTAGTTGACTTATTGTATATCTTTGGACTATATCCTTCTTCAACCTCTTCTACGTTCACCGTAGGCGGTATAATAGCATGTTTTAGAGACATTATAGACATAGCTAACTCTACAGAACCAGCGGCTCCCATACAATGTCCTAGTTGAGATTTGTTCGCAGTAATCGGCACTTCTTGTAATCCTAGTCTATTAATAGCATCTAATTCAGCATAATCTCCCATAGGAGTAGATGTACCGTGTACATTAATAAGACTAGGTATTCTGCCTTTTAGAGCCTCTGCCATACATTTCTGCACTTCTTCTCCGTTAGGGTGAGGTGCGACAGTTTGATATGCATCATTGTTTACTGCATAACCATCTATCTGACAGATTGTTTTATTTGTTTTATTTTTACTTAATAAGAATATTGCACCACCCTCACTTAATACTAAACCGTCACGTTTTGTATCATAAGGTCTTGATGCTTTTTCTGGTGTATCATTGAATTTAGTTGTCAATGCTCTTAATTTACCCATCTGTTTGAATGCATCAGGGTGTATTGTTACGTCTACTGAGCCTGCTAAAGCATGGTCTATCATTCCCATTTCAATCATCATAGCCGCCCATATTACACTATAAACACCTGTACTACATGCGGTTAATGTCATTGCACTAGCACCAGTTAAACCATATTTCATGTTTATATTGTGTGCAATCATATCAGGACAGTAATGATAAATGTTATCTGCATTGTCCTTATTTGCTTTTAGTATTTCTAAGTACATTGAAAAGCCTGGTGATACAATAACACCTGTTCTGCTTTTATCTATAATATCTAAATCTATCTTACTTGCTAATGCTAAAGCCCATTGATTAGATTCTGGAAGTCTATCACGTTCTGACTCAGTTATGATAGGATAATCTTCTGCATTAAAATGAAACTCGCCCGCTACTTTGCTTCGTGTATATCTACTTTCGTTTGGGTCAAACTTAGTAATAGGTCCGTATGCTACTTTGTTTTCTGTTACGCCCTTCCATGTTTGCTCTAAATCACCGAAAGGTGTAAAGCAAGACAAGTCGTTAATATATACGGTCATGTTTTAAATCCGTTGCTATGAAATATTTAATTACTAACCCGGTTGGGTCAAACTGATACCATTTTTCTTGTGTGGTATAACTTAAACTATTGTTATGATGATTGTTGTGCCAACCTTCTCCGAATGTAAACAATGCAAGTAACCAACTATTTTTACTATCGTCTCCTGTATCATGGTCTGCTTTACCAAATATGTGTAGCAAATGTACTATACCAAATGTACCTACCCAGAATTGATATACACCTGTGATACCTAATACATAACCTGGTAAGATTGGATCAATTAAGAATAGTACAATCATTGCAACTGTTATAATTTGAAAATAATATCGTTGCATAAATCTTACTTGCGGATCCATATACAAGTCTTTAAAAATTCTTCTTTCTTTAGGGAAGTCTTCATAGAATCCCATTAAGTTTTCCCACCATGATTTTTCTCTTGGTGAATGAATATCCATGCCTTCTACATCTGCATATTTGTGATGCAATCTATGTCCACCTATAGTAGGAAGTGGTTTACCTGGAAAGCCTAATGCACCCCACCAAAGAAGAAGTACTTGTCTTTTCCTTCCTGTCTGATAACTTCTGTGTGCCCAATATCTATGCCAACCAGCAAAGCCGCCTACCATAGTTGTTATACACCCCCATGCAAATGAATACCAAAAATACTCTGGCGCTGATATGATACTGTAAATTAATACAATATGCAATACAATCCATAGTATTCTCATTTTCCAACCATATGTTATTTTATCTAGCATATTCTATCCTCTCACCTGTACGAAAGTTTCTCCAATTAAATCTCCAAACATCTTGCTTAATACCATACAATGGGAAATCTTTATGTAATAGAGATAACTTATCTTCATGTGGCCAAACTACATAAGCAAATCTCCATATCTTATGCATCGTACCACTTCTATCTTCACTGTGGTCTTCTGATGCAGTAGTTACTACACAATCAGTTGCACCTTGTTCTACAGCCCAATCAGCCATGAAAGGAACAAGTCTAGCAAATCCAAACTCATGATACATTCTTCTACTATTTTGTCTATCGTCTGCCATGTTTCTCCATTCAGGAAGTGTTGCTAATCTATAATTTATCATATAACATTTATCATGTACATGAGGCAAATAATGTGCGCCTGCCATTGATACTATTTCATCCTTATGATAAACAAACCACCAATTCTCTTGCTTACCCCATTTACCAAACTTCAATGCTTTTAAACTTGCATTATTTAGAATACCTACCTTGTCACATTTCTGACAGAATTCTTCTAGGTCTGACTTTAATGTGCTATCGTATTCTACTACTTTGAATTCATAATTATCTGCACCAGTAAAAGTTTCTAATACTTTCATTACCACCAGCCCATCAAATGACCGTTACCTAATATAATCATTACACATGTAGCAATGTGTAGTAGTACCCAAAAAGTTCTTATGATTAACATTTGTTTGTCATAAGGTTTTGTCTTATCATCTGAATAAGAACCTAAAGCATACTGCCATATTTTTAATAAACTTCTCATCTTCTAGCCAACAATGCTGGTATATAATATCTGCCAGCCCAATCTGTTAAATCTTCGTGTGACATATCTAATCTACTCGCATACTTATGATGTATGTCATGGCAACCTTCGCCCATCATCCATATGTTTGCAAAGCCAGTTAGTTTACTAGGACCACCATCTTTGTGAGCCGCATAGTTCAACCAAGTTAATGCTATCCACATGTGAGTAAAATTAAATGCTTGCCATACAACTAACCAAGGTGTTATGATAAAATGTATTAATGTAAACAATGCATATAGTTTCCAGTAATATCTATTAACAAAAACTACATCACGTTTTCTTAACAAGAAACGTAAACTAATATAATCTTCTGGTGACTTATACTGACCTAACCACATTTTAAACAATCCTAACTCTGCTGGATTGTGTGTATCTTTTTCTTTATCTGAATTCTTATGATGATTTAAATGTGAGTAAACATATTGTATAGGACTACCATTAGCACTCATAACAATACCATATAACATTGCTAAACGTCCTAGTCTATGTGGAACAAACTGGTCGTGACATAACCATCTATGATATGCAATTTGTGATAATGCATTTGTAACACAACCATACAAAGTAAAAGCAAGAGCAAGTTGCCATGAACCACCCATATAGAAGTAAGCAGGTATTCCAATTACGGATACTGCTAACATAAAAAATACTTTCAATGTTACTCTATTTTGGTATGTCATTATTTCTTTAATGCTTCCTCTAATACTTCCTCATGGCTCTTTCCGTTAAACAGAAACTTTCTATGCCAATCATATGCATGTGGAGCCATTTCTCCTTGTGCCTCACTTAATTTTCTGCAATATTCAAACATGATATCTGCTTTATTCATTAATTCTTTTTTAGTATTTAGTTCAACTGTATCATCGAAATGCCCCATGGCAGTTGCTACAGTCATCCACATATAGTCTGGATATAAACTATTTCCTATTTGATTATAAGGGTTTTTGTATTCTTTCCATATGGCTTCTTTATGATTATGTTTCTTACCATACTCTTTTTGTTTCTTCCAAAAGTTAGTATCTTCTCTATTCGTAAGTGTATAATGATATGCAATAAAGTCTGCAACATGGTCTTCTAAACCGTTCATACTCTTATTGTATGCATGTATACTTCCTGCTGATATAATTTCATCATCTTCTTGTTGTCGATTTACGAATCTATCTAATAATTGTATACCCCATTGTGATATGTACATTGCATTGCCTTCCATTGGTTCAATAAATGAATGACTCATTCCTATACTTAACACATTTTTATTCCATGGTGTGACCATACGTCCTGCTTTCCATGAAATATGTTTTGGTGGTTTGATAAACTCATAACCTTCCCAATACTTTTTAAACTTTTCCATTGCATCTTCTGGAGATATCTCAGTTCTATCAAAGATATATCCTGAACCCATTCTATTATATAATGAGATAATAAAGTTCCAACCTTCATCTTGTGCATATGTTTGTGTGTAAGGTCTAAACTCGTTATAAACATCTTTATATTTTAATGGACCAACTACTGCATCCTGTGTATGAATAAAGTCATAATCATGCCATTCATTATTCATTCCACCTACTAATACTTTATGTAAACCTGAACAATCGACAAACAAATCGGCTTCGTGTTCTGTGCCATCTTCTAATAATAGTTTAGTAATATAACCGTCCTCATCTTTGATGATTTCTTTTACATCACCTATGATATGCTGAACACCTTTAGGTAAAGCAACTTTGTCTCTAATAAGTTCTGGAAATCTATTTGCATCTAAATGAAATGAGTATGACTGCCAGTCTCCGAGTAAAGGATTGTCATTCATATCAAATGGTGCCTTATTACCGTCCATCAGATAATGTTGTTCATGCGTATCTTGTGAGGATTCTTTAGGATTTCTTTTACCCTCACGTACTAATTGTAACCAATAGTCATTCCATTTATCATCTACTCCTGCCTCGCCTTTAGAGTTAGTAAAATAATCATCAGTTGTTAATTGATTATAAAAACTAGATGTTAGATGTTTTTCTGGCAATGTAAATGAAAATGAATAGTATTGTACATCTTCTTTTGGTGCGTTCCAATGGTCTGTAACATGGTGTCGTTTGCCTGGTGAACTCCAACCAACAAACTTATTGCCTAATTTATAAATTGAATTTGTATAACTCATCCAATCTCTTTCCTCAAGTCCTAAAGTTTCTAGTAAATCATTTACTTGAGGAACTACACTCTCTCCTACACCTATAATAGGAATAGTATCACTCTCAATTATTTTAACATCTAACCAAGGGTGTTTATTTTTCATGTAACCTGCAGTGAACCAACCGTTTATTCCACCGCCAACGATTACAAGTTTGTTTAATTTAGTTTTCATATCTACTCCACAAATTGTTCTTTGACAACATGTCTTTGAACTTTTCCCATAGGATTTCTAGGTAATGGGTTTTTAGTAACAATAATTTCTTTAGGTATCTCGTACTGAAATAGTTTGTCTTTAACAAAGTCCATCAATTCAAGACTATTTATCTCGCTATCCGTACTGACTACTGCAACTATTTCTTTCTCTCCTAGACCTCTGTCACGATATGTTACACAAACTTCGTTAACATTATCATGTGGTAAAAACATATTCTCTACTCTAACAGGAGATACATTATAACTATTAACTTTGATTAAATCAGTTTTACGTGATTTATAAAATAAAAGATTATGCTGAGTTTCTAATACATCACCAGTACACCAATAGCCATCTTTGTCTATAGGTGTTTCTTGATTCAAGTATCCTTCTGTAACACAATCACCTTTAATCCAAGCAACACCATATCTATCTAATTTAAAATCATAGTTATCAGTAATATGAATCTGTAAAGGATATGGATCATCTGGAGTTGCTAAGTGTGTAAACATTGGTACATGAGTTTCAGTACAACCATATAAGTTTCTTAATGCAGGTGCTCCTTTATCAAATAGTTCTTGTAGCATTTCTTTAGGACAAACTGTACTACCGAAACCTAACTCACGCCAATGAGATAAGTCTGCCTCTTTCCATCCTCTTGTTTTAGATAATGCTAACATCATAGCAGGAACAATAATACCTATAGTAGGTTTGTATTCTTTACATATTTGTATGTAACGTCTAGCATTAAACATTTCACAAATTACTGTACACCCTTTCATTAGACCTGGAAGTGTATAAAGATACAGACCACCAATAGTCCAAGGAGGAAGTTGTGAAAGTATTACATCGTCACTTGTTAAAGTTTGTATTAGTATGTTTTGTATTGAACCTTGAATGCAAGCCATTCTAGTATGTGGGACCGCCTTAGGCTCTCCTGTAGTACCGCTAGTAAATATAACGGTATACAAATCATCTGCACCTTTGGCAAACATTAAGCCTTTATTATGTGGCTCTAGTTTTGATGCATCGTCCTCACTTAGAATTATATGATTTGGGTGACTTGCATTCTTTATACGTTCAACTATCTCATCAGATAAATTGGGAAACGTTGGCATGAATGTTACTCCTAAGGCATCACACGCCAGCACCATTCTTACATAATGATATTCTTTTTCACTCGCAAATAATACTCGCTCACCAGGTCTGATGGCTGTAGATAATGTAGCAGATAGTTTCTCCACACTATCAACTAATTCGCTATATGTGTATTTCTTATCATGGCATATCAGGGCAGTTTTACTGCCGTGGATCTTTGCCTGTGCTTTAATTGTTTCCCAAATCATATCTAATTATAACAAAAAAAAGGAGAGAAGTCAAGACCTCTCTCCCTTGGAAACGCAATAAAGTGTCTGCTCTTATGCGTTATGAGCCTCGATAATTAACTTACCGTATTTCTTAAAGAACTCCTCGATACAAGGAACCTTCCTAGGCTCTAGTGGAAGTTTGTAAACTTTTAGTGCAGTTCTACCACCTAGAACAATCATTTCAGTTTCAAAGTTATCCATCATGAACCTGAAAAAGTTATCAGCCATTTTGTATAACTCGTCCATTTTGCCTTTGTTCTTTTCGGCATGTTCTTTTAACTCGTAACAAAGTGATGCAGTTAAAGAAAACATAGCTGAGATTTCCTTAGCTTCCCTAGATACCGTTTTCACCTTACCATTTAAGATATCAGTTGGATTAGGGAGTTTACCTGAAATCGCTCTGTGAGCCATAAACTTAGTAGCAACACCATCACCGACAGTACCTGCAATCAAGTCATGAAGTTTACTATCATCAATAGTCTCGTCCTTAGTAGGCATCAACTGTGATGTAAATGTCCAAGACCTTGGAGTTGCGAAAGCCCTTGATGCAGTTTTAGGGTCAAAGTTAAACAAGTCCATCTTGTTAGATGTTAAGTAACCTACAACATCAGAATGGATTTTGTTTTCAAGAGCCCAAGTCTGCCAATCTTCAAAGTCAACACCCATTTCTAAGTGTACAAATCTGTTAGCAAGTGGAGAAGGCATTCTATAAGCAACACCTCTATCTGATTCTCTGTTACCAGCGGCAACGATTAGAACATTATCAGGAAGTGTATAAGAACCTAACCTTCTATTAAGAATAAGTTGATAAGCCGCCGCTTGTACTGATTGCGGTGCTTGGTTCATTTCATCTAAAAACAATACAATGTTTTCAAACTGGTCAGCAAGTTCTTGACTTGGTAAATCAGCAGGAGGAGCCCACATCATTTGACCTGTCTTTTCATTGTAATAAGGGATACCTCTTAAATCAGTAGGTTCCATAAGAGCAAGTCTAAGGTCAATCATATAACCTGACCTTTCTTGCGTAATAGTATCAACTATTTCAGATTTACCGACACCCGGAGGGCCCCATATAAACACTGGTCTTTGCCTATTAAAAGCATAGTTGATTTCAGCTTTAATGTCGCTAGGTCTTACGATCCTAACATCCATATCATTCATTGAAACTTGTGCAGACATATTTTCATTTCCTTTGTTTTTCATTATGTATACATAATAACACGATTCTTGATTCTGTCAAGTTTTTGGACCTAATTAATTATCCAATAAAATCAACTATTTTTAATCTAATTTGGAAATAATGTACTTTTGTTCAACCCAGTCTTGTAATCCAAGCAGTGATATTTCAGCCGCAATAGCTTCCTCATACACTCTAAGACGTTGATTCGTTAGTATATATGGACTTTTTAAGTATCTATCAAGCACTAGAATCATCTTACCCGATTGCTCAAGTTTGATAAAATCTCCGTCTTTATTGGTTTGTTTGATTACGTACTCTTTGAAATGGGATTTTAATATATTAGCACCGAATGATGTTAATCTAAAGTTTTTATTGTTTTCAGAGGAACTAATGAAAATATCGTTGAGGCGGAATTCTTTGCGGCCTGCTTTTCGACCTTTGGTATGTGCATTAAGATACTTTATCAGTTCATCTTTTAACACTAGTCTAACTCTAGTTTCTCGCCTTTGGTCAAAACATAAACTTCAAAGTCTTCACAACGGAATAAGCTATTTAATCTTTGTGCCAGGTTGATAGCATGTCCTGGATTAGAGAACGATACTTTCTTATACTTTGGTCCTGGGAAATTTACTAATGAATTTAAACTACGTAGGTTGATTGCTATTCCTTTGTGAAAAACCGCATACACGGCTTCTGCTTTAAGGACTTGCTCACTTCGGTAGGTTTTATTATCCGTATGCTCAAGTAGAATAGTTGGTTTAGGTCTTGCCATATGAATTCCTTGTTATTTTACTACTTGTATTTATCTAAATTTAATGATAAATGTTCGTAGTTAACTTATATTTATCTTGCTTTGTTTCTTTGGTCAAGCCATGACTGTAATTGAGCCGGATCCTTTTCATTAAGTATAAAACTAAATTCAAGTTCTTCATACCCTGTAAATTCATCACCACGTTTTACTTTAATTGTCATTGTGTCACCAGGAAATGCATGTAATCCTGCTTCGATGATATTCATAGGTCCGTATACTTCTTTACCATTAATCTCTAAAAAGATGTCACCTTGTTGTACTCCGGCTTCCCATATGGGACTATCTTCATCTATGCCTTCTAAATCAACATACATCATCTTTCTATCTTTACGAGGTAAGTCTAGTATCTCTTTATCTTTTAATTCATCATATGTCCATATCTTAAATGAAAATGGTAATTCAGCATAAGGAACCCATGATACAGGTTCTTCTTCTGTCCAATTGTCTAATATGTAATTAAGAGACCTTTGTGAAATTTCTGATTGTACTGCTAATCCTACACCATCCCATCCAGGTGTTTGTCTTCCTGGAGATAGAATACTAAGTATAACACCAGCTACTTTTCCGTCCATAGTTAATACTGGACCACCACTGTTACCTTGATTGACAACTGCATCTACTTGTAGATGTAATGTATATGGACCTGTACCAAATCTGTTTGTATAACTAATGCTACCTACTGTCGCAGTATAAGGTAAAGACATTCCATGACCAATAACTACTATTGGATCACCTTCAGTTATATCTAATCTTGAATCTTTGATAAACTCTAGTGCTTCCCAAGGTTCATCATCTACCTTTTCTACTCTCAGAACCGCAATATCGGCTACTGGATCAAAGCCTACAATCTCTGCTTCATACGGCCACCATTCTGTAGCAGTATTAATTTCTAACTTAATATTGAGTGGTAATGCTATTTTTCTTTCTATTACGTGAAAGTTTGTTACAATATATCCATGTGTATCTGTTACTTTAGCAAAGAAACCTGTCCCTTGACCACCTAGATTGTTAACAAAGGCATCATCGCCCGGTACCATTTTTACTTGTACAACTTGCTTATAACTCTCATGGATAACATGCTTGATATCACGTTCGCCATCAAATCCTTTACCATTGAATACCCAACCATTCAAATCATATATAAAATTACCAGGACCTTCGCCGACGTTTTCAAATGTCCAACCGATGCCCTCATGTATCTTCTCTTGTATTTCTCTTACATATGAGTTAGCCACAAATGATAATATCACTGCAACTGAGATAATCCCTGTCCACTTCAACGCCTTCTTAATCATACGAATCATTCAGATTCTCCTTTTATGATTGGAATTTGCCTCCGTCGAGTACCTGGTCCTTGTCTTTATCACTTTCTTTTAGTTCAAGTAGTAAAGTTGCTAGTTCATTTTCAATGCCTTTTGCCTGTTCGATTGACAAACGGATACTTGTGTCGCCTCTTAAATTTGCTCGATTTATGATAGCGATTAAATCCTTTAAATTTTTATACATTAATCTTGTTTACTAGCTTTTAGTACCTCTGCTTCAAGTTCTGTCTTAGTCTTGAATGGACCGACGAATTCATAATTATCCAATGTTTCTAATTTGACACAATACGTATTACGCCAAACGCCACTAAAATGTAGGCCATAATAGCCAGCGGCATAATATGTTTTGCTTGTATCACTCTTTGTGTAAACAGGTATTTGTTTTCCAGATTTCTCTTCCATACCTGAGTTACAAGCCTTGTGTTTGCACGGATAACCATTAACTTCGTCAAGTGCCTTTCCGTATTCTACACTGTCTATTTTATTGACAAGTTTCGGTGTTAAGATGGCCTTACCATACTTTGTTGTGAGAGCATCAAGGTCTAGGTAGTCAACACCTTTACTCCTCATGATTACTTCAAAGTTAGAAGTACTATCTTCTTTTCTGATAGTGCCGAGTTTAACTCCAGCATCTTCCAGTATCCAAAACTTGTCTTTTATAATTTCTGTTGTATACATTTAATACCCATTGAAACCATTTGCACGAATTAACTTCGTACAAATGTATTTATCCTTTCTTGTCGGTCTTTTCCACGGTGTCAAAAAAGTTACGTAATGTAAATTTGACACTAAGACTTTTCAATTATTTGACGTTCAAACTCACGCAAACGTTTAAACACACTCATTAACTCAATAAGAGTAGGCCATGCTTTAAATAGATATTGAAGTGAACCTTCTACTCTACCGAATGCACGAATAATCTGTTGCATGACACCTAATGTCACAACCCCTGCCACAATCGCAGGTGCTAAGAACACATAGGCACTTAATACGTTTGCTTGTAGATATGTAATACGACCTACATTAAAATACAAATAACGCAAATAAGATTTAAAATGAATTGCCCGAACGCCTTCAAACAGTTCATTAATTGTTTTCGGTCTAACGTTACCATCATCTTCTGCAATAACTAATATCTTTCGATATGCGGCTTCTTTCTTTTGTAAGTCATATTCAACTCCTACTAGACGTAGCAACCAACCTAACCCAATTAAGAATAAAGTACCACCTACTGACCAAACAATAGCACCTGTAATCAATCCGTATTGCCAATCCCCAAAGAAGAAGATAGGAATACCTACTGATAAACCAAATAGAATAGGAACAAACTGTACTAGAACCATAATTGATTCAATGAAACTTGTACCTAATCCTTCCATGATACGTGAAAATTTAATCGTATCTTCTTGCACCCTTTGTGCGGCACCTTCAATAGTTCTTGCTTTATCATATACACTATGATACCAATCTACCATTGCAGTACGCCATCTAAATAAAAAGTGTGCAGTAAAGAAACTCACTGCTACTGCAATAGCAACATATATCATTGCTAGATATATAAAAGTTCCTAAACTAGCCCAATACTCACCAATAGTGATAGCATTGGGTGTTGCTAAGGCTTTTTGAATCATATCATAAAACTGACCAAACCATTCGTTAATCTTAACATCAATCTCAACTTGTATCCAGAGTGATGATAGGATTAATGCTGACCCTAACCAAGACCATAAGGCCCATTCTTTCTGTGTAAAAAATCTAAACATATGTAACTCCTTATTCTACCTTTACCTTTATATTATTATTCTTATAATAATTTAAGATAAAGTCCTTACATTCTTCTTGGGTACTATCAAATTTCATTCCAGAATCTTTTATTACCCTTATATTATCTTGTTGCCAGCTATGTACTAAGTCTGACTTTATGTTAAACCCTGTCACTTTTTCAACAATATTAAAAGGGTCTTCGCTAAAACCAAATAACCATTCTGTTGCGTTAATAAAGTTTTGTAGTCTATTTAGTTTCCATTCAAATACGCCACCAAAGTCTTTATCAGTTCTTTTATGTAGTCTAAATTCTGATACTTTTATATCTGAATGAGTTCCCATAAATGTATCAACTATATCTTCAAAAGAACCGTCAATGTCTTCGTTGTTATAAAATTTATTTTTATTTCTAAGTGCTTGTTCTAATTGCCAATGATAGTATATGCCTGTTCCTGAGTCATATCTCTTTTTAAACCATTCAAACATTTTATCACCTAATCTCTCTTTGACTCTATCTTGTTCAAAATTATCCATGGCTTTAAGATGTCTTCTCAAAAACATTCTAACTGAAACTATTCCACTTTGTGTAGCAGGATACATCCATAAACTTTTCATTCCTTCAAACTGTTCATAATCTCTTTTAGCATAATGTGTTCTTACAATTAATGAGGCTGTACATCTATGCTCTCTAGCAATTTTAATCTTATCTACATGTTTAGGAAAACGTAACACCCGTGTTGCATCGCCATTAAGATGGTCTAAATGTCTTTTAATATCAAATCTAAAATAATCCCATAATTTAATATTCATTCCCCAAGTGCTTATGCTATGTAAATCTGTATCATAATGACCTTTTAAAAGAAAAGGTTCTGAATAGTCATAGATATGAGGTGTAGCATACTGACTTCCTATGCTATCTTTTATTTCGTAATTTGTTAGTGTGGGTTTTTCAAATGGTGCACCAGCTTTATCGGCAATTAGTTCTGTAAGATATTCACCACCACAGCCACCAGAGTAATCTAAATGATATAGGTTACTCCAATCAGTACCATTTAATGTTAGCCTATCCTGCACAATAAGTCCCATGTGTCTGCATAGTCTTCAACTTGATAACTCTGACCATTTTCTAGTTTCTTTACTGCTTCTGAAATGTCATAATCATTTCCGCCTTCCATAGTCTTATCACCTACAAAGATGATATTATCTGACTCATTAAAGTCATTAATGATTTGTTGTTTTCCCTTACCTATAGGCATAATATCTAAACCAGTTTCACCAGCGACCTGGGCTACTACATTCTCGTTTCTAAAATTTTCATTGAATTCTTTTGCTATAATCCATCGTTCTTTTGTTTCGGTATCATACTTAACATATTCTTCTCTTTGTTTAGTATCAGCACCTCTACCAATTATACTAAAGTTTAGTAAGCCTGGTCTTGCATCAAAATGTGTACCAGTTCTTAATGGAAATTTACTTTCATCAAGTTGCCTTTGCAGAAATATCTTTGGAACAGGAGGCAACACCCAATCATTATTATAGATGTTATTACCTTTTTCCCAAACTGAATTACCACTACAGTTATAAACTTTGATAACTGAGTTAAATAATGGTTGTCCGATTTGTTCAATAGTCTTAGGAGCATCACTACCCGTTGCAAGATAAACATTGTTTTCTTCTACAAACTCATTAAAGAAGTTTAAGAAGCCAGTGTCTATCTTACCTCTACTAGGTGTAAGTGTTCCGTCTACGTCAAATATGTAATGTTTCATTGATGTGGATATGCTTTGTTTAAGATAGCCGCCATTTCATCAGGCGCCTTTGATAAATTTTGTAAGTCCCATTCGCCACACCATTTTAGAAAGTTAATGCCTACACCTGCTACTTTCTTAGGTTGACTTGCATCTGCAATAGTCTGAACGAAATCTACTTTTAATTCTGTTGGTTGTGCAGTTAGATTGATAAGTTTCTCGTTACGTTCATAGTCTTCACGTACTGTATGTTCAACACCGTTATGGTCTGTCCACTTTTGTAACATGAAGTTATTCCAATTGAATCCACCTGTTTCTTTGTCTTCAAATGCTTCAACCATTCCTGTTTTGTTACGAGATCCTTTCTTACGCACACCTGGATATGCACTAAAGATATTATCACTTGTATCACCACGAATACATTTCTCAAACAGTAACCACTCAGGGTCTGGAGCAGGGAGAAGTTCTTTAGTCTTTTTGTCTTTCATTGGTGTCATGTTCTTATCATCTTTAAAGAACCCTTCTTTAGTAATGATACGATTTTGTACACCATCATAAATCTTTACATTGTCTTGTATTAGTTGCATGTAATCGCTATCACTTGATACAATAATATGTTCATCATCTGGATGTGATTCAATAAACAAAGCAATCATATCATCTGCTTCTGCTTGTTTATTGTGCAACATAGTTACATTAGTTTTATTATTTAAGAATTCAACCATGCTATCATATGCATCAAACATGATTTGATTTTCTTCTTGTTCACGTACTGACAAAGCCTCACGTGCAATCTTACGATTTGCTTTATAAGGTTCATAAAAGTCTTTACGCCAACTACGTCCTTCTAAACAAAATACTGCATGGTCGGCATTGAACTTGTTATAACACATTTTGACACTACTCATCATAATGTGAAAAGCCATACCGATTTTCATATCGACATTCGCACCACGCATTGCTACGTGTTTTGCTCTATGATACATGTTGAAACTATCAACAAGAATAAATGTAGCCATTAATTGATCCTCTTAGTTATATACAGTATTAGAATAGCACAGGTTGTTCAGTTTGTCAAGAGTATTCGGCAGTATCATCACCGGTTTTTAGTCGTTGAATGATTACACCATCTTTGCTCTTAGTATCAGCAGTTTTTGTTGTACCTTCTTCGTCTTCAAGGCCTTCCATTACAATGTTTTTACATAAGTCATTGAACCAACTATCTACAATAGCATCGTTGTCTTTTCCTTCGTAACCATTGTCTGCAAGATACTCTACAAAGTCTTCGTTAAAGTCAATCTCAAAGAAGCCTGAACCAGGTTTATTCAGTTCAAGTTCCATCTTTAGTACTTTAACCCAAGGTTCACCTTTTAAAGTTGCTACTTTCTTATCATGGTCATTATTTGTAATATGACCGTATTTTAAATCGACACCAGCTAACGCAATATCACGTTCTTTTTCATCTTTTATCAATCTAGCTTGGTCTCTGGCAGTTTCTTCTTCTGACTTAAACCAAGTCTTTGGTTTCATTATATCCATGTTGTTATCCTTTCAATTCAGGCACAGCCTTTAATAATTCGTCAATACCTCCCTCAATATAAATCATATTATTATATCCATTATTTTTGAGATACTTAGTAACTTGTTCTGCCTTAGTGCTATCCTGACATAACATCAAACACACGATATGTGTCGGTGCCATTTCAATTTGGTCAGGTATTTCGTACATTGAAATGTTAAACGTTTGTTTAACTGTACCTGCACTTTGACGTTCCTCTGTATCTCTGATATCTACAAGAATATAATCTTGTTTTTCATACCATTCATCAACGAATTCTTTAACTGTAATACCTAATGCATCATCATTTGTTTTATAAAACATCTGCTAACATCCTTCATTTATTTCAGCTTCTAGTGAATCAGCATCTTCATACTGTACACCGTTCCACCCTACATGTTCCCATGGAACTTTCTTGTCACCAAAGTGACCATAAACACAATTTTCACTGTACTTATAAAAATTAAATAAATCAAATCTATCAATAATACCTTTAGGTGTCAAGTCGATATTATCTCTAATAAACCTTTGAATACTACGATTGTGTCCATTACTATCTACATAAATGCTAGTAGGTTCTTTTACACCAATAGCATATGATAATTGTATCTGACACCAATCTGCCATGTTATCTGCTACTACGTTCTTAGCTAACCAACGTGCCATATAAGCCGCTGACCTATCTACTTTCGTAGGATCTTTTCCACTAAAAGCACCCCCACCGTGAGGAGCAAAACCACCATAGGTATCCACAATAATTTTTCTTCCTGTAAGTCCTGTATCACCGTCAGGCCCACCGATTTCAAATTTTCCTGTAGGGTTGTAATGTTTGACTGTATCATTGTCAACTAAATCTCCTAATACTTCGTGTACAATGTTCGATAGAGGCATTCTGATAGAATGTTCGTATTGAGGACTATGTTGTGACGAGACCACCACTTGGTCTACACGTTTTACCTTGCCACCTTCATATTGTAAACTTACCTGAGACTTTGAGTCAGGTTGTATGTACTCATATCCTTCTTCTACTCTTAAACGTTTCAATGCTTTTAGTAGTTCATGTGCATAATGTATCGGAGCAGGCATCATACTTGATGTTTCATTTGATGCATAACCAAACATAAGTCCTTGGTCACCAGCACCGAAATCATCAGTACCTAATCCAATGTCACCACTCTGTGCATGAATTTCATTATAGATTTTTAGTTTATCCCAATGAAATCCTACTTGTTCATATCCGATTTCTTTAACTTTGTTACGAACAATCTCTTTTATTTCATCATCGCTCACATTAAAGTTTTTTACTTCGCCCGCCAACGTAACATGGTTGGTAGTTACAAGTGTCTCAATGGCTACACGTGTTGTTTCATCACCTGCTTTAAGTCCAGCATCAACTAGTGCATCACTAATTTGGTCTGCTACTTTGTCAGGATGTCCACAACTAACACTTTCGCTTGTAAAAATATAGTTATTCATATTAACTCCTTCTGTCTAGTATCCGGCTTTACGAATACGTTGTTCAATTCCTTCGACTTCATTCTCATAAGTCTTATCTTCCTCATGCCTAGATGCGGTACCATCGTCATGTTGCATATCATATCTAGGTTCCCCAGGCATTCCCGAAAAGGCTGATGTGTAATCTTGGCGTGAACCGCCACCCTTTCTCCATGCAAAGTTCTGCCACATCTTTGATTGTAAGATTATATTCTTCACTTCTACCACCCAAAGGCATAAGGTATACAGGGCATTCAATACCCACTGCACGATACTCTTTGACGGCTCTATCAGCATCATCAACATCTGTACTATCAGAAACAACAAACTTAAAATACATACTAGACCCAGGAACGTTACTGTAATCACTAGCGATATCAGGTTTGATAGCAGTGTCCCAAGGTTCTCCCGAAACTGGGAGTTTTGGAGAGCAACTAAATGTTGTTTTAAATCTTGCCCTAGTTGAGAGATATTCTTTAAACTCTGGGTATAAACTTTGTGTAGTGTTTGTTTCAAATGTAACATTTTTTAAGTCTTGCATCCTTTCGTGTTCAAACAAGTCGATGTACAATCGTTGCCATGCTAACAATGGTTCACCGCCTGTCATAATTAAATGAACGTCTTGTCCGTTATCTTGAACCCATTTACCATTAGGTGTTAAACTTAATAAATGTTCAACAACTTCATCCACAGTTCTTTGCATATTGAATTTTTTAAATTCAGGATAGATACTTGCGTATGTATCACAGCCTGTGTGTATGATTGGTAAATCTTCAAATTCTTTTGTTGTTTCGTGTACTCCTTTATCAATTAAATCTTTTACTTCGTCATTGTAACGATTGCCCATTTTGTGTTTTTCATCACGCATTGGTTCACTTCTATCTAAACCAAAGTTCATGCATCGAAAGTTACAACCAAAAGTACGTAAAAATACACTAGGTACTCCTACATATTTGCCTTCACCTTGTACAGAATAGAATGCTTCTGAATATCTCAGTTTCATTCTATTTGTGCCCTTTCATACTAAGCATTAGATTATAAAACTCTTGCTTAAGATTTGAATCCTCTCTAAATTTGCCTAACATAATTGCCGTAGTCATATCGCTTTCGTGTTCTTTAACACCTCTATGTGTCATACAATGATGTTCTGCTTTAACAACAACTGCAACGTTTGGAGTCTTAGAATACTGTACAAGTTTCTCCGCAATTTGTGTTGTCATTTCTTCTTGAATTTGAGGTCTTTCTGCAATGTGATGAACAAGTCTATTAAACTTAGATAGTCCAATAACTTCTTCTTCTGGAAAGATACCTACCCAACATCTACCTACAATATTTTGAAAGTGATGGGCACAAGTACTACGAATAGTAATTGGACCTGTCGTATACAAGTTGTTATATCCCATATTAGGAAAACTTGTTACTCTTGGTTCTGGTACATAACGCCCACCAAATGTTTCATGTAAAAACATTTTAGCTACACGTTTTGCGGTTTCTTGTGTGTTGTGGTCGTTCTCTGTATCGATAACTAAACTTTCTAATACTTGTTGCATTGAAGTTTGTACTTCGTTTTGAAGTGATTCCATTTCACCCGGTTCGATGAAATCGGCTATATTATCGTTACTATGAAACTTGCCTTTAGCAGATTTGATCCGCTCTCTGATTATTTCGGAAGTCTTTTTCATTTATACTATGTTCCTTATATTTTAGTTGTATACTGTATGGTGGTAAACCCACCCATATACAGTTATTATTATACATGAGTGGGAGTTTAATGTCAATCATTAATTTCGTTATATTTATGCAATTCAGTAACTAAGTCATTTACTGAATAAAAGTTACGTACATTCTCAATTTCTTTATTCATAGATTCGCTCATATCTGAGTTCTTATTCATTAAGATACGAATATGCGTTTTAATCTGTTCTATATTCTCTTTTACTGCATCTAAACTAGTTGTCCATTCACTAGGATATTTAAACGTATCTGACCACATTTCTGTATAAGATAGTCTGTCTGGTACTAATGGTATAGCACCAACTACAAGTCCTTCAAATACAGATATACCCAAAGTCTCTTGTAAGTTGGCACTAAAAACCATTTTCGCCTTACCAAGCATTGTGTGGTATTCTTCCTTAGATAGATTAAGTTCTTGACACTTTACCCAATTATACTCAGGCATTTGCTCTGAGAGATAGTCAAAAACTTCTGGTTGCTTTTCAGGCGCTAACCTGTGAGGAAATAATATCATGTCCTCTTTCGCCATACCTTTATAGTTTGCTAAATCGCTTTCTATATATTCCATAGGCCAACCCACTTGTCGAATAGAGTGAAGGAGTTGCCGGTCGATATCCCTATCGTCCTCAAAAAATGTCTGGGTAAACATGTCAATATGAAATTTAGTTGCAAAGTAGTTATCATCGAAACATTCATACATTGACATTTCAGCATTTCGGACCCATGGTTGGTTCCCTATCAATCTTCCTAGAAAGTCTTGAGGGTCATACGAACCTGCATGCCACATACCCCCAATCCGGATTTTCACCCCAAGTAATTCAGCCATATATTTTAACTGTATTACTGTAGGGTTCCAGGCATCAGCATACAAAAAGTAATCACCATCTTTGATTTTGCCTTCGCAAAACATTTGAGATATTTTTGTTATCTGTGCCGCCTTGTAGATGTTTGTACCACCAAAGTTCAGAAAAGCACCGGGTGTAGTGGCTTCGGGAATGCCTGCCCTAGGGCCGTCTATCACCGTCACATTCAAACCGTTGCTTCCAAGAACTTTTGGGAAATGTGTCTTCCATTGCTTAGTGTAGCGGGATTCAACACTTTCCAAATCTACAAGATATATCATTCAATTTCCTTTAGTAGTTCTTTAAACCATTCTTCTGAACCTTCAGTGCCACAATCACATTCTATAATATTTTTAATACGTGTTGCACCTAGTTCATCTAGTTTACTGTTTATTTTATTACCTGCTCCACAAAAAGTCTGATGTGAACTATCACCTAATGCACAAACAGAATATGTAAGATTTTTAAATTGACTAGTTGAGTTCTCTAACCAATCCCAAAACTCGTCACCATTATGAGGCAAATCACCATCACCTGTAGTTGATGTAACCACAACTGCAAGTTTCATTTCTTGTAGTTTATCAGCAGTTACATCGTTGAGTTCAACTAAGTTGACCTCATGATTTCTTTTCTTAGCAATCACTTCAAAATTATCTGCAACGTCTTCTGCATTACCAGTCATTGAAGCCCATAAAATATTAATTAACATACTACTCCTTTAAGATACTATAAACATTGTATCCCTTAGATTTTAGTTTAGCAGAACCACCTAAGAAAGTCAAGTCCATTATACTTCCTATTCCTATTGTTTCTGCACCCATACGTGTAATCAATGACGTTACTGCTTCCAGTGTTCCACCGGTTGCAATAACATCATCAAGTACTAGAACACGGTCGCCTTCTAACACTGAATCAGTTTGTAGGTGTAGTTCGTCCGTACCGTATTCAAGTTCGTATTCTGTAAAAATTGTTGGTCCTGGTAACTTGCCTTTTTTTCTAGCCATAGCAAATGGCCTATTCATATCTGCACTTAAGTATCCTGCTAAAGGAAACCCACGTGCTTCTAATCCTACGATTCGAGTGTAATTATAAGCTACTTGAGTAGCATACATCCAATCTTTTATAAGTGTCATGCATTTAGATAAACCATCTTGGTGATTAAAAATACTTGCCATGTCTTGATACATGATGCCAGGTTTAGGATGGTCCGGAACTACCCGAACCATTGCTTGTATATCTTCTGCTAGAGAATTTTTATAATCAAGTTCCATATTCAATCAAAGCCCCATTTTCTCCATCTTCGGATACTTCAATTTTAACACTACGACCGGGATACTTATCTGCAATCTTATCAAACAAATCATCACTCATCATTTCACATGACTTGTAATCTAGTTCTAAAGTCTTCTCTGCATATAGTTTCTCTAGCCAACGTTTGAATTGAATAAACTCAATATCCCTGTCGTTGTGTGTAACTGTAATTGCTACACGAAAATGAAAGATATGTCTATGAGGATATCCTAGAAAACTAACATCATACTCATCGCCAGTTGCTAACGCAGGGTCATCAAGTGCCGCTGGATACTTGTGTATACCTTCTTTCTGAAATGTAACCCAAATCCATCTTGTTGCATTTTGTTTTTGTTTTTTAATATCATCTTCCATATTAGCCTTTCTACTTTCGTTTAGCATGTAGTTATAGTAACTACCCATTTAACTGTGACCCTAATTCATTTTCTAGGGATACAATTTCTTCTTTTAATTTCAATTTTTCAACCTTTTTGCCTTGAACGTCTTGATACTTATTATAATCTTTTTTAATCTGATTGTCAAGTGCCCTGTGGACCGCTCTGAGTTTTTCAAGTCTGTGTGCTTTCTTTTTAGCGAATGCTCTTTGTCCTGATGCCATTTTGTCCTCCTTAGTTAAAAATGTTGGATTATAGGGGAACAATGCTCCCCTATAAATACTTATCTTATTGTACTACAAAATAGAGTACTGATACTGCCGCAATAGCAAGAGAACCCATATTAAGTTCACTATGTCTACCACTTGCCGCTTTGATTACTACATGAGCAATAAAGCCTAAAGCAATACCATAAGCAATATTAAATGTTAGTGGCATGATAATTGCCGCCAATACTGCTGGTGCATATTCACTTACATCATCCCAATTAATATCTTTAAGATTACGTAAGAAATACGTAGCGATAAAGACTAACGCAGGTGCAGTTGCATATGCTGGAATGCTTTGTGCCAATGGTGCTAACACCAAACACAATGCAAACAAGATTGCTACGACAACCGCAGTTAATCCTGTCTTACCACCTTCTTTAATACCAGCACCACTTTCAATATATGAAGTTGTGTTACTAGTACCTGCTAAAGCACCAATAGTTGTTGCAGTTGAATCTGCTAGAAGGGCTCTGTCGATACCTTCTACTTCTCCCTTCTTATTCACTTTCCCTGTAAGGTTGGCAACACTTGTAAGTGTACCTGCCGTATCAAAGAAATCAACAAATAAGAATGCAAATGCTACACCGATGAAACCGGCTGTTGCAATCAAACTAAAGTCTAATGTAAATGCATGTGCTGGACTTGGAACTGCACCAACTACACCATTAAGGTCAGCGATACCTGTGATCCAAGCAATCACACTTACGGCTAAGATACCAATAATAATTGAACCTGGTACTCCTCGCTTATCTAAGATTGCCATTAATGCAAAACCTAGACCTGCAAGTAATACTGGCCAACTAGAAATGTCTCCTAGTCCAACTAGTGTTGCTGGATTATCAACAACGACACCTGCATTCTTAAGACCGATAATAGCTAAGAACAGACCAATACCTGCTCCTATACCTAGCTTCATGCCTTTCGGGATACTATTAATAATATACCTTCGTGCTGGTGTCATACTCAAACCAAGAAACACAACACCTGCGATAAACACAGCCGCTAATGCTTGTTGATATGTGTAACCCATACCAAAAATAACACCGAATGCAAAGAAGGCATTCAGTCCCATTCCTGGAGCAAGTGCTACAGGCCAATTAGCCCATAGTCCCATGATTAAGGTACCCACTACCGCCGCAATAATTGTAGCGGTGAATACTGCACCAAAATCCATTCCAGTACCTTCGGTTGACAAAATCGCAGGGTTTACGACTGTGATATATGCCATAGTAAGGAATGTCGCAAGACCGGCCATAACTTCCGTTCTGACGGTCGTATTCTTTTTAGATAATCCAAAAAGTTTTTCTAACATAGTTAGTTCCTCCTTTTATCGTTAACCAAATAAGTCTGATACTGTATCAGGTGTTTCGTATTCTTTACGTTTACCTTTTACGGCTTCTACAAATTCATCTGTCTTAACGTTTGCTTCCTCAAACTCCATAAAGTCTGGAGTTGTCGAAATGTTTTGAACACGTGATCCTTCACACTTACGTAAAAATGCTTTAAAATCACTTAACATGTCCATTGGTTTATCTGATACAAAAAGTTCTTCAACAAACTTTGCAAAGTACAATACTGTATCAGGTACAACATCACTTAACACATTAGTTTTACCTAAATTCATGTTGTGAATATCAATCTTGTCACGTAACATTTCATATTCGTGGTCGAATCTACGTAATGCATCTTGCATACCTCGAATATGATACTCCGTATTATGTGCTTGAATTAATATATAGGATAGACTATCCCAACTTGATTTTGCTTCCTTCTTGTTCCTATTCAACATACCTGGTTGCATGTAGTTGATATCACGCATATTAAGTCGTGAACCAATAGCACCTTCATACATCCAAGGTTGATCCGGATTAGAAATATCTTGTCTCCAGTTCAACTTTTTAGTTTTATAAGACCAAGCACCTCCGCTCAAGTCAGGATAATCGTATGCCAAACCTTTAGATGCAGTTATATAGGGAGAGGCCGCATCAAAAGATATTGTGATATTTGGATTAACATGCTCTCTTAGTTGTCTTTGAATGGCTGTTAAGAAACAACCCCATGGGAGAACGCTAATGCCTAGAACGTGTATCCAAACATCGTCACCTGCTAACATGCCATCATCACGCATTGTGATTAATCGCCTTAGCAGAAGTTCTGCATCACCGGCATGGTCACCAGCCATAGCCCAACCTTCAAATGCTCTATCGCCATAGACTTTAGGATCATTGAATTGTTTGACTGCCTGATACCATTTCTCACTAGTATCCCAATTAGCACCATGTAGTGTATTGAGAAACTTAGTTTTACCCGGGATACGGTTATCAATAAAAAATTTGTGATTGAATATTGTTTTCTCTAAACATTCATCAGCAGATTTTAAACCTGTTTTATCACGATACTGTGGAAGATAACCCCACATAGGAATATCAAGTGTCATACTATAATCACAGTATTCTTCTAACCATGTCATAATACCACATCTTGTCTTTTGCCAATCTGCACCATTTTCAAACTGAGACCAGTCAAGTTTCCAAGCACCACTACCAATCTGATAGCCTCCTGAATCTCCTACTAGTACTGTGTTTTCTCTGTTACGATTGACAACCATTCCATCATCGATTTTAGAACCTTCTAAATCAAGATTGGCATGACCTGCCGAATAAAGACCATGAGAATAATGCACATAGCCTTTATCTTTGTCCAGTATATTTAATCCGTCTAAGCCGTGTTCGAAACCTTTTGGAATACGTTCTGGTGGGAACATATCTGTTTTGTCCGCATAATGTTGAGAGATTTTACGAACATAGAAATTCGAAATAGCCGGCAAGAAGATTGCATAACCGGAACTTAGATTATTTCTACCTAAGTCAATCACTTTCTAGTTACCTGATTTAGCTGGTAAGATGTATTCGTAGAGTCCAATGCCACTGTCTACTTGTATCATCATTGCACCTTGGTCTGAAATTTTAACACTCATCGTGCTAGTATCACCAAGTTTCAAGATTGTTAATACAGTTGATAGAGGGAAACTCCAACCAGTGTTTAGTTCACCGTTTACATTCTGTGCGAATGGAAGTTCTACTCTGTCAGTTGAACGGTCACCGATAAAGAATTTCAGTACACCGTCTACTGTCTTAACAGTAAATAGTGGATCATAGGCTCCTAGAATACCTGAAAAGTATTGTAAGTCCTTGATTGCTTTTTGTGTTGGCATAACTTCAACGTCCCATTTAGCACCTTTGAAGTTTGCAGTTTTGATTTGTGCATCTACCAGTTCACTTACGATTACACGATAAGTTGATTCCATTGCACCTGGAATTGAAAACGATAGTTGAGTAGGAACCATTTCACCATTACGTTCTTCATGTCCTACTTCGACACCAGCTTTCACTGTTTTACCTTGATTATCTTCTCCCTCGTAATTAAGATAACCACTTAGTACGCCTAGTCTACCAAGACCAAACTTACCTTTAAACTCTGCTACTGGTGTATGTAGTTTACCCCTTAACACCACTGTTCTATCATCATCCATAGCATCAATCGTTGTACCAGTATCATCTGTAGTGACCTTAGCCGCTTGAATAATACCTAACGAATGCGTATGTTTAACGATATCTTTTAATATATCTTGCATGTTATTAGTTCTCCTTATGGTTTAATATACTATATTAACACTAATCAATACCAATGTCAATACTCTTTTTAACTTTTCCTGCTACTGGATTATCTACCCAATGTATTTGATTAGGAGGCATAAAACCCCATATAAACCAAGCATTCCCAAAAGTAGGTGATCCTTTTCCAGTAAAATCTATCCTATAGTTATACACAAGTGCAGACATTCCCTTGTCCATAAACATCTTCCCTCGCTTCGCACCCTGAAAACTTGTAACAGGAAGTAATAATGCAAAGGGTTTTTCTAAAGAATAGCAGTGTTCTAAAAACTGGTCTTTCTTACTATACGGTGGATTTGTTATAATGCCATCAAAGACATCACTCCGTGTACAATCAAAGAAATCCCTAGAGCCAGAAGGCACAATAGAATAACCGAATTTTCGAAATCCCGACACAATGCTACCACTTCTTTCACTAGTCGCTTCATAATAAGTTTTCTCCTTATCCAAGTATTTGAGTAAAGGCATAACTTGGTCTTCTGGAGTGTAACATTCATCAGAAGACTCATTAGTTGCTCTACGATTTATTAGTTCAGTGTATGACATTACCTTGACATCCTGTTAACATTAACAATCTTTTTTGCTCTTTCTAATACAGGTGCAATAAAGTCTCTTACCATTTCTTCATTGGCAAAGTCATTAAAGTGTGTTTCATCACAAAGTATTTTTTCTTCACCATACTTTTCTGCGTAATAATCGTGTGCATTCTTACCATTAAAATCTACATACAGTGAATCACCCAACATTGATTTAAAGCCTGGATGAACAAAAAAGTCCCAAGACTTATGCCATGTTACAACTTTTATATTCAATAGTTTACATAGTTTGATTGCTTGATATACATCTAACATACCCCAAAATTCTAATGACATATTGCTTACAGCCATTTGTTCTTGTGTTTCTTTCCAATACATAAAAGCCTTCTTAGTTTTTGCAAACCAGTCTTCTTCCATATCTTGCGTTAATGCTCTCATAAATTCATACATAGATGCTGAATCTCTATACACATCATCTTCGATAACAGACATATCACTTACTTCTTCTATTCTTTTATAAGGTTGACTAAGACATTTAAAGTTCAACTGTGACCTATTGTTTACTAACTCCATTAATAAAATATCAATGTCATGTTTTTCTTTTAAGTACACAATCTTATTTAGGTAAAGTTCTGTACCTTTGCTTGAACAAGCAGAATTAAAAAACTTTATATTAGTTGTGTATTGATTTAGCCATTCTTCGAAAGGCAATGCTAAATTGTTTTCTTTAGTTTCATAATTATGATGTCTGCCTACACTATAACTAGACCCGACTATTCCTACTTTACACATTTAAAACTCAAATAGATTTGTAAATTGTTCAGATGCATCAGCATCACTTAGGTCCCACTTAAGAACACCAATAAGATTATCTAGTTTCTTATCAATGATTGTTGCTTCCATTAACTCATCATCAAAAGGAAGTTCTTGAAACCATTCAGGGATACGTTTTTCATCAATTGGATATGCAACACTTGTCATTTTTAACGCATTAGGTTTTAGTTTACATACAATAGTTTTCATACCATCAACAATCTCAATAGAGTATTTGTCTGCATGAAGTTCACGTAATGTATTCCAATTCAAAGCCGCACTGACATGACCTGGCAAATGAATTTTATCTTTCTTATTATCTTCGCCTTCTAGTTTGAAATCTTTGCCTTGTTGCTTTGCAATCTTTTTTACTTTATTTCTATACATAGTAAGATTGTTAACACGTTTAGGAGTACCCTTTTCCCAACCAGGCTTTGCTCTGAATTCTTTTTTAAACTCTTTAACCATTTCGATTACGTCTTGTTCCGTTCCGTCTGTTAAAATTTTAACAAGAACATCACTCAAAAAGTTCTGCATATAATCAGGAGTATCACTACGTTTCAAGTCGAGACCCATAGCTTTTACTTTACCAGGTTTACCATCTACGTCTTTTCTTACACCCTCATCATCAAAAATAAGCATTGCATAACGTTTCTTCTTAATAAAGATACCCATACTTGCACAGTTCTCTCGACCTGCCGCAATAATTTCACCTTGCTTACGTGGAGAATTAAAGAAGTCTTTCATAAAGTCAGGGAAACTTGCATTGACTTGATTTGCAATCTCATCATACAGTTCAATAACTTTTTCTCTAGTCCATTCAATCTTACCTTCATCAATGTCTTCCTTGTAAACAGGATACATAGAATAATAGATACTATCTGTATCGCCATAGATGATGGACTCGCCTTTGTAGTCATAAGTACCAGCAATTACTTCATTAGTTTTAGCACCCATATGTCTTGTGATACAACGACCAGATAGAGTTGTACTCTGACCAATACGTTTATCATAGAAACGACACCCTGGATTTAGAATCGCACCATACAAACTATTCAAGTTAATCTTTTTAACTAGTTGTCGTTTATCCCAGAACGCAATCTTTTCTTTATCACCTTCTTCAATAGCTTTCTTCTTGTTCGTTTGTAGTATCTTACGTTCAGCATACCAACGTTCTAATAAACTAGGAATGATACCTTGTACGTCTTGTTTAAGAACAGTGCCATTGGCAGTAATAGCCCATTGCAAGTCGCTATGAAATACTAAGTTATGTATCTCTGCACCAGTCATGTCTGCTACTTCGCCTGACTCTAATTTAAGATTAATCTTTTCTGTCTTATCTTTTTCATTGACTAGTCTGAATTCTTCTGCACTAAACGTATCTTCCCAAGCCTGAGCCGCACCGAAACCTTTACTACCATTTCGTCTACCATGTGCAATTCTATCACCAATCATCTTCTCTGTTAGAGTTGGCTCAAGTTGTGCAACAATAGTTTCTGGAGACATATTCAATGCACGAATGATTGAAGGATAAAGTGAATTGATATCAATACCTGATACCCATCGTTGAATACCTGTCTTTGGATTTGCCACAAAAGCACCTGCGGCTTTTTGTTTCTCTGCTTCTTCTAGTTCTGCATCAGTTGGTTCGATATCATCTTCTCCCCAATCTTTAGCTTTTCTATCAGGCACGACCATATCTCTACGATGTGCCTCATTAATAATCGCTTGTTCTGTAACTGCAACTGCACCCATAGTTGTTTTGATATTAACTGTGTTGTCGTGTGCAATCTCATTTGCTAAGTCAATGAATTGTAATTTTTTATCTAAGTTGCCTAGTAGTGCAACGTCTTGTCTGTTATATTCAATGTACTTGTAAAAATCTCTGTTGTATAATTGGTCAAGAGTTCCATCATATGGAACTTTGTTTTCACCAAGTTCATACTCACCAATAGCATCAAGTGAATATGAATGCATTTCATGATATGTATACTTACGATAAAGTTCAAGATAGTCTAAGTGAATACGACCTGACAAGTCATATGTGATTTGTTCTCTACCATACTTAACTACCCGTCTTTCGTGTGGAAGTAAATCCCACAAACAAAGTTTACGTGTATGTGATTTACTCATCATACGAGTAATACGTCTAACTGTATATGGGATATCAAAACCTTCTGAGTTCCAGCCTGATAAAACATCTGCATCATCAATCAATGCAATGAAGTCATTTAACATATCTACTTCGTCAAGATATAAAAATGTATCATCGAATTGTTTACAGATTCGTTCTGCTTCCTCTAGACCTTCTCCTTCTTGCATATGCTTAGGAGGGATAGCAAACGTAACTAGTTTATCTAACCACTGTAGATAAACAGTAATTGCAGTGATAGGCATAAAGGGATCCTCTGGAGGAGCAAATCCCTTATCTGCATCAAAGTCTACCTCGATATCAAAAAACGCAACATGTAGCTTTGGAGAATCTACACCGTTGTAGTTCTCACTTAAACATCTTACTTCTGGTTTGATATCGCTTTCGTATAGTGATTTACCTGAGTTTATTCTTCGCTCTTTGTGTAAATCTTTTAATCGTTTGCATTTAATCTCACGTACTTTGTCACCATGAATACTAGTGTGTTGTCCTCTAGGATCTTTGACATAAAATGTACGCCATGCAGGGAAGTCGTTATAGACACGTTTTCCATTGACACGTTCTATGACTTGAACAATGTCTTTATCTCTGTTGTAATAGGCGTCTACATAACTCATTTATAGGGTACGTCCTACAGTCTCTAACACTTCCTCAACATCAGCAAAGTCTTGTTTTGCTTCTGTTAGTTTTGCCTTATGTGCTAGGCTAATCGCTTTATTTAGAACACCTGGTTTGATATCAAACTCATCAGCGATTGCTTTAACTGTATCACGTAGACCACCTTTTAGGTCGTCAACTTCTTGTAGTACTGAGCATCCCTCATCTACTAATTGCTTTAACTTAGCTTTGTCTTCTGTACTTAATGTATCTATTGACATATAGTCACCTCCTTAGGTTAAAAAAGAGTGTCCCATTTCTGAAACACTCTTTAATAATACATTAAGTGACTACGAAAGTCAATAGTTATTTTGAAATTATTCTTTATTTCCGCCTGTCATTGCACTGACAAACTTTGCACCTGGACTTGCCTTAATCGCTTTTTTGATAACTTTTCCACCAATGGCTCTTGCCGCCGCACCCGCTAATGGGGCTAATGGAGCCAATTCATTTACTTTCTGTGCAAGTGCATCAATCTTTACAAAGTCTGAGTCAGTTAGGTCTGACATTTTCTTTGGATTAGATTTTAGTTTGATGTTCTTACCACCAACTGAGATAGAGTCACCAGCTTTCTTACCTTGCTTAGCCGCTTTATCTAGTTCTTTGTAGAATTCATTGTACTCTGACATTGCAATTCTAGCCGAATTGTTAACAATTCTGTCTGCTACATCGTCTGCATTGAATACTTTTACTTTAGACTTTTTGATTTGTCCACCAGTTAAATCTGATGCCTTATTTTGTATACCAGCACCAACGGCTTTTGCTACTTTACCGATAATTCCACCAGCCGCTTGAGCAGGACCAGATTTACCTATAGCTTTTGCAGTATCAATACCTTTCTTAGCCATGTCAGCGCCTTGTTTAACTTTACCAGCTACTTGACCTACTTTCTTTGCTACGTTCATAGCAGTATCTAGTTTGCCTTCTTTCATAGAACCTAAGGCAAAGTCTGCAATCTTAAGCATACCAGCTTTAGTTTTTAGCATGTTGTCAATTTTTTCTCTGTTAGCATCGTTTACTTTATCATAAACTTGTGTAACAGCCGATGCAGTAAATAAATCTACTTTCATCTGACCATCATCAAATTTAACAGGCATGTTTTGTTTGTCTGCTACAATTTTCTTTAGAGTATCCATTGCACCTTCTTCAATCATTGCTGATTCTTCTACTGCCAAATTTGCATCGATACCAGCAGTTGATTTCATTCCCCAATGTTCAGCCGCCTTTTTAGCCGCTCCGTATGAAGAAGTCGCATGACATTCGTGTTTGCCTTTATCAGCATGTACACAAATGTATGGTTTTTCATCTGCTTCTGAAACTGATTCATTTGCATGACCAAGTTCTTCCATTCTCTTAGCAACCATAGGTCTAACATCTTTGTTACCTTCGTCTTGTGCAACGTACATATCATCTAATAGTTCATCATCAAAAACAAATCCCATAATCATGTCACTTGTTTCTTCACTCGCTGGACGAGGTTTAGACATAAACTCATTATATTTTGCAACAGCCTCAGAATATTCTTCTTCTGGTTGACCATCATATTTCATTAAGCCACCAATCATAGTGCCTTCTTTAATACCCATTGCTTTTGCTTGGTCTTCAAGTTCTGCTTTTCTACGCATTAATTCTTTTTTAAGTTCTTCGTTTTTACTTGTGTCAGGGTCCATCTGAATATCTTGTAATGCTTTACGTTTAGCCATATAATCTTCTTTATTTTTAAGAGCAGTTGAAGATTCTTCGATACTTTCTTCTGTATCATCAGGCTTATTCGCCATTACCGCATCATAGTCTGCCATTTCTTCATCGTTTGGCATTTCTTCTGCATCTGGTGTTTCCATATCCATACCTGGTTGTTCTGGAGCCACATCCATATCTGGTTGTTCTGGAGACATGTCCATATCACTTGGTGCTTCAGGATCCATTGCTGGAACTTCAGGAGCCATTGCAGGAAGACTTTCACCACCACCTAAATCTAGTGTGTGCATTCTAGCCGCTAGACTATCTGACATACGTTCATATGCTTCGTATGATTTATTATGTTGGCTTGAAAATGTCTGTGCAATATCATGTATTGCATCACGGGCATTCTTGCCACCTTCTAATTCTGTTTTGAGTTGTTCCGTACCACGGTTTAAGTAATCTTCAAACTCATCGTTATTGATTACAAAACTCTCGGTTAATTGTGTAAGTTTCATTATTTTGCTCTCTTAATCATTGGACTCTTGACAGGCTTATTATAAACTAAGTTACCTACATCGGCAGAAAAACCCATCTTATAGTTCTCTTGTTTCTTTTTATTCTTAGGTGTTAGATACCCAAAAGGATCTACTGCCTTTCTGGCATCTTTAGCCTTCGTTCCCGGTGTCATTGGAAATGCCACACTAGCGAAACTACCACTAAAATTTTCACCTAATAATTCGTTTATTTTCATAATACTATTTATCAAATTAATTAATTATTTTAAATTTACTAGTTCATTGAAGTGAGGGAAATGCTCTGAATATGAGATTTTTCTTCTATCCTCTAGCATTTTAAACTGTTTTTGAGCAAGTAACTTAGTCTTTTCTGGTACTTCACTCGCTACTAAGTCTTTCATTGTATTCATTAATCCAATATATCTTTGTTTTTTATAAAAATTACCAGACATATTCTTAAAATACTCTATTTGTTCTTGTACTGTATCTGCATGATGAGGCTCTAATGAATCTATCGCTAAATGCTCTGGATTATCTACCCAATTTTGATGCATTAATATTGTCTTATCATAATCATATTTGTTTATCTTGTCATTAAGATATACTAAGAAGTCTTTAAAATAAGGAAGACTTAAACTGTTATGGGCACAACCAAATCCCAATACTAAATTATCTATTTCTTTTGATTTCTCAAAGAATAAATCTAAATTCTCGTCCCATTTAGCAAAGTCTAATCCCCACCTAATTAACTCACTCTGTCTATGTAATGCTTCACCCGATAGTTGCATTTCATAACGTATATTTGGTGTTCGATTTACTAGTTCAATAAATTTATCAAATTTCTTTTTAGGAAAGTTTAAATTAGTTGTAACTGTAATTACTACTATCTGTCCTTCCCTATGTGTGTCGTTAATATTCATCATAAAGTTTTCAATAAATCTAAACATATGGTCAGTAAAGAATGGCTCACCACCTAGCAAACTAAAATTAACATGACCTTGACCTACAAGTTTCTTATCCCAATATCCGTTTAATATCTCTAGTGTCTTATCAAACATTGCATCATCTGTATCTGGAAATCTTTGACCTAATTCTTTCTGCCAACGAGTACTAGAACCTCCCCAACAATAAACACATGCCATATTACATTTGTTTGTTAGTTCTATTTCAATGAATTTAAAGTTATCATGTTCCATCATATCTCTATGGAACTGTTTTGCTAAATTAGGGTGATTACCTGCTTTTTGATATTGTCTTTTTAAACGATAATCAAAATTCTTATTATATTCAGTTCTTACACTACTGCCACCAGCATCTTCTGTTCGCCAACAACCTACGCAATCAGGACTACGTGTACCTCCACTTAAGTCGTACTTTCTTTTTTGAAGTATAGGGTGATTGAATAAGAAATCTTCTGTAAGTGTATTGTAATCAAACGTAAGTTCTTCCATTTGTTTGTTAGTGTATTGAGTTTTACAACACCACTTAACAGTTCTTTGAGGTAAGGATATAATAATGTCGTTCCAGTTTTTGAAACACATCGTATTATATAAATTATGAAGATTTGGATTTATTTCATTCATTTTTTCTTTGTACGCAGTAGCTTCTTAGGTTTCCCATCTTTATCTACATCATTACCAAACTTTTTAGCTTGTTTAGTAATTTCGTTGGGACCTACGTCAACTGTGGTATTTATGCCAGGTATAACTCTACCTACGCCAGCCGCTTCTTTAACATCTTTTATACTGAATACTTTCTTAATTGCTTGTACTGTATTTGCAGTAGTTGTTGTGTGATGTTTAATTGCGATACCACCAGCTGATTGCCATGCATCGACATTCTTACCAAAATCATCAATTAACAAGTTCGGACTACCGTCTTGTTTCTTTGCATATTTTGATTTATTATGGTCAATGATAACTTGCTCTGGTTTAAAGAAGTTTAAATGTTTTCTCACCCACTCTCTTTTGCCAGGATCTACGTTAGGATCATTTGCTAGAGGGGAACTCAATATTTTGTATTTGCCTTTTACAGCCTTAATTGTTTGTAGCAAATCTTTGTAACCTGCTAATGTTGGCAAGTCTTCCCAGAAGTTTGGAGTACTAACAATCTTCTTTAATGCTTTGCCTATATCTTTCTTTGGTATATCTCTGTATGACTTAACGCCAACTAGTCTAGCCCATTCATTGAAGAAATCAACTAACACACCGTCCATATCAACATATACATCTGGTGTAGATGTCTCTGCTTCTGTTGTCGTTGTTGGCTTTGTACTTTTCTTATTCTTAAAACTATCGTACTTATTTTTTGCCCAATTATATGCCGCACCTGTTGATGTAACTCCACCTGCTATCTTAGGTGCAGGGTCATTTCTCAGAAACTTCGCTACATGAGGTGCCGCCATTCTGGCGCCATGTGCTATTGCTTGTCCAACAGGAACTATCCATTCATCTGTCTTATCTTTATCTAAACCTTTTTCTATTGCTCCCATGTAATCAGGTATCTTTGTCTTAACCCATGGGCCTCTGTGCATAAATCTTGCACTCATCATAACATTTACACCACGTAATTCTTCTGGATCAAATATCATTACTTGATATTGTCTCTTTTCATTATCAACACCTACTACTTCTACATTCATTTCATCATACTTCTTACCTTTGTAAGTAATACCATGTCCTGTCATAAATCTAGCAACCGCTTCGAATAGTGCATTTTCTCTAACTGGAACTTTGCTTAGTAGTTGTTCTTTGCTTAGTTTATAGTTAGATTTCATCCACTCATCTTTTAAATCAGCAATCATCTTACCAAGATTAGGACCAGCTACATAACCTCTTGCTAGTAAGTCTTTACCATTGATTGGGAAGTCTGGTTGTTCAAATCCGTGTACTGCATCATATACATCATTCTTACCATGCATGTTTGCCCATGCAAGTAAATGGTCTTGTGATGCACCATTGATAATCATATCTTGTGCTTGTTTTGAATTTATGTTTTCACCTTTGTGCTTGATTAAGAAGTCAAACATTTCTCTATCGTAATTGCTCATCTTCCAATCTCTTGCAATACCACTACTGTCTAGCATTCTTGCAAGTGCAATAATAGGTCCTGTAGGCTCACCTAGTTTAGCTGGATTGATACCTTCAAGTCCAATCTTACTTGATACGCCTGTCTTGTTCATCCACTCAAGTGCTTCTTTGGCACTTGAACCCATTAACAATTTGCCCATTTCTTGCCAAATTCTTTCAACAGATAAACCTGTCATACCGTCTGCATTATCTTTGATTGCATTTAATGTAGTATCGTCCCACTTTGGACTATCTAACTTAGATTGAAATCTAAAGTATCTTAAGATACGCAAATAATCTTCTTTAATTCTTTCTTCTGGATCCCCTACGAACCTACTTACTTTATCTTGTAAATCGTCCATACCACCATTGTAATCATGTACTGTACCGTCCATGTCCATTGACATTGCGTTATATGTTAAATCTCTACGTTTAGCATCTTCTTCCCATGAACGTACAAATTCTACATCAGCATGTCTACCATCTGTATTTGTATCTGCACGTAAAGTTGTTATTTCAAAATCTTCTCCATCAATAACCGCAGTTATTGTACCATGTTCTATACCTGTAGGAATATGTCTTATGCCTTCTTTATCAAGCATAGCAATCATTTCATCTGGTGTAGCATCTGTGGCAAAGTCAATATCTTTTGGCTCTTTACCTAATGCGATATCTCTTACTGCACCACCAACAATTCTTACTTCGTGTTTATTCTTTTTAAATACTTTATCTAGTTTACGAATAGCAGGAGTAATAATAGATTTAACATTTAGTGCTTCTTCGTTTAAAGACTCTTTAACTGAGTTTTCAAACATTGCGTTACCAAACATATCAAGGTATTCTTTTTCAAGTTCACGATAGTTTATTTTGTTGTTTGTTTGCATTGCTAACATTTGTGCATAATAGGCAAGTGAATGTCTTAACTTACCATTAGTTTCTTTATACTTTCTTGTAAGTATCTTATGCATCATCTGTGCCATATTCATATATGCTTTTTTATTAATTACATGACTCATCTTACGAGAAAGTAAACCGAAAGGTGTTTCTTCTTTTATGCCATGCTTTTTTCTAAATGCTTTTAAATCATCTTCTGCATCTTTACTTCTTTTCTTAGATGCCTCAGCATCTTTAACATTATCTGAATGCATCTTATCTACATCGATGCCTTTTCTTTTTAATTGCTTGTTAAAGTTTGCTCTGCCAAACGCCTCACCTACTACTGATTTTAATTCATCAGGTAATAATGCGATAGCTTGTTTTCTTAAATTCTGATTACCCTTTGTCATAACTCTTAGCAAATCTGCCTTTTCAGCATGATACACTTTAGCAAACTTAGGGTCATTTTTACCTATGTCTCTGCCATTGCTTATCAAGTCTGCATACTTAACTGTTTGTGCTTCTGCACTAACACCTGCTAGTTTATCTCTATCGATTGCTTTACGTGTTTTTCTATTACCGTCTTCTGGTTTACTTACATCAGTAAGTTCAACAACTAGTTTAGCAATCTTAGGACCAAATTCTCTTGTTACATCTACTGGTGTAACACTTGTATCTTCAACTGTATCATGTAATAAAGCGGCCGCTTGTTGTTCTACAGTACCGCCTGCTTGTTTTACTATGTTTCTAACTTCATCTAAATGGACATAATAAGGATCACCAGTGTACTTTCTCTGATGGTCTTTGTGTGCCTCTTGTGCAAACTTCTCTGCTTTTTGAATCACGTCCATTGACTCTTCCTCTTCTGTGTAGATATCTTTGAAGTATACACTAGGAAATTTTAAAGTCAAGGATAAAAGTTCATGCACATCAACATTTGCACGTAAAATACTTACGTTTCTATTTGAGTTTAAAGCGGCTAACCATCTATGATGACCATCTATAATCCAATCGTCACTACTTGCTAGTAGAGGTTTTGGGTTCTGTCCATCATTTTCTCTATTCTTGTTTAATTGTCTTTCAACGCCTTGGTCTGAAAATTCTGATTGTACTGGTTTTAAATCTTTTGCATGTACTACTTGTGGTCTTAATGTGACACCATTCTTTTTAAGATAAGATTTATATGCATCATAATCTGTAGATTTCACTTGAGGCATTTTGTCTCTAGTGATACCCATAGTATCTTCTGGTTTGGGCTTTTCTATTTTAAATTCGTGCAATCGCATTTAAAACAATCCTAATTATGCAACATTTCTATCTAAGCTGGCCATATTTGCGCCTGCATTTTTGCCAAAGTCAGGCTTTTTTAATTGCATTTGTTTTACAATTTTCATGAAACCTTCTTTAGTTCTTAGATATTGTTTAATCATTTCTTTTTGTTCTGGTCTTGCTATATCATGATACGCCATTGTAAATCTTTTTGCAAGTTCAGGTGTAACTTTAATGTCTCCACCATCTTTAAACTTAATTGGGAAAGGCATATTGTCATTACGTGCGGCTAAGTTATCTAATACTCTTAAAGGATCAGATTGTTTAACAGGCTTACCTTTTTCATATTCTACGATTAAATAAAAATCATCTTCTGAAACTTCATCTTCTGACATACCATCACCTACTGCTGGTTGTTTCTTAGCAAGTTTCTTATTACCATAACCACCTAAACTAGATAGAGGTTTATTGCTACTGATTTTGTATTCACCTAAGTCTGTCTGCATATCAACTAGAGTAGCGGCCATATCACCCATTGCTAGAGATACTTTGTCGCCTCTTTTGTATAAGAAAAATTTAACGCCTGCTGGAATACCTTCTGCACTGATTTGTTGCATTGAAAATTTTGATAGATTATATTTCTCTGACTTAGTACGTCTACCCATTTTAAATGGCTTATACTTCTCACCACGTTTAAATGCTGAGTCATACCAAAGATGTACAGTATCACCTGCTTTTAGTTCATTGAACACTGCAAGTTTTTCTTCATCAGAAATTCTTCTCATTGGTTTAGGTGTTTCATCTTCTTTAACAGTACCTTCTTTATCTCCCACTTTTTTACCAGGAGCATTATAAACTGTTCCACCTTTTTGTTTTTGCATACTTCTCATTTTTTCTTTTGAGCCTTTAGCAACATACTCACCATCAATAACAAGTCCGTACATTGTAGATTTTGGTATTGGCATTTCTTCTACTTTTGTTTCTTTTACATACCCTTTTGATTTTAATTGTTTCTCAAAACTTTCTAAGTCTTTTGCATTCTTAAAAGTACTCATGTCATAGAAACGAGAACCATCTTTATGTGTTTTCTCTCCATCATGAAAGTTTACAACATACTTTGCTTTGCCTACATTTGACATAGTATTATATGTTTTAGACTCTACAGGAAATTCTTTATTAGATGTTTTAAAATTCTTTTTACGCATAACAGTTTTAGCAACTAAGTCTAATTCTTCGTTGTCTCTGTCCCACTTCAATACAAAAGGAATATTGATATCGCTTTCTAAGTCTTTCATTACTGCCTCAGCATCAGGGCCCATTTGTGCAATAGGTTTGCCCCAACGTCTGTATTCTTTTCTAAACATGTTTACTAATTCTGACATTGTAATTGGATTACCATTACGGTCATCATTTGCTCTATCAATAAAATGCCTAGTAAATTCTACATCGATATTAAGACTAGCGAATAATTTGTCTAGTGCTTTCTCTAAAGCATTTAACTGAGCATTAGTTATCGGTTGTTCTACTTCATCTAATCTCATTTTATTTTTCCTTGTGTGTTTTTCAAAACTTTTATTTCTTTTTGCAATACTTCTATCGCTTTTGTTAGTTTTGATAATTCTTGTTCGTGTTTGAAGTCGGTCTTATCACCGTCTCTTTCGTTCTTTTCTACATCTGCTAGTAAGGCTGATAACACATTGTCTGCTTGTGGATATTTAGTTTTTAAATGAACCAATGCTCTTGCAGTTTTTGGGTCGAACCCTTTTAGTAAATCTGCATCATCTTCCTTTTCATCCATTTTAGATAGTTTGGCCGCTATAGCCATCTGTCTACGTTTTGCTTTGCTCTTACCCTTAAATTGGGGAGCATCACTTTTGTAGAAATCTTTTACTACATCACCCATTGGTGTTCTCTTAGTAATCTTTTCTTCAACATCGTGTGTAAGTTGGGCTTCCATTATCGCTTCGTATAATGATGGCTCTTCCCAATTTTCACTTGTAATACCGCTTTGTAATTTGTTTTGAAACAACTGCATTACGTCTTTTGGAATATTAGGATTGCCATATAAATCTTGTAAAATCTGTTCTAATTGTGACTCGTCTGCTTTAGCAATCATGTCACGAATTTGTGTAGCACTATTGATTGCTTTTCCTCTAAGTGTAAACTTAAATGTAGGAACTGTAGTAATATATGAATGGTCACGTAATGGTTTTGCATTCTTCATACCTGGCCATTTCTGCATGTGAGCAGGTTGACCTTTCTTAGCACCTCTAGTTAATAGAGCCATACCAACGTCTGGAAAGTTAAATCTAGGGTCTTCTGCCATATCTTTCTCTGATACTGCATAAACTATTACTGTTTTATCTGGGTCAAATCTATCTGTAATCTCTGTAGCAACATAAGGAACTTTACACTGAACGATAGAATTAGGGTCTACTCCAGCTAATTGCATCATCTTTTTCTTCTCTTGGAATGTAAAAGGTGACTTATGATTATCTGTTTTATCAGAAGATGCTATAAACACCTGTGCGCCTTTGTATTTTTGCTTTAGATACTTGAATACTTTCCCGTGCCCAATGTGAAATGGGTGAAATCTTCCTGGATAAATCACAACAAGATTAGTATTTTCGTTCTCAAATAAGTCGTATAGTCTCATGTTTTGTTCCTATAATTAACTGCTATGTGTATTTATCTTTAAATTAAAAAAAAGACCCACACGGAGTGGGCCAAGTTGTGCTTGAAAGGAATCAAAACAAGCTATTAAAAGAATTCAGTAACTTTCAGAGTTGGATTAAAGAAATAGTATATATTCGCTGAAATCATAAGACCTGTAAGTAATAGGCCAAAGATAGTACTTTTAGTAAATTTTATGTTATTTGGATGTTGCATATCGCCTCCTAGTCTAAATCACACTGCCAATAAGTGCCGTCAAACCAAGCACGTAGACCACCTAACGGATAATCTTTATGCTCAAAGAATATAAAAGGACGACCCTTTGCATCTATTTTCTGTTCTATGATACTAGCCTCGTCCATTGGTATTAGACGTTCTTCACCAGTATCGCTATAATAAGCACTATTAAAAATTCTAATCATTATGCGGCCTCGTTTATATATTTTTCTGACATAGCACGAATGCAAATTTTATAGTTCTCTTGTGTAGGCTTCATACCGTTTTGCTTACACAATTTCTTTGCTTGAGGAGTCATAAAACCTTTTGCCTCTAGCATGTCTAATGGTGACTTACCAGCTTTGTAACCTTCAGCAAATTCTTCAACTGTGAAGTTTTTAACTAGGAAGTTCTTAAAAGCACCTTGAAAAAATACGTACTTGAAACGAGCAATGAATAGTTCTACTGGCATTCCAATACGTGAAGGATGAATTTTATCTTTGCCATAAACTTCTTCATATGAAGGCTGACCTTCATATGTACCGTGATACATTAAGTATCCACCGTGATAATGAAATTTTTCTTTGTCAAACTGTGTCATAATGATTCTCTCCTTCTCTTGATTACTTAACTAATATAGCACGATTCGTGATATTGTCAAGTTTTAGTCGAAAAAATTACCTTCTACCCACTTATATCCTGTCGTGCCTTCTTCGAACCAAGCACCGTCTTTTGAAACAGGATTAGACCAAAGCAATTCTTTATTTGCTTTCTCCATAACATCAAGACCTTTCTCTGCTTTTGCTTTGAAAGTCTTACCATATGCTTTAAACGTAAATGTAATCATTATATCTCCTATATTAAACTAGACTTGTACGGGTATCGCCTTCAATTTTAAGGACGCATTCGCCTGTACTAAGGTTATCAACATTACCAACAAACTTACCAATAAGATGTTCATATTCTGTTCCTTCCTGGAATCCACCAACGATATAACCACGTTTCATATACCAATCGCCTTTGCTATTCTTACGAATAACATTATCAAGGTATAATGTTTCCCAACCTTTTGGGTCGTACTCTTTTTGTGATTTTACAAATTCTGACTCAAAGTTACCATCAACTTGATAACAATCAAAGAAGTTTTCTTCGTATGCATTGTTTGAAGATGTAACTAAATCTATAACAGATGAAGCCTCATCATAACTGCTGGCTTCGACAACATAGGTGCTACCACCTTTGTTCTTCCAATAAGAACTCTCACCGTCCCAATCTGAATTATGAGCGGCATAGTTTTCACGGATAGCAGTTTCGATAACATATTTGTTCATAACTTTCTCCTTCATCATGTATATAATATAACACGATTCGGAGATATGTCAAGTTTTTAGGTATGATTTATTTGTTCAAAATAGTGCTAAAAGGCTTGCTATTTTTCTCTCTTTTTATGTCTTTTACAGAACCCATGTTTATTAGTACTGTATCTCTGAAATGTTTGCGTTTATTTGCATATGAATGGTGACTAGATGTAGATGGAACAAATGACATTGCTCTATTTTCTTTCCATTCTACGTTTCCAACAATTCTTGCTTTTGGATCACTACTTTCGTGGAATACTGTACCTTGATTGAACTTACCAACATATAATACTGTTGATAATCGTTTCCAAGGAGAATCATTATGATTCTTATATTCAGCATGTGGATACTGTCTATTTGCCCATATGATATAATCATTAGGTGTCATTTCTTTTGCTGATGCATTTGGTACTTGTTCAAGTAAAGTATTACGTATCTTTTCTAACTCATTACCAAAATGTTTTCTTATTTCATCTGTTTCTGGTAGCCCAGATAAACCACCTGGGTAAGTTTCCATGTTTGTCTTAATTCTATCGTATAACTCTTGAGGTAAAAAGTTATCTATAATTGCATGGGGGAACGGGTTCTCATAATACTTTATATACATTATCTGTGGTACTTTCTTTTAAAATCTTCTATTGCGGATTTAATCGCATCTTCGGCTAAAACACTGCAATGTATTTTTACTGGAGGTAAAGATAACTCATCTACTATGTCCATGTTTTTAATTTCTTGAGCCTCTTTCAATGTCTTACCCTTAACCATTTCAGTTACTAAACTTGAACTTGCTATTGCACTTCCGCAACCATAAGTTTTAAATTTAGCATCTTTTATAACTCCGTCTTCAACTTGTATCTGTAAACGCATTACGTCACCACATGCCGGCGCTCCTACCATCCCAGTTCCAACTTTATCTACACTGGGATCGAAACGACCTACATTACGTGGATTGTTATAATGGTCCATTACTTTTTTACTGTATGCCATATCTTTTATGTGTAGTGATAATATAGTATTTATATGGAAATGCTCCCCTATTTCTAGGAGAGCATCATTTCTTTATTTGATTGTTGGTCTAATATATGTTAGTGCAATAAAGATTACACCAGATACAATTAAACCAGGAACGATTGGTTCAACAAAGTTATACACACCAATATCATATGTGATACCAGTGAACAACTTTGATTCTTTGAAGTGTACGAATAGTACCCAACCGATACTTGTTACTGCACCACCAATAAAACTTGCAAGTGCATGACGACCATTAGATAGTCCTCTTGCCATTCCAATGACTAGTGGTAACATACTTGCACCAATGATACCAAAGTATAATGCAGTAGCACGTGCAATAATTGCCATTTGCCCATTGAATTGAATTGTCATCCAAAGTGCTAGTAAAATAACTGCAACCATCGAACCATATGCTACTTTAAGACTTGGTGTCTTTGTAGATATAATATCATTGGCTATTGTTGTTGATAACAAATGCATCAAACTATTAAGAGTTGTAAACGCCGCCGCCAAAATAGTTAAGAATAAAGCACTAGAAACCCATGCTGGGAACCCTGTCTTAATCCAATAAGGAACAATACTAGCAGTTCCTCCAGCCGCTTGTGCAACTGTCATACCTTCTGTAGCAAACGTATATGAGTTGGCAGAGATTGCCGCTAACATAAACGTTATGATTGCTAGACCTGGGATAATAACACCCCAATTTGCAATAGTTTTAAAACTCTTTTCATCTTTAGCCATCATCCAACGTGTTTGTAGTTGAGGTAAAGTGATAAGTCCTACTGGAATAGTGAATACTAGTAATGTAGTAATCATTAACCAGCCTCTAGACCAAAACTCTGGCCAGCTAGTAAATCCTGTAAAACTAAGTTTACGCAATCCATCATCTTCTGGTACTAGTAACCATGCATCTGATAAGTTATCCCAAAAACCGGGAGCCTGCATATGCACGAATACTGTGATTGCTAATACGACAAGTGACCCTGCAATGACAATGACACCTTGTACCATATCATTTTTAAGTACAGAACTCATTCCACCGTATGCGATAGTTCCAAAAACTAGAATACTAAAACCAACTACTGCTAAAGTAAAGTCAATTCCTGTAAATGCAGTAATAAATTTACCGACACCTATAAGAACTGCAACACAATAGAATGGGATCAATCCCACAGTAATGAGTGCTAGTAATTTTGAAATCATTGGTGTGTTATAATGTTTACCAATCATTTCAATATACGTTTTGGCTTTAATTTTCTTGTTAGCTTTGTATACCTTTGGACCTATATAAACAGTCGCAAGATATATAAGACCCACAAATGGAATAATCATTGTGAGTGGAATAGAAAATCCAATCCAACCAGCTAGACCTCCAAAGCCTATGATAGCAGACGTTGAAATTAACGTTGCTCCATAAGAAAGCCCAAGGTTCATATTGCTATCTGATGTTGTCAGAAAGTAATTATCCCCTTTAGACTTGTAGGCTACAAATCCTACGGCTACAATGAATAGTAGCATTAATGTTATGTTCATAAATTGTCCTCCTTAGACATTTCTTATATTTTTTGGCGGGAGTGAAGGGACTCGAACCCTCGGCCTCTTGCGTGACAGGCAAGCGTTCTAACCAACTGAACTACACCCCCAATAATCTAATGATTATTAAGAGTAAATTATATCATACTTTAGTAGTAAAAGTCAATACTTATTTGACTTGAATTTCTACTTCTCTTGTTGTTTTTACGGGAATACAGTCTATTGTTGCATTTTTGTGAGTAACTAAGACTGAGGCCGTTGATAATTCTTCTACACAGGCATCTAATGTATCAAACGTGTCTATGTGATAATAGTCCATGTTTTGATTTCCTGCTAATTGTAACCATATGAGTATCCATACCATATTCCTCTCCTTTTATGTTATGGTGGAGCATGAGGGAGTCGAACCCACGACCTCCTGAATGCAAATCAGGCGCTCTCCCAACTGAGCTAATGCCCCTTAGAAATGGAGCGGGCGATGAGATTCGAACTCACGACAACCTCGTTGGCAACGAGGGACTCTACCACTGAGTTACGCCCGCTTTTCTATTGACTTCGTATTATTTATCATGTATAATATCAGTATATAAATATATTGTCAAGCATGATTATTACTAAGGAACTACATATAGTAACACCCGAACTTGAAAACTTTCTAAAAACATGTGAAGCAAAAGGCTTCAACAATAATAGCACATTGGAAGATATGAAGTTTGATTGGTGTTTAGAACAAGGTGGTATGTGGCATGCAACCTACGTTGATGAACGTATGGTTAGTGTCAGCGGAATACATCCATGGGCTAATGGGTGGAGAGCATTGTTTAGAGGTGTACAGACTGAAAGTAAAAAGATAGGGTTGAATAGACATCACATGCAAAGTTATTGCTTTCATAGTCAGCTACCATATCAAATAGATTATGCATCAAGTAAAGAAACAGATTTAGATAACCTATTCATTTATATCACTACAAATACTGAACATGATGCAAGTGGAAAGATGAATAGAATTGATAAAACATTTTATCATTTAGAAAAGATAGACCTAGTTAAGAACTTAGGTGTAAGTGAAATTTTTAGTGTTAATCAAAACACATGGATATTAAACGTAGAAAAATATAATGAAATTAGAAGACAGTATAACTAAAAACGAATTTGATGATATGATTATGGAGGGCTGTATACTACAAAGTAGTGGTTCAACAGGTACTCCTAAGAATATCTTTCAGCCACCAGAAAAGTTAAGATATGCGAATGCTATTGCTAGAGAAGTGCAAGGCATAGATAAGGACAGTAAGATATTAACCGTATGTACATTAAAACATGCAGGTGGATTACTGGCACAAACATTACCAGGTTATGAAGTCAATGCAGAAATTGAAGTAGAAAAGTTTAATGCATTTTCTTGGGTAAGAAAGATAAAAGATTTTACGCACAGTCACTTAACACCTGATATGGCAAGAGCGATAATGAAGACAAAGAGTTTCGATAGTCTAAACTTAGAAGATAAAATCATTATGTGTGGCAGTGACAGAGTACAAAGTGGCATTATACAAAACTTTATTGATAGAGGTGCAATCTTTATTGTTAATTGGGGTATGACAGAAGTTGGTCCAGTTGCAATCAATAGAACATTTGTGCCTGGTATAAAAGTACAGACAACAGAAACAATAATGGGTAGTGAAACTCATTGTGATACAAAGATTGTCGATGGTGAACTATATGTAAAAGGTGACATATGTGTTTATGACGATTGGTTTGCTACAGGCGACATAGTTGCAAAAGAAGATGGTCACTATTATTATATGGGAAGAAAGAGTGTTAGACGGTAGTAGATTAATATTCATATCATTTGAACAAGGAAACAAAGGACACAGAGTAGGTCGTGTAATATCTTGTCTACCTGATATACATTGGTATAGTCATAAAGATAATGGAATTAATCCTTGGAACATTCATTTCAAACATACAGATATCAGACAAAGATATGCAAGTAAATATCACTATGATAGATTAGTACCAAAAGGTGCTTTACCTCCACTACATGATTACGTAAAAGATTTTATACCTGATGAAGAATATTATTACAATAGATTCTTCTATCCACGTTTTGAAAAGATGGGTGGTCGAGAATTAATGAAGAAGAATAGATTAGTTTTCTGTACACATGAACACCCGATTAAATTAAATAAAAGATTTCCTAAAGCAAAGATAATAAATCTAATAGGTGATGATTATACTATCGCCTCAAGATATACAGAAACTACTGCACTATTCCCAGGTCATGTTAAAATGAAATGGGTAGGAGGAGAGAATACTGTATACGGTAAAAAACTGCAAACTATATCAAAAGAGTTAGGTTCTGATTTTACTGTAAGAGATATATGGGCGTGGGATAAATATAAAACAAAGTACATGGACAAATACGATGATGAATATTGGGAACATGTATACTCTCCTATTGCAGAAAGAAGTTGGGATAGAGAATCTTATAGCCATGATAACGTATTAACTATTTCGCCAAATAGATATAGTAAATGGCGAAGAATAAAGAGATTTTTAGATGGTAGATGAAAGTAAATTGATATTTTTCACAGGTGCTCCTGGAAGTAAATGGAGTGCAGTCAGTAATGTATTGTCTATGACAAAAAAGATTAACATCAATACTACTGATAGAAATGCAGATAGAGAATATACTCACCCAACTAAGTTTAATAAGGCACAACACTTAGGAAGTTATTTCGGTACAGGTATGGAACTAGGTGAAGGCTGGCATGAGATTAATAAGTTTACAAAACAAGAAATCTTAAATGAAATAGACAAAGCCTGGAAAGAAGAAAAGCCAACTGAATATAGAATTGTAAAATCACATATGATATCTAACAATTTAGATTTCATTGCAGAGACTTTTCCTAAAAGTAAAATAATGATTGTATTCAGACCAATTGAAAGTTGTTACAGAGGTTGGTTCGGAGCAGGGGGCTTCGATATAACTTATCCAAAGTATCATAATCATTACAAAGATGAAGAAACTGCACGTGAATATATTAAAGAAGAAACTAAAGATGCTAGACAATGGATATTTAACAGAAACTTAACAGTACATACTGCAACAAGTAAACATTGGAAAGACTATTGGGATATAACTGATAGTGAGAATAGATTTATAAAAAGTATAGAAGGTTATTTCTTCGAAAAGAATGATCCTAGTAGGGACGTTACGTTAGACACTCATATTGCTTATTATAACTTTGATAGGATAGATGAAAGATTATAATGACAAAACTAAAATATGCAATCGTTGTACTTAAAAATGGAAATGAACACCACGATAAGATTGCTCTAAATTACACACAATTAAGTTTAGATTATCAAGAATGTAATAGATTACCAACAGAAAATCAAGTTGATTATTATGTAATGGACAGTTACACTTACTTACATGACTATGATATTGTTATGGTTGTTAATGCTGGAACTATATTCTTGTGGGGTGCATATGAACATCATTATAAAGAAATGATAGAAGCATCAAAGCATGAGTATATACATTTTAGTGATGATGTTTGGTTTCATAAACCATTGGGCGAAGGTACAACCCATGTAAAAGCAAAGTTTATTCACAAGTTAAACACAGATAGTGCAGAAGAATTTTATAATAGCCATGATATCATTTTAACAAGTTTAATTGATGATAGTAATATTACATATCTAATGCACAATGAAATACCAAATTACGGAAATGTAACTAAGCCAGTTGATTGGGCAATAACAGTAAGTAGTGGATTTTTCATTAACTGTATATTAGACCATCATGGGTTTAATGAGAAGTCTGTAATACATCATGTCGATATCTCAAAGATAAGTCTTCATGTTCACAAGTATACTATTGAAAATTGGGATGGAAATGATTTTGAATCATGGATAGAACATCTTAACAATAAATTTCCTAGTATGTCACTTTGGAATAGAAAGAAATTTACTAGTGAAGATAGAAAATGGAAAGTCGTATGGGAAGATGTACAGAATCATTTTGGAGACAAATGGCAAGAACACTGGAACAAATACAAAAGTTTAAATCATAAGTGGCATAGAATGAATATAAAAGATATTAGTTCTATTGATACTAATGGACAAGGAATAATATGGTGGGACGGAGCATTAAAAAGAATACCAAGTAACTTACTAAAGACAAGTAAACAGAGTTATCAAAATGCAATAGACTTCTTATGGAGATTACCAGAAGATACAATATGCTATGGGAACGACCACTGCAATTTACAATTCGATGGTATAAGTTCTAAACTAGCACTTAAAAAAGTTCTATCACACAATAGTAGAGAAAAATTATGGACGGACAAGATTTAATATTGGCAACGGGTGCTCCTGGAAGTAGATGGAGTGGCACCTTACGTGCTATTAGTACTAATCCAAATATTAATATTAGTGATGAAAGAAGCGAACTAGAATACGCCAGAGACTATGTTACACCTAATGGTAAAACAAAACAGTATGGTTGGCATCGAGGTGCTTATTGGGGTCCATATCATAATCAAGGTCAAAGATTTGATAATCTACAAGATATGACAAAAGATGAAATTATAAAAGAATTCAAAAAGCCATATAAAGATTTTAACTATGGTGTTAAGATAATAAAAAGTCATTGGTTTGCATATCATCTTCCTTTACTACAAGACTTATTTCCAAAATCAAAGATTATGGCTGTGTATATGCCATCTGATTTTTGTTTTGATTGGTGGAGAAACAAAGTAGGTGGTTGGGATATATCGTATCCACATTATGATTGGTACGAAAATGATGCACGTATGATTAAACAAATTAATATAGAAAATACAAATATAGAAAACTTCTTTGATTTACAACAACTATCAATATATGAAGTGTTTGAAAAACTTGGTCTACCATCTGAATTTAGAAGTGAAGAAGAATTAATTTCACAAGATTCTAAATTGAAAGATTTAACTAAGAACAAAGATTATAAAAAAGTTCTGGATAACACAGTACATCGTAGTTTTACTGGTATAAAATAATGAAAGACATACCTAACTCTGGAACATATGTAATGATGTTGAGTGGCGGACTTGATAGTGCGTTGCTCTCTTATCTAGTTCTAAAAGAGTTACCAAATACAAAGCTGGTCTTAAGTAGTGTATGTCATCAATCTTTAAATTACTATAATCTATTTAATGTAATAGCAATTACGAATTGGTTACATGCAAGATTTCCAAACAGAATTGAAGAACATTATATTGGATACTATAAAGACAGAAATGAAGCACGAAACAACAGAACCAAAACTAGAGATAGACTTATTAATAAACATCAAGCATCAGGTATCTTAACTGGTATGACACTTAATCCCTCTGAATTAATGACAGAAGGACGTGATGAAAGTAGAGACAAAAAGCGAGAAATTAGAGTAATCTCATCACATGGGGTATATCATTATCGTCCGTTTATAAATAGTACTAAACAAACGGTAGCAGAATTATATAACGAACATAATTTACAAGACCTAGCAAACTTAACTATCAGTTGTGAAAGTGAAAGTCTGCCTAGACCATGTAAAGAATGTTGGTGGTGTAAAGAGAAGTATTGGGCTTTCGGTTACTATTAATGTAAAGGACACGAAATGTCATTAGGACTAGAAGAATATAATAAGTTTCATCCAACTGTATTACAACCTCTTGATATGAAAATTGATGTAAATTTGTTTGAAGAACAAATGCATGAATACAGATATGCATTTAGACGTTGGGGTACTAAACACACTGAATATCCAAGATATGGAGCTCCTCTCGTTAATTTAAACGGAGATATGTTCAACAATCCAGAACCTATATGTTATCCATTAAATCAATGGAACGAAGGAAAGAAAGAAGAAGATAAAGTACGTGACCCGAAATGTACTTCACCTACTCCAATGTTATCAGAATCATGCTTTGATCCTCTTGAACCAATTAAACCTTTTATGTATAGAAGTGCTATATTAAAGTGGCATACTACTGGACATTTTAAACCACATACAGATACTAAAATACCTAGTGATATTATTAGACTATGGGGAACCAATGATCCAGATAATATGATATTTCAATTTGATAAAGATAGAAAAACAGCCAGTCCAAGAGAAGTGGCAGAGGGTAATCTATCATATGATTTAGTAAGAGAAAAAGATATAGAAGCAGGTAGATTATATATAACAGATACACATGTAATACATGATGCAAGTTCTATCGGTGATAACGTATATCAATTTTTTATTTCATTAAGCACTGATAGTATACCAACGTTGAAAGAGTTACTATTATGAACTACACCAAATTAGACTTACCAAAGGTACCAGATAATTTAATATTACCAATGTATGAAGTATTAAAACTTGAAAATATATTTGGTGGTAAAAGTAAGAATTATACAATACATGAATGTCAATCTGAGTTAAGAGAATATCTACAACCCTTATTCCCCGATTGTACTAAGTTTAGATATCAAACATTAACAGAAGATATACCAGTGCATATCGATAGAGGCAGAGATTTTGCAATAAACTATATCATATCTCCAGGAGGAGATAATGTTGAGACATGCTGGTTTGAAGAAAAAACTTCACAAAATCCAATAGATACTGTCATTTTACCTAAAGAAGAATGGTATAAACTGTCAGTAAACACACATCATACAGTAAGAAATATTACAGATTGGCGTTTTGCTATCACTGTAGCATAAAATAGATAAATAGTAGTATATTAGGGAGATAAAGATGCCACATATACTAAGATTTAAAAATGAAGGTACTAACGAGAACGGTAACCAATGCTCAGATGAAGCACAGGTAATTTATGACCGTTATGTAGATGAAGGTAAAATACTAGAAAGAGATATTTTATCAAGTCTAGGCGGAGAGTACACTAAAATCTCTTTTGCAACAGAGGCAGACTGTGTTGCGTTTAGACAAGAAATGTCTGATATTAATGAAAGAGATACTAGTGGTGCTAATCGTTCAGGTGTTACCACATACGATGAAGATTAATACAAGGAATTTATGAGAGATACTAAATCACTTACAGGATACACTGCTAAAGTATTACGTGATACAAAAGAAAAATTACTTGCAAGATTTTTAAGAAAAGAAGTAGAGACCGGTGCAAATGGCACACAAGACTACGTTATAAAAAAAGGACGGAACAAGGGTTCAGTCGCTAAGAAAAAATAATCAAATTAGAGTTTTTAGAAAACCTATACCATCTATCATCAAATAAACGATATACATAAAAGTAAATCCAAATGATTTACGACTAAAAGCCGCCACCATTAATAATCCACTAGCTAGTATGAAGAAAATGTAAGCCCAAAACATTGGAGGATTTGGGCTGTACCACATTAATATTATTGCGGCCATTAAGTTTAAGGTCATCCCACTAACCTCTGTAGTAAATCTTATCGGGTTAGTGTTGTAGTCTTCTTTGATCCATTGCAGGACCCGTTTACGTCCAATTCTCGCCATACATTCTATTTAGCCTCTATTACCTCTTAGTGCAAAGAATAACCCACCTACCCATAGAAATACGTGAAAGTTATCATATAGAATTACGTCTAGTAGACTTTCAGGTTCGCCTACCCAGATAACACCTGTCATTATACAACAGATTGTAATACCTGAGAAACGTGTAATTAGGTCTCCTATCCAACGTATATAATCTGTGTTGAATGCTCCGCCTACGAGTAGACCTAGACCTGCGCCTAGTTCCCCATAAGCAACAACCCACCAAACAATGTAGGGCAAGTCAAAAGACTCAGCCCCTTCCAATGTTACTGGAAACTTACTTAGACCTTGTTGAATAAACACAATGGCTAAGGGAATTCTGTATAGCCAATGAGACAAACAGAACTCCGGTAGTTTTTCACTTATGCGTTTAAGATAGTTCATCAAGCAATTCTTTTAGTTTCTTTTTGCTCTTGCCTCTGACCTTTGCTTTGCTGATATCATTTAGTGGGACTTCGCCACCTTCTGCTACCATTACAATAGCAATCATACCCATTGTTGCATGTGGTGTACACTGATATAGATATACGCCTGGTACGTCAAAAGTGATTGCAACTTCTTTGTTGTTTTTTGATTTCTTTGGAATATCCCAACCATCTGGTCCAGCAATGAATTGTACATTATGACCTTTTGATGTTGGTACCCAAGTAATTGTATCGCCTACGTCAATGTTTGCGATATCCTCACTGTAAACCATCTTAGCACCATCGTCACGTTTGTTCAACATTTCGATAGTCATATCATCTGCGAATGCAGGCACTACAAACAATGCTATAAACATAGCAAAATATAATGCAGGATATATTAATCCGGTGGTAAGTGTATTAAGTTTCATTTAGTTTTTCCTTATATTAAGTTAAGTCTAAAGATGGTGCCCATGGAGGGACTTGAACCCCCACTCCGTAAGAACAGGTACCTAAAACCTGCGTGTCTACCAATTTCACCACATGGGCTAAATTTTGTTATTCAGATTTAGTTGTGAAATATTTTTCAATCATTTCTAATCTGTCATAAGCGGCCGCTAGTTTATTAAGTTCTTCAATCACTGCCTCGGTAACATCTGAATGTTCACCAATACCTGCTGGCATAGTTTGATAGACTTGTATGTTTGCTAGATGAACCGCTATTTCACCTTCCGCTTGTTTACGTGCGGCTAGGATTATTGCTTCGCCTGGCTTCATTATTTACCTTTCTTGTTGTGGTGCTGATGAAAGGAATCGAACCTCCAACCTACTGATTACAAATCAGTTGCTCTACCGTTGAGCCACATCAGCACATTATTAACTACGTGTATATTTATCTTAAGGGGCTAACCGTGACCCCTTACGTGTTTATTTCGTAACAACCCGCTCTTGTCTTATATGTTCATTACTGAACGTAGATTTCAAGAAACACTTTTTGGCATTAACTTTCTTCGCATTTCATCCATTTCTGCATTTCGATGTTGTTGCGTAGATTGTTTTTCTATTTCTTTTAAAGTAGGTGATTTGAATTTCTCTTGTACTGCTTCGATTCTATTTTTGATATCTGCTACTCTTTGTTCCATTGGATCAGGTGCAATTTTAGGTATACTATATGATTTTTCATGCATCCAAACTGCACTAATAACCATAGCAACTAAAACTCCACAAAAGAATAGTATGACGTATAACATACATATATTTATTCTTCTATTTTAATTTTCCGATAAGATAGTTCGGAATAGACTTCCAGCCACTTCATTAAATCTTCGTGTGAAGGTGAACCTTTATGTCGTATTCTGTAAAATTCTTTTAGTAATTCTTTTACTGAAAGTTCTTTTAAGTTTAGTTGATACATACCTGAACGCCTCGTAAAATGTTTTCTCATTGTTAATAATAATAACACAGATTCGTTGCAGTGTCAATGCTAAAAATCAGTATGTTCATCTACTGAGTGGTCAATATTTGTCGCATCATCTGTATCGACAGGCATTTCTGGTAAGTCTGAATAAGGAACTACTGGCTGGGCCATTGCAACTGATTCATCAGTTTCAAAATCTAATGCACTTACATTTGGAGGAGGGTTTTGTTTTTGTTCTTCATCAGGATCTTCTTCTGGAGGGAGACCTAATCTAGGATTAATACCTTTTAAACTTCCACCACCTATTCTAAAATCATATGTAGCAAACTCACCACCTTTTGTCATACCTCTACCTTTCATTTCAGCTTCATTTAAAATTTCAGATACTGGTGCCATTTGTTGCTTGATGCCTTCTTCTGTTTTATTTTTAGCATCTTGCATTTGTTTTTTATTATTTTTGGTATTTGGTATAGTTACTGCACGTGGTTTGTCACTTCCTGGTTCAACTATCCATACATATATACTTTTACTGTCAGGTGATTCTAAGTGAGAAAGATAAACTGAGTCTGGCTTTATATTTGCATTGATAGGATAACCTAGTATTCTATCTACCGACATGTAGCTAATAACTACAGTTGCCAGTGTTAAAGGTATAACCAGTCCTAGTAGTAATGCGTTTCTGTGATTTTTTATTGCAAACCAAAGAATAACACATGCCAAAAAGAACATCGAAATGAATAATGGTGCTAACTCTACTGAATATAACATTTAACGTCTCCATGTATGAGCGGATTAAAGTCCGCCGCTACTTGCCTTTCTCGTTATGATATTATTATCTAACGTATTGTATTTAACAAATTTCCCATCTTTGTCTAGCCAAAAGTTAACTAATGGTATTTGTTGACCTTTAAATTCGTAGTTTTTCTCACCAATGTATACTTCTCTATAAGGATTTATTTTAATAACTTTTACTTTAATTATCAAATCTTTCTTTTCAATATTCTTTTTTACTTCCCAAGGTCTCATTGCATATACGTGAGCGGCTACTTGATATCTTCCTTTTATAATACCACGTAATGTGATTACTTCTCTATTGATATAAATTACTTTTCTATTACCGTATTCATCTACAGTCGTATCATTTGAATGTCCCAAATCATCTTTTTCAAGATTCATAAAACCATTTTCTTTCTTTATAAAAGAAACTGTATTGCCTGCAGGATCTTTAACCCATAAGTCAATATCATCCGTTACTACTGTAGGCCATTCAATTACAATCATGTACTCTGCTTTTTTAGGTACATCTGCTTTTTTAGTTATTGGATTGATTAATATAAAAGCGATTATGAATAAAAATACGAAACCTACTAATAGATTGAATAGTAAGTCTGTAAATCCTACTGTGCTTTTGTATTTGTTTTTGTTCATCAGTCACGACTCTCAAGGTTGACTAACTGTATCTTAGTAAACTGACTGAATATAAGACCCGTAAGTGTCGTATACAATGCAGTACTCATACCCATAGCCATATCTGTTAGAGTTTCTTTTAGACTTGCAGTATCATCTACATCTAATCCTTCAAAACTTGAACCTAACATCAGAATAAATCCTGCTACGGTACCTATCATACCTAACGCCAACATACTTTCTGATATGAACCAACCGACACCTAATCCGGAATCGATGTTTTCACCTTCTTTATAATCCATCGTTAACTTACCGATATACAAACTTGTAAATATATACAAGCCTATGATACCAAAGCTAATCTTAGTTACGTCCTTTTCATATAATTCATAAAACAATCCGAAATAATGAGATATTCCCATGATTGTTAGTGATATACAAAAGAACAACCACCACCTTAGAGTTTTCGACATAATATCATCCTATTGATTTTTTAGCATATCCTCTACACACTTGACTGCATCACCAATAGTATTGATAGTTTCTGCGTATTCATCTGGAATAGCAATTTTATAGAATTCTTCTACTTCAAATACAATTTCAACTGTATCGATACTATCAGCACCCAAATCTTTCTTTAGATTGGTATCATCATTCAAGTCAGAGACCTGCCGTTTCATTTTTCGTGCAGTTATTTCATACACTTTATCTTTTACTTCCATTATTTTTTCTTTCGTCCTCTGGTTGATTATACTGAGAAGCTAGAACCACATCCACATGTAGTTTGTGCTCCTGGGTTATCGATTACAAATCTGTCGCCTTGTAGGCTAGAGATATAATCTACTTTTGCATCTGCTAGATACATGATTGACATACTATCTACTACTAACTTCACGCCATTAGTTTCATAGATACTATCATCATCTTTAAGGTCTTTTTCAAAACCAAAACCGTAACTGAACCCATGGCAACCTCCTCCTTCTACGAACACTCTTAATGCCGTACCAGAAGATTCACCCTGTTCTTTTATAATTTCTTCTACTCTCGTAGCCGCTTTTTCTGTAAAAATCATACTCGCCACACCTTTATGTCTCTGGCTAATTTAGAATATGTTGAATATTTTAAATCAGTATCAGTAGACTGGATTGAATAGTTAACAGGCCCTCCTGTTAGATATTCGTTATTATCTTTACTTTGATACCATTGAAGGCTTTCATCTGGGTAACCAATTCCCAAACTATATGTCAAGTTGTTATCTTCTTTCTTAATGCCGAGAACTTCACCCCATACATCTTGACTGTGTTTTGGTTCTTCAATGTAACCAAAATTCTTACCATAACCAGTAACATAACCCATCATACTTGCACTAAAGGCTACTATGCCACTTGCTATACCAATCGATGTAAATGCATTGTCCCATCTACTTGAAGCATTTGGATCTCTTACACTTCCATCTTTTTCGTTATTACGAATTTCTTCTTCATTCATCTTTCTATTGAAAACAAACAAACAGTTTGCTCCCATTTGTGGGTTTCTTCCGACCCAATCTTTCATACCAGGCAACATTGTAAATCCCCATGAATGTTCCTTGTAGAGATAATCTAATTTTGTTCTATCAGTAACTACATATAAATCAAAAAAACTTTCATCTTGTTTTGATGGTGCCGTAGTTGCTAGATAAATCCAATGATTTATGTGTTCTTCATCTACTTCTTTAGAAAGGTCCCAGTTCCTTTGGCATCTACGTGCTTGATTTATTGCGTGTTTTTCTATGTTTAATCTCTCATTCATACCGTAAAACTCTCTCCACATCCACAACGTGCTTTTTCATTTGGATTACTTACAAGTTCAAAATGCGAACTCATACTCTTAGTATCAGTAACATAATCCAATGTTGCTCCGTCAATAGTGTGAAAATATTTATGTTCTACGAGAATGTCAAAGTCATCGTATTTAATAGCAAAGTCATCTTCTATATTGAATTTTTCGTCAAGTAGAACTTCATACATGAAACCAGTACACCCGGCTGTTTTTATACTTAATCTTGCTTTTTTACCTGGGTTCTGAGATAACCATTTTTTAATTCTTGTTGTGGAATTATCTGTTAAATACAACATAGGTTATCCCCTCCTCAATCTTTTCTTGTTTCGATTTTGCTTCTTGGTGAATTTCTGATATTTCGTAAAATCTATTCAATAATCCACTAGCAGTTTTGTAATTCTGATATGTATCAATGCTTTGTTCTATTTGGTCTTTAATAAACTGAGTTTGGTCTTTTAATTCTTCAATAAAAGAGATAACATCTTCGCTTGTAGTTTGTTCCTCAAGTTGATGTTTTAGTTGATTAATGAAAACCATATCATCAGGTCTAACACCGTCTCTGAAATCATTTTCATGACCTTTTAATTCAAGTAAATATCTTGCACGGGCAATAGGATCTGCCAAGGTTTCGAAAGCCCTGTTGGCAAATGCTAATCTGTCTTGTCCTGTAAATGATGTATCCTTCTTAAGGATTGTTAGAATCTTCTTATAATGTGTCGTAAGACTACGTACACTTATCCCTTGCTTTTCATCAATACCAAAGAACTTGTAGTAGTTCTTTTCTTCAAGACCATATATTCGTTTTATTCCAGACATTTTATATACCTATACTCTAATAATATATCATTTTTCAACTAAAGTCAAGTCGAAAAATCATAGACTTTTCAGCTTTTCCGTTAATTCATGATACGGTCGTAATCTGGGATCGGTTTTTTCCTCTTCGTCAAATCGTAGACCATATCTCCATCCTTCAGCAACACGACTAGAAACCCATCTATTGTGTCGTATTGAAGATAAATCTATTTCGGTCTCACCCTCTGGAATGTCAAATTTTTCACTAGTAGTAATTTCCATAGTAAAATCTTTATCAGTCCAGTTTTGTAATAATTTTAGCACCACTTCTGCTTCGGCTTCTGTTACCGCTCTATTCATACGAAAATCGTATACATGAAAATCGTCCATCATATGATAGACTACTGCGGTACCATCTTCTCTTGGCTCAAATATATTGGCAATAGCTTTCTTAAGAACAGTAATAACACCTTTAATATCGTGTTTGTTCCATTCTTCTTTCATCATTAATCTTATGTGATGTTTAAAGTTTGCCATTATCTTTTCCTAGTATTCCTTAGGGCCTTTTGCCTCTGCTTTTTCTTTTACTGTATCTCTGCTATCTGATGCTTTTACTGTCGTTGATCCACTACGTACTTCAACTTGTTCAAATTTACTTGAACTTGAATTAACGTATAAACCGAACCATGCCGCTCCAGCACCTACGATTACAGATACAAGACCTGCTTGTTGAGTATTTGGGTCTGGTAGTGCCATAAACCATTGCGTAACATCGTACAAAAGATAAATGTACATTGAAATAAATGCTCTAGGAAACAATCTCCATCTGCTAAAATACTCTGGCGCATGCCATATTACTCTTTCTATATTCATTATAATGTTCCTCGCCTTGTTGTTAATACTCTCATCATATGTATTTATCATTTGAGGAAGGCGAAATGTTAGAGATTGAACAGTGTAGCGATAATTATAATGATTATTACTGTGAGTAATTTAGTTAAAAACATCTTTCCGATGCCTTTTCCGGTATCTTTTGCTGGTTGTTTCCATGTTTCCCAACGACCTAATTTAGCCCATTCTTCTTTGGACACCCATAGACCGCCTACATGTTTAAGCCATTGTTTAAAGGATTTGTCTTTATGACGTTTACGTTCTTTATACCACTCTTGTAGTATTTCAAATATATCTTTACTATTCACCGACAACGAACCACTCTATTCTTGAGATATCAAGACCTACTGTGGGTCTGGGTTCGCTATCTATATATTCACATAGTTTTAAGTAAGATTTATCTAAATTTTTAGCATCTCGCATCTCCGCCCAAGACCAAAAATCATCGATATTTAATTTAAAGTGTTCATAACTTTCTATATCTTTTAACCATTGTTTATATTCATGTCTTGTCGGCATAGATAGTGGTGCATGAAGATGTTCGTTTTTATCTTCTATACGCCATTGCAGATTTGCTAAATTTGGAATAACAACTATAGGTTTAACATTTGAAAAATCATCTAGTTCAAGTACTTCATGGGGAGTGGTAGTTTTAACTGCAATATCGTAAGTATCAATAATGCTTTTAACATATGAATTTAAAGGTCTTCTACTTTTCTTATTAATTAAAAAACTACCGTCTTTACCTATATGAAAAGGACCATCTAATTGTCTTGCAATTCCGAATTCTGTTGGTGTAAAGGCGTGAGGTAATTGATAGAAATTTTTGTGTAGATTTATAAAGTGACAAACTACACTCCCATAAGAACCAGGCCAAAAGACTACTGGATAAATCATTACGGAGTATCCGCTACTGAGCCCCAATCATCTGGTATATCAATATTAATCCAATTACTACCGTTATAGCCTTCAAATCTACTAGTAGTTGAATTAAATCTAACCATACCTGATGTTGCTGATCCAGGCCTTTCTGCGGTTGTTCCTACTGGAAATTGCAAAGCGCCTGTAGCCGACGAACCAACTGTACCTGATGCATAAACATCATTCCAAGTTTTAGTACTTGAACCTAAATCATAAGTTGCATCAGCATCGGGAATAATGTTTGAAATAATTTCTGCCGATAGTGCCACTGTATCTGTATCTGCATTACCGAATGTAAGATTACCAGATATAGTTGCATCACCTGTTACTGATAAATCACCAGTCATAGAAACGTTACCATTGAAGGCCGCTGTATTAGATGTTGTATTAACTGTCCAAATATCACCAGTATATCCATCAAATGTTATTGGATTTTGTGCAATACTTCCCCAATCACTAGCAAGACCGCCAGCTACTTCGTGTACTTCCCAATTTGATGTTGATGAATTATATCTTAGAAAATTACCATCAGCTAGACCTGTTAAATCTACGTCTGTTAAATCGTCTAAATTGTCTGCTATTGGATCCCAGGTAGCTGATCCTGTTCTGAATTTTACTGTTTTATCGTTAGTGTCTATCCAGATATCATGTTCTGCGACTGGATATCCTAAAGTAGCGTGAGGATCGTTACCGCCCTGAAAGAGCGTGATGCCTGTTTTACCTATCTTAAAGTAAGGTACACTGGTACCTTTTGCGTTTAATACTACTGCCATTTTTCCCTCAACGTTCTGTTTTTAAAGTCAGCGATTTCTCACTGTCGTTAAGTTATATTGTTACTTATCTATTTATCAAAATATGCTGTAGAGGTAAAAAAAGAGAGCCGATTTCTCGGCTCCCTCTATAAGTGTATTAAGTATTAAACAAATTAGATTTGTTTGTACTCCGCTGTTACCACAACATTACCAGTTGATGGAGACGCCGCAGATCCACCGTTACCGATAGAAGCTGTCAGTGTTGCACCACCTGCCGTTGCTGTTTCATACCCTAGGTCTATAACGTAGATACCACCTTCTGATAGATCCACATCATTAACACCTACTAGTGAGTTTGTACCGTCTGAGACAGTTAACTCATCTGCGCCTACGAATGCTGTAGTCACTTTAGCAGTGATTCTAGAAACGTAGTATGCTTTGCCTGAAACGTTAGCTACAGTACCGATAGCAAACGATGAAGAACCGTTCGCCGCGAATGCCACTCTACGTACACCAAAGTCAACGGAACCAGCCGCCGCACCATCAACATAGTCTTTGGTTGCGAATGCTTTGTTTCCGCCACCTGACATGTCGTATGAACTTGGAGCTAATACAAGACCGTCACCTTTTGGTGCTAGTGTAATGTTAATGTCCGCTGTAGTACCTTCTGAATGAAGTTCTACACCGCCAGTACCATTGTGGAATTCAAAGTTATCAACTGCACTTGCTGTAGCAGTAAATGTAGCGATAGCCTCGTCATCTGCACTTGTAATTTGAACGTTACCGTCAGCAGAGCCGCCGTTACCGCCTTTGATAACAACTGCGCCTGAATCACCAGAAGCAGAACCGTTACCACCTTTAAGTACCAAGTCACCTGCCGCACCAGCTGATGAATCACCACCTGATACAGTTAAGTCAGCATCAGCCTCACCCTGAATTAGGGCTTCACCTGATTGACCTACGATGTAAACGTCACCACCGTTCTGACCTTGTAGATACATATCTACTGAGCCTGAACCTGATGCGTTTTTGGCTGTAAGTGTTAACTTGCCTGCCGCGTTAGTTAAGTCTAGGAATTCAGCAGTTCCAGATGAGGCGTTAGCCGCATCAACAACTTTAACACCTGATGAGTTTCTTACTTGTTGCACATATTCCATTGCAAAAGCAGAACCGTCAGAAGTCATAACCATGTTGTCTGAACTTGCAGAAGTTAAGCCTGTACCACCGTTAGCGATTGGCATAGTTCCTGTTACGTCTGCTGTTAAATCAACTTGAGCATAACCTAACGCACCAGAACCATTTACTTTAAGTACTGTTGAGTTAGAGCCTTTAGCCATTTCAGATACACCTGCTGAACCACTCATAACCATTAATGAGTCTGCCGCATAACCTGATGTATCAGTATGCGTACCACCCATATCTAATGGAAGTTCGTTAGTTAGTGTGATTTCTGAAACTGTTAAGTCGTTGACTGTTAAATCAGCCGCCGCAGTTCCTACTTTCATTTCGAAAGCATCTGTTGTTTCGTTCCAAAGAACAGTTGCGTTGTCAGAAGTACCACGATTTACTTCGATACCACCGTCTTGTGATGGAGCACCAGTTTCATTTGAGTTTAGAACAATAGTGTTGTCTTCGATGTTTACTGTTTCTGATAGAGTAGTAGTTACTGAACCTGAAACTGTTAAGTCACCGTTTACAACTGCATTGCCTGAAACTGTCAATGAAGCTAGAGTTGAAGCACCAGCATCAAGAGTGTTTGTACCTGCATCAATGTTAACACCGAATGTAGCATCTGTATCATCTAATGTGATTTTAGTTGCTGTAGCATTATCATCAATACCTGTTGAAGCAAAGTCAGAGATAGTTCCACCGTCGATTGAGTCACCAGAGATTTGGTCTGCCGCAAGAGTTAGAGTACCTGAAGATACGTCTAATGTTTTGCCTGCGCCAACTGTGATGTCAAAACCACCGATAGTATTACCTGTTGTACCAGCTAAGTTAGCCGCTGAGATTGAACCGCCGTGTACTTTGTCACCATTGATTGAGTCAGCATCTAATGTTAGAGTTTGACCACTCATGTCAACATCTGTACCTGCGATTGAACCACCAGTAATAGTAGCATTGCCTGAGTTTAGGGCTGTTGCTGTTACTGTAGCCAATGAAGCTGTACCACCTGTTAGTGTTACGTTATTTGATGTTAGCGTAGAGAAAGTACCAGCCGCCGAAGTAGCCGCACCGATAATTGTCCCATCAATAGCACCACCATCGAAATCAACAACTGATGAAGTCAAGTTTGCACCTGAAATTGCACCACCTGTGATTTGTGCGTTAGCAGAATTTAGCGTTGAAGCTGTTACTGCCGCTGGAGTTGTACCACCGATAATTGTACCATCAATAGCGCCACCGTTGATATCTGCACTGTCTGTTGCCATAGTTGTGAAAGTTGCCGCCGCTGATGCGTTTGCACCAATTGTTGCGCCGTCAATAGCACCACCATTTAAGTCAACTGAGTCAGAAGTTAATGTTGAGAACGTACCAGCCGCTGATGTACCACCACCGATTGTTGTTCCGTCGATTGCACCGCCGTCGATATCTACTGTACCAGATGTCATTGTGTTGATTGTGATAGCATTAATTGTACCACCTTCAATTTTGTCACCTGAGATTTGGTCGTTTGCTAGAACTAGCGTACCAGCTGATAAATCTGCTGTGTCTGCCGCGCCTAGAGTTACGCCACCAGTTAGAACACCGTCTTTAATAGATGCACCATCGATTGCAACACCGTTACCTACGGAGTTTTCACTAATAGTGTCTACTGAAACTGAACCAGAGAATGTTGCATCTGATCCTGATACTGCGTCTGCGAAAGTGATGCCAGCGCCATTTGTCTTCTCGTTGATTGTATCAACTGAGATAGCGTCCATGACCTGTGAACCAATTAATAAGTCACCTAATGCAGTGCCTACTTTTAGTTCAAATCTATCATCTGTTTCATTCCACTGGAATGTCGCATTGTCGGCTGTACCTCTGTCAATCTCAAGACCAGCTGTACCGGCTGTTACGCCTGCCGCTGTTTCACCGTTGTTTAAAACGATTGAGTTGTCAGTGATTTCAGTATTAGTTGTGTTGATAGATGTCAATGTACCGTTAACTGTCAAGTCACCTGTAACGATTGCGTCCCCTGCCATTGTTACGGCAGTATCTGTAACTGTTATCTGTGTTGAAGTTGCGTTATCATCGATACCTGTTGAAGCGAAGTCAGAAATTGTTCCGCCATCGATTTTGTCGCCTGAAATAGCATCGTTATCAAAAGTCAAAGTTTGACCAGTCATATCGATTGCCGTACCTGCGATTGTGCCGCCTGAAATTGCCGCACCTGCTGTAGTCATAGTTGAGAACGTACCAGCCGCTGATGTAGAAGCACCTATTACAGTGTTGTCTACTGTACCAGCATTGATATCGGCTGTTGTTGCTGTTAAGTCAGCGAATGTAGAAACACCCGTTGCCGCAACACCGGCATCTTTTAGCGTTACACCATCAATTACTACGCCGTTACCTACAGTTTTTTCACTGATTGTATCAACTACTAGAGTATCAGTTGTTGTAGAACCTGCACCTGAGATGCCTGCACCAGCAACGTTAATACCTTGAGTTGTAACGATTAGTGAGTTGAAAGTAATGTCGCCATTAGTAGTGTATGCTTCGATTTCGTCAACATATAATTTACCAGTTACGTTAGCATCTGCAAAAGTGGCATTAGCCGCCGTTGTAGCACCAATAACTGTTGCATCAATGTTACCACCGTTAATATCAGCCGCATCAGTTGTCATTGTTGAGAATGTACCTGCCGCCGATGTAGTTGCACCGATGATTACGTTGTCTATTGCAGAACCAGCCGCACCGTCTACGTCTAGTGTACCGTCAACGTCTAGTGTTTTACCAGCACCAACAGTTATGTCATACTGAGAGATAGATACACCAGCACCACCTTGTAGGTTAGCACCGTCGATTGTACCACCAGAGATAACATCACCTGATAATTGGTCGTTTGCTAGAGTTAAAGTTCCACCTGATAGGTCTACAGTACCACCAGTGATTGCTACTGCGTTAGCATCTTGAGTTGAAATTGTTCCAAGACCCAAGTTTGTTCTTGCAGTACCTTTACCTGATGTTTGTGATGCATCTACACCTAAGCCACCGTTGGCTAAGCCTAGAGCACCTGACACTGCATCTGATGATGTTAGGTTAACTGCGCCATAAGCCACGCCGCCTGAACCATCTGATAATAGTGCTTGACCAGTTGTTGTTGTACCTTTGATTGTTAGTTCGTCTGAACCATCAACCATAATGTAAGTACCATCAACGTTTACGTTTAGAGTATTACCTGATTTTGATAAGGCGTCACCAGCAGTGATTTGACCTGTACCAGTAAATTTAGTAAACACAATGTTTGATGATCCAACTGTAATTGGTCCATCAGTAGTCATTACGTAACCTTGGTCTGAGTTTACAGTACCTTCTTCAACAAAGAAGAATGCACCGACGAATTCGCCAGCCGCGTCCATGTCGGATGCTCTTGTAAGACCACCTGAATCATATTCGTAGATACCGTTTTCGGTTTGAGTTGTTTGATCCTTTAGAAGGATTCTGTCACCAGCATTCAAGTTAACACCGTCCATTGACGATGCTGGAGTGCCGATATTGACAGTACCAGTTGAAGCAACACGCACTGAGTCTTTTACATCAAGACCTTGTGCTACTGAATCAACATAGCTTTTGTTTGCCGCATGGTTGTCCGCTGTAGGAGTTGCTACGTTCATGTTGCCAAGTGTAGTACCGTCAGTTGTTACTTTGAACAGGGAATTACCTGAATCATAAACAACACGACCGCCCGACTTACCGAACTGAACATCAGCACCAATACCACGGATACCAAAGTTTTTAATGTCAGCCATTTTAGTTTCTCCTTAGAATTTAATAGCTATTAAGGTTAAGACATATAATATTGAATATACAATACGCCCATCTATATTTTCTCAATTTTATTTGAAATGTAATTACCGGAAGAAACATCAGTAATGATAAGAGATTAAGAACATCAGGCATGAAGCCCGGTAAAACTCTTACTGATTGTATTTAGCTGTTAGATTAATTATGTTTTATACGTAGTTTATACGTATGTTACTGTGACTTTAACTTCACCAGCATTTGCATTTAGATGTTCTAGTGAACATTTAATCTCTAGTTCAGTTGTACCTTCATAATGAAAGTCTGGAGTTGTTGTATATGATCCTTGACCTTCAACATCATTTTGGTCTTCTGTCATAAATCTACTAGGATCTGCTACAGTACCTATTTCTAATGACGGTACTAAATTATTAGGACCACCCGCATAACCTGATAACGGTGTAACAACTTCTACAAGAACACTTACAACCCTAGAGTTATCTGATATACGACCTAGAGTTACAACTTCTGTAGTACCAAATGATGCACTTGGCATTGTATATGTGTGTGATAAAGAGTTTGCATCTGTAGAAGCACTATCTTGTGTAGCAACGATATTCCATTGTGTACCATCCCATACATGCATAGCCCATTCACCTTGTCCAGTATCAAGAATATAAACACTATCACCTGCTAATTTAACTGGAATAGCATCACGGGCCGCTATATTAGAAACAACTGTAGTTCCTGCTTTACGAACACCTTGCTCAACATTAAGACCAACAGCATATGAACCTGTATGTCCACTTAAGATACCAAAATCATTAGTTGCTGAACCAACTGCATCTTGTAGAATAATTTCACCACCATCTGTTCTTTCTAATTGAAGAACAAAAACATTAGAACTACCTGCATAAGTTAGTCCTAACGATGCACATGAATTCATACCAGCAAAGTTATTATTGTTTGCATCTGGTGATGTATTAACGATAGTTATAGCACTACCTTGTGCTTGACTTATAACTAAGTTACCTGCATTTACTGATGCTGTAATATCAGTAATACCTGCCGCATTAATATCTGCGGCCATATCGTCTGCAATAGCAACTGCCATACCATATGCGGCTTGTCCTGCCGCTGTCGTACTAAAGTTTACTACTGAACCATTGATTGAAGCTGAGAACGGTGCAAACCCACCAATAAGACCGTATGCTGAACCATAAGTTGCAATATCTGATGTTATTTCATTTGGTGCTGGACTTGCCGATGCTGTTACTTTATGGTCGGCTGTTTTTGCATTAATATCTGTGACTGCGTTTTGTACACTTACAACACCTAAACTACTTGTTATAAAAACAATATCTTCACCGTTAATATTCATGGTGTCGCCTGCTGTTGCTTGACCATTAATAACTGTTCCACGTGTAGTACTAGGAACTTCATCTACTAATTTTAAGAAAATAGCAACACCCGTATCTGTTAAAGTTAAATCTCCTGAACCGTCGATTGCAGGATAAACAAAGTCACCTTTGTTTCCTGGTAAACCTGGAACGAAATCAATAACACCATTAGCTGGTCTTAATAAAAATCTATTTGGTCCCGGACCTGGGTGTGTTACTGTACCTACTAATCTTTCAATATTATCTGGTGCCGCTAATTCAAATGCACCTGTTGTTGCATCCATACAAATAACATCACCTTCTTCAAAGCCATTAGCTGTTTGTTCAAGAACATAATTCATTTGAGGATTTAAATATTTGAAACGTGAATTTACGTTTGCATAGAAGTCACTTGAAACGATACCAGTTGGTAGTGGATCCAACATAGGATCACCTTCTTCATTAATTTGAAATACTACTGCACCACCTGGTACGTTAAATATACCTGTACCTGATGCACTTCTGAATGTATTGTATCTGAGTCTATCTTCTACTTGACATTTTACTGTGAATGCTGTTTTTTCAGAAATACTTACAATTTGTAATGCACGACCATCAGTCGCACCTGCGATAAAATCACCTACTACGATATCATAACCGTTAAACTGTCTTGCTGTTCTAGTTAAATGAGAACCATGCTGTATTGTTGTTACAGTCATATTAATTTCCCATCTATAGGCTTTAGCGTTTCCGCCACCGCCCCACCATGGGTCGCCTTTACCATCATCGTACTCCCAATTTGCTAAGGGAGTTGCTGTTAAGACGTTGCAGGGAAGAACTTTAGCCGGGACGTTTAGGTCGATTGCACTAGTCTTATAATTAATCGCCATTCAAAGTATTCCTATTCTTACATCATTGTAAACATGATCCATGCATGAGTATCAGTACCAAATGAACGAGAAGCGCCTGTGTCTGCTTCTCTAAGTTTTAATGTTACTACTGATGAGCCTAGTGAACCGAACGCTGTCGGAGAACCAGCTACCCCACCACCTGCTACTGTACGAGTTGAAATATCTTTGTTCAGTGGCATGATAACATATTGGTTAGATGCTCTTGCATATCCATATATTAATATATTAGCTGGCGGATAACTATGACCTGAGAAAGTAATCTCTACGTCACCGCCTGTAGTTGATAAAATTGTTGCACTTACACCAGTTGAAGCATTTGAGATTGAACTCAAGCTACCATTAGTTGCATAGTTTAACTTAAATCGTTCAGTAGAAGTTCCACCTCCACCTCCGCCACCGCCTGACGGCGCCGCTGGTGCATATGATGAGCTTCCGCTGTTCCATGTTAATACATCACCATTGTTTGGTGTATCTGTAGAAACATCTGATAATTCTGTAATTGATTCACTTGTTAAATCTGCCGCACTTGCCGAAGCCGCTACAAATTTAGTACCATCCCATTCTAAGTATTGACCTGCTGAGATACCTGAAATGTTAACATCGTTTAAGTCTCCAACAGAAGAACTTGATAAGTTTGGTGTTCCACCTGCCGCCGCCGGTGCCCACTCTGATCCTGTCCAAGATAGAACTTGACCTGAACTTGGTGCTGTTGCAGAAACATTTTGTAAATCACCAATATTTGCATTCAAAGAGAATGTGTTAGTGTTTAATTGTAAACCTGTACCTGCTGTATAAGATGTACCACCTAGTAAGTTACCTGCATCTGTTAAGTCATCAACATCTGTAGGAATAGTTGGTTTATTCTTAATATTTGTGTAGTCCATTACATCTTGGCTGTTAAACATCAAGTTTGAACCTGTTGTATTAAGAGTGTTGTCACCAATGTATAATGAGTTATCACTTAAGAATAAGTGTCTAATTTTGTTACTTGCACTACCAATATCATATGTAGCATTTGTATCTGGTAAGATATGAAAATCAAATTGACCCATGTATGTTTCAACATCTGAGTCACCATATGATGATCCGCCACCTGATACAGTAGAGAAACTAAAGTTACCAGAACCGTCAGTTGTAAGAACTTGACCAGTAGTACCTGAAGGCATAGTTAAATCACTTAATGCACTTGGTATAGTAGGTGCACCTGTTAAAGATGAATATGCTCCATCGAATAACGAAGGTGTATTAGTTAAGTTATTATAGTCGCCATCGAATGTACTATACGTTGAAAGATCCGGTGGAGTAAATGTGAATTGTCCTGATGCACTATTATAAGCTAATGACCCACCGCCATTTGCTGTACCATTTGAAACACTTAATGCATTCAATGTTACAATACTTGGTTTATTAGTCAAGTCATCGTAATCACCACTGAATGTGCTGTAGCTTGATAAATCTGCTGGAGCAAATGTAAATGCACCTGTAGAACTATTGTAAGCTAATCCACCACTACCTGATGCCGCGCCTGTTGAAACTGAAATTGCGTTTCTGGCATCTGCATCTGTATAAGTAGTACCTACATTTGTGTTCTCAATCGTAATTGGAGCACCTGGTGTCGGTGATGGTAGAATATTAATACCTGGACCAGCTTGTAGTAATACGTTTACTCTATTATCTACTAATGCATCTGTGTAATAAAGATTTGTTGCACCACCCGGTAAATCATCTGTAGATTTAGAATTGAAATTTGAATCAAATCTTGCTGTAGTATAGTAATAATTTGAAGAACCTTCTGCTACATCATCTGTTGTTGATATTGAAAATTCATTTTCTGGTTCAAATTGACTTGCTGATGAATTCCATTTTAGAACTTGACCGTTAGTAATACCTGATGTGTCTACATCCAGTAAGTCAGTCATCGCCGCATTTAATGTGAATAAACCTAAAGTATTATTGTATTGTAAACCAACGCCTGCACTTAAATCTGTTAGAGATATACCTGCACCACCTGTAGCAGTTGAGTCTGCCGCCGGTGACCATTCTGTACCTGTCCATTTTAAAACATGACCAGTAGTTGGTGTAGCTGTACTTACGTTTGATAAATCACCTAGTGATATATCTAAATTTTGAATTGTTGCACCATTGAAATCTACTGTACCTGAGAATGATGAAGATCCGTTTGATGAGATATTACCACCGAACCCTGCTGAGCCACTTGTATTATCAAGTAGAACATTGCCGTTAGTATCGTATATGTTACCTTCAAATGCTTGAGCCTGAACTGTTCCTGTCGATTGAATACCTGCAAACTGTACATTATCTGTAGTAGAAAGTGCTTGGTTAGATGTAGGTATATTTACTGTCTGATTTTCCCAATCACCTGATGTATTATTATATACTAAGAACTGACCATCTGTTGTGCCTGTTACTGTAACGTCACTTAAATCATCAATAGTTTGAACATTTGATGAACCAGCTAAATTTGATAAGTCTACAGTGTTACCATTTGCTATAGTTAATATATTGGTTGAAGTATTAAATGATAAAGTTTGATTATCTGTATCTGTAAACATACCAGCAAAATCAACTGTATTTTGTCCTGAAATTGTTAACTGCGTTCCGCTTAATGCTAGAGTTTGTGAACCTCCACCTAGTAAACTATTTGTGTCTGTCAAATCTGAAACATCTGCCGGTATATTGGCTTCATTAGCTAATGGTACCCAGTTACCTGCATGAGCAAAATATCCTTTGCCGGTTGCGTGAACATGAGCAAACATACCGTGGTATGTAGTTGCACTTGGTAAATCACCTAATGTAGCATAAACGTTAGCAAATAAAACTTTATTGCCACCCATATCTAAATCTGAACTTGTTACAGCCGAATTAGCAGGTTGTGGTTCCCATTGACTATTAATTTGTGACCAAGTTAATACTTCACCGTTTTGCGGGACATTAGCCATCATTCCGCCAACGCCACCTGCATCTACATCTGATAAATCAGCTAATTGTGATGCACCGCCACCGCCTGCTAGAGTTGATAAATCTACAGTATTACCATTAGCGATTGTTAATATGTTTGTGCCTGTATTAAAAGATAATGTTTGATTATCTGTGTCTGTAAACATACCTGCGAAATCAACTGTGTTACCACTTGATATCGTAAGTTGTGTTCCAGCTAATGTTAAACTCTGTGGTGTGCCTGCTAGTAAACTACTTGTATCTGTTAAGTCTGATACGTCTGCTGGTATTGTAGGCTTATTAGATAGATTATTATAATCAGTACTGATAAGTGAACCTATGTCAACTGAGTTACCAGAAGAAATTGCTATCTGTGTACCGTTTAATGCAAGTGTTTGTGGTGTAGAACTTCCTCCACCTCCTGCACCTTGTGGGTCAGCCGCTAACCATTGACTACCGTTATATGTTAAAACTTGTCCTGCATTACCTGTTACTGTAAGAGTATCAGCCGCTACCGCAGTACCTTGAAAAGTTTCAGCGTAAATGTCGTTAAATTTGAATGTTGCAGAACCAATATCAAATGTATTTGTTACTGTCGGAACAGTTGATTGGTCTAATCTTACGAATGGGTCATCATCATTATATGATGGTAATGTAATTGTGTTACCACCTGATATTGTAAGTGATTGACCTAATAAAGAAAGAGTTTGTGGGACGCCTGCGCCTCCACCGCCTCCACCACCTGTTGGTTGTGAAGCAACCCATGTTGAACCATTCCATGTTAATACTTCGCCTTGTGCAGAACCTACAATAGTAAGATTGTCTGCTAGTAAGGCTGTACCTTGGAATGTTTCAGCGTAAATATCGTTAAATCTTTTTAATGAAGAACCTATATCAAAAGTATTATCAACAGTAGGAATACTATGAGCATCTAATCTGATATATTTTGAATCTGTTTCTGCTTTTGAATATACGTCTAAGTTTGTTCTTGCTGTTGTAGTGTCGGCTACATCGGATAAATTATTTGCAATCTCTAACATGCCATTGACATTTGCTGTTAAGTCAATAGTTAGAGTATCATTTGCTTCTGAGATAGAAAGGCCAGTTCCAACTGTAATACTCTTTGTTTCAAGTGTAGTTCCTGCTGTATTGTTGCCTTTTATAAGTCCTAGACCAGTACCTAAGTTTGTACCGTCTGTTAATCCTGATTGTGAGGCTCCTGCTACATCAAGTACTAATGCAGTACCGTTGTCTGTAATAGTTAAATTCGTGCCGGCTATAATACTTTTTAATTCTAGGGCTGTGCCTGTAGCCTGTCCTAATCCAACTCCAGTACCTGTATTAAGTACAGTAGTTAAACCAGCGCCTCCAGTTGCACCCGTATTAGTTGCGTTTACAAACGCATTTTCACTAGCATCATAAACTAAAATTTGGCTATCCGACAAATTGCCAACTAGTTTAAATGTAGGACTAAATGGTTGTGCGTTAATGCTCATATCTGTGTTCCTTTAGTAATTCAAAAAGATTTTCTCTATATAACCTGCTTGAGTAAAATCTGATATACCCAATGAAGTTCTATCTAAAGATGCTCTTAAATAAACTAAGTTAGCCACGAATGTGAAGCCTTCAACTCCTGTGAAATTTGTGTAGTCTTTATATGGTAATCCGCTAAAAAGTATGTCAAACCAATCATCTTCTGTTGGATTAGTTGCCAATGTTCCTTGTATTTTAACTCTTCCCGATAATGCTTGTCCGTAAATAGCTACTGTATGTATCCCATCTGTATAACCGTAATAGCTATCACCAGGGACTGCATTTCCAGTAGTATCTAATTCAAGACTACCTGTTTGTGGTAAAAGTGTAACTGTTTTACGTGCCATATATTCTTCAACCCTTCGTAATTAACCTGTATAGTTTGTTCAATAATAACTATACTTATTTATCTAAATCACTTAATAGCACGGCTTTTGTTATGGTACCAATACACTCACTTGCAACGAAAGTTAGCAAGTCTGCATCGATTTTATCTAGGCAATATATAGCATATAGCTGATATTGGTGATGAATATGTCTTTTCTTTTGATGTGTTCGTAAATAGACAGGGTCATATCGTTTCATATTAGAGTTGAGTCTATAATTTGTATTATGTGCGTACATTTTATATAAATCATGCCCTGTATGGTCAATGAAATCTCTGTTAGGTTTGAATACTATCTTATATTTGTATGTTTTGAACCATAGATTATTTTTTAGTTCTACTCTACGGTCAAAACTATCCAATACTTCTTTGAGATTTTCAACTAGTGGTTCAGCGTAAGATTTGTGTAAATCTACATATCTATTTCTAGCTTCTTCGTAGTCTGATTTATACTTAAAATAAGCATGTGTATGAGCACCATTATTGAATTTTATGTCTTTAAATTTTCTTAAGAAATTATAACAATTAACTCTAACAGATTTTTCTTCATCTGTTGATGGCATGTCAAACCACCATTCATTGATTGCGTTTGGATTGCTTTCAAAATGTCTTTTGAAAAACAAACTGTCTTTGTCTGGAAATCCGTAGAGTCTTTTGTATGTTATTTTGTACGGGTGTGTTCCATAAAATAATTTAGCTACTTTCTCAGTATACAAACTCAATCCTATCATCTACAATTTTGATAGTTACCAGTCCACCATCAACAAGTTTACCAAATAATATTTCTTTTGATAACGGCTTTTTAATGTAATCGTTGACTACACGTTGTAAAGGTCTCGCTCCCATATCAGGTTGATATCCTTTATTTCTCAGCCATGTTTTTGCTTTTGCTGATAATTTAATAGTTACATTTTTATCTGATAACATTTCATTAATTTCTTTGATTGTTTTGGTAACAATCATGTCTATATGTTCACGTTCTAATGAAACAAATTCAACCATTGCGTCAAGTCTATTTCTAAACTCTGGTGTAAAGAATTTCTTAACTGCTTCGTATGAAGCACCTTCATTTGAATTCGTGAACCCTATAGCACTCTTAGATTGTTGTGCCGCTCCTAAGTTACTAGTCATTATAAGAATAACATTGCTAAAGTCTGCTGTTTTACCAGTTGAACTAGTCAAACGACCATCGTCCATAACTTGTAATAAGAGGTTCATTACACTTGGGTGGGCTTTCTCAACTTCGTCTAATAGAACAACACAATTAGGTGTTTCATCTACATCACTGATTAGTTGTCCAGCACCAGCCCCGCCGTCGGCGTGTCCTACGTACCCTGGAGGGGCACCGATAAGTTTAGATACAGAATGTTGTTCCATGTATTCTGACATATCGTACTTTCTAAGTTTAACATCAAGATTTTCTGCTAACTGTCTACACAATTCAGTTTTACCTGTTCCTGTTGGACCTACAAACAAGAATGAACCAATAGGTTTATTTCTTGCTCTCATACCTGATTTAGATACGAGTATAGATTCAACTAATGAACCAACTGCTTTGTCTTGTCCAAATAGTTTTGTCTTAATATTTTCTTCTAGTTTTTCATAGTTTGCATTTTGTTTTGCATCTATCATTTCTAAAGGAATTCTTGTAATTTTTGAAATAGCTTGTTCTATTTCTGCCTTATTAATTTTGCCCTTGTGCTTGTGTAACTTTGCTCTTGCACCTGCTACATCAAGGACATCAATCGCTCTATCAGGATTGAACTTACCATGCATATATCTTTCTGCTAATTCAACTGCTAAGTCTATAGACTCGTTTGTGTATTCAACTTCGTGATATGCTTCGTAATATTGTTTCAAGCCTTTCAAAATTAATTTTGTATTTTCTTTGTTTGGTTGTTCAATAACTAGTTTTTGAAAACGTCTTTGTAATGCTCTATCTTTTTCAAAGTTTTCTCTGTATTCTTCACTTGTTGTTGCACCAATACAATGTAATTTACCACTTGCTAACAGTGGTTTTAATAAGTTTGCAATATCTATGTTAGACCCACCTGCCGAACCTGCACCCATAATCATATGAATTTCATCAATGAATAATATTACATTATCTTTACTTGACAGTTGGTCAAATACTGCTTTCGCTCTTTCTTCAAATTCACCACGATACTTTGTACCTGCTACAAGCGATGTAACATCTAGTGAATAAACTGTTTTGTCTTTTAATATCTCTGGTACATGACCTTCGCCAATCATCAATGCAAGACCTTCTGCTATTGCAGTTTTACCTACTCCAGGTTCACCTACAATAATAGCATTATTCTTTTTACGTCTTGCTAGTACCTCTGTTAATTCAATTAACTCATCTTCCCGTCCAATAACTGGATCAATTACTCCGTCTAATGCTTGTTGATTTAAATCTAAACAATAGTCTTCAAATCTTACTGGTGCTCCTTGACCCGGAGGACCTGCCATGTCTCTACCTTGTTGCGTACCGTAATATTCTTTTCTTAGAATATCGATTGCTTTATCTCTTGTTACACCTGATTGTTTTAGAATGTAATAAGCAGTAGAACCATTTTCACTCAATAGAGAAACAAATATATCTCTTACTTGAAGTTTAGAACGACCACTAAAGATTACCTGTGTTACTGCACGATTGAAAACACGGTCTAATGATAGAGTTTTTCTAGGTACACTATTATCTTCACCTTTTGTAATATCATCACGTTCATTTAGATACTTTTCTAGTTCTTCTAAAATAAATCTAACGTCACATTTCATTTTCGTAAGCATGTCGCTAACATCTTGTTCTTCTATAATTGAATATAAAAGATGTTCTAGTGTCACATATTCATGTGCTAAAGAATTTGCATGTTGTACGGCACGTTCAATCGAAACATTTACTCTATCTGCTTTACTCATTGTCTTCCTTGAATTTTATTTTAAGTGACAAGTCACCTAGTATTTTTTTAACAACAATAGTATCATTAATTCTAGTCTCATAAGGAACCATTACATCGAAAGGAACATCCTGACACATGAATGTTTGTCTAGTGCCTAAGATTAAAGATAAGTCTTGCTTTGTTATAGGGACTGTTATGCTGAGTGTCCTTACAACACCATTATCGGGTTTTTTATCTTTTAACTGTATATAAGCAAGTCGTACCTTATCAAATGTTTCTCTGTCACCGTCACCAGTGTCAGGATGATGCTTCTTCATAAGCCTTTTGTAAGACTGTCTGATATCATCTGTTGTAGAATATTTATCGATTTTTAAAACTGAGTATGGATTGTCTGTCATTTGAGAAAATTAGAAAGAAAGCCATCTTCCTTATCGACTTCAATTTCTACTTCGCTTTGTGAATTGATTTCTTCAAGGGTCTTATCTGCTTCTTCGTAATATTCTCTATACGCAACTATGACTGATTGTTGTTGGTCTAATAATTCTAAAATGTCTGCTATGTTGAATGATAACTTTTCATAGTCTTCTGCATCTAACCCAAAAATAACAATGGCTTTACCGTCTTTTTCTAACTTAGCGAATTCTTCTTCAACGTTTTCTCTTGTCATTACAATAAAGTCAACGTTACGCATATTCAATGTTTTTGTTTCAGGCAAAATTAACTCAGGCCGCTCAACTGGTTTGGGCGTATATGTTACTGATTTTGGAACTGACCCGCAACTAGTTAATAGGAACGTAGTTAGGGTTAGCAATATCAGGACATGTGGTATTTGCTTTACTTTTCTTAGTAACATTTATTTCTTCCTCGGTTAGTGGTGAACCACTTACTATTTCTAAACATCTTAACATATCTTTAGTACCTTTGTCAACTATTTTATCGATTAATCCTGGTTTTTGTTCAGCCAAGTAAGGTAAATCATGTTCTTTTAGTTTATTTTCTAAGCCTTTTACACGACCATTAGCCGCCGCAAATTGCTCAGTAACCTTAGTAAATTTTTCTTGTACTAACTCTAGGTCTTTCATTGTTTTCTCTAAAGCGGCTTGTGTCTCTTGTTGAGCCATTTCTGCTCTAGCGGCATTTTCGGCATATATTCTTATTTGATTCTGTGTATATTCATAATACTTAAATAATCCAAATCCAACCGCGGCTAGAATACCTGCGATTATTAGATATTTTTTGATTCTATAAAAAAACATATTATTTGTACCTAAAAGTTATGCGACCCTTTGTTATATCATAAGGAGTCACTTCAATTTTAACTCTATCATGCAGAATAACCTTAATGTTATTCTTTCTCATTTTTCCAGATAACATACCATCAATTATATGACCGTTATCTAATTTGACCTTGAAACATCCGGGAGTGATATCTACTACATCACCTTCAAATTCCATAGCGGGTTCTCTGGCCATTAATTCTTTTTTAGATACCCTTCAATTTCATCTGCTTTTATTGATACTGTTTTGCCACCATAAAATTCTAGTGACCAATCATCACAACTGCAAATACGAGCAACATCATCTAATAGTTCTAAAGTAGTTTTCATTATGTTTTCATTCTTCATTTCAACAAATACTAAGTAGTGACCATCATCGTCTGCATTCGGAGATACTTCGGTATCTAAAATATCAACAACACCTTTTTCCATAAATGTTGCTAGGTCTTGAGCAGGTTTATCATCTTTTACATAGAATGCTACAACAATAACATCTTCTTCGTTTCCTGTTTTAGGTTCGAACTCAGCTATTGAAATTCTATTTGATACTAGACCTTTCAAATCGTTATGTCCTACGCCTTCTATAATTTGCTCAAACTTCATAATTAAATATCCTGTTGCTGATTGGTAGCATCATCAAGTCCTTGTACTTCTGCATTACCTAATGCTTCTGTATCTACTTTGATGTCACCAACTGCCATTTCTTCGTCTGTAAACTCATCTACAAACTTACGTGGCATTAAAATATCAATTAACCAAACTGTGTCAGATTTCAGTTTTGGTTTACCATTGCCATCTAAATCTTCTGGCGATTTTGGAGTAATTGGTGTCTTTAGTACTGCTTGTTCATATTTGACTTCACAGCCTAATTTAGTTAATCTTAATCCTGCTCTTGGGTCAGGCATATCATCATATTGATACATTACTTTAACGTGTAACCAATAACGTGATAGCTTTGGTCCCATAGCGATTTCACCTTTAGACCAATTCTTATAAGCATACATGCCAACTTCGTCCAATACTTTTTCAAATTCAAGTAGAACGTCTAACAATGTGCCATTTTTGTCGACATTTCTTATATTGTCAATAATATCATTTGAGTTTACATCTGACATGCTTTTCTCCATAATCTTCATACATATCTATTTATCTTTTTTGTAACAAAGAAAATTTATTTTCTTATTTTAGCAGTATTGCTAGTTATTTGCAACCTAAAAAAGATAAGTAATATTGAGTGTAATGCTCATTCTGAAAATCCCTCTTTAAGGAGGAAAACACATGGCACGAAAAAAACGTGTTGAAAAACATAACAACAAAGCACAGAGCCGTAGCAACGATTACGGTGTAATCCCGCTACATAAAAAAACAATTCCAACTATTTTACCCAGAAACGTATCACAAGAAGACTATCTATATCAGTTAGCTAATCCAGATAATAATATTGTATTTGCGATTGGTCCTGCTGGTACAGGTAAAACACTCCTGTGTACGCAAATGGGAATAAAAGCATTCATGGAAAGAGAGGTGAAAAAAATAGTTATAACTCGTCCTGCAGTATCAGTTGACGAGCAACATGGGTTCTTACCCGGTGATTTAAACGAAAAGATGTCACCATGGACTAGGCCTATATTTGATATATTTGAGAAGCATTTTACGATGCAACAAATCGAAATGATGCTCACAGAAAATTTGATTGAGATAGCCCCATTAGCATATATGCGTGGTCGTACATTTGAAAACTCGTGGATCATTGCAGACGAAATGCAAAACGCAACGAAATCTCAAATGAAGATGTTACTAACCCGAATAGGTGTTAATACAAAGATGATAGTAACCGGCGACCTAAAGCAACATGACAGAGGATTTTCAGAAAACGGTCTTTCAGATTTTGTAGAACTTGTGAACAATTATGAAAAAGCAAAATTAAATCATATTAGTATTAGTAGATTTGATTTAATGGATGTGGAGAGGCATCCTGCAGTTACAGAAGTTCTAAAAATTTACGGAGAAGACGATTAAAAGTGGTGAGGGAGTTCGCTCCCTCATTATTTTACAATAATATCTACAATCTCAGCCCAAGTATCAACAACTGGAATCATACCATCACTTGTCATTTCTGAATTGTGTTGGTGACTAATAAGAATTGGTTGTAATCCATATTTTAGTCCACAAAGTGCATTCTCAGTTTTATCTTCTATCCAGTAATAACCGGTATCAGTGTAAGGCTCAAGTCCTTCGTCTTTATCTGCACCAGTATCTAAACATACTAGTTTAGTAAACGCACCTTTTCCAAATACATTATCTAAATTCTGTTGTCTTAATGCTTTTGTGTTTTCATCTAAACTCAATGAAGTTACACAATGAAATTCGTATCCTGCTTCTACAAGTTTAGCAACACCACTTCTTGCATCACGTAGAACAGGCAGAGTAGCCATCCATGAACTATTATTAAATTCTTTAATCAGCTTTTTTACTTCTTTCTTTTTCATAGCAAATACATCTGCCATGTCGTAAACACCTACATTATGTGCATCATATCCTCTTGATTTCATCCACTCATAGAAAGAGTTTTCCCAATCGAGGAGGACTCCGTCACAGTCTGTCACAATAATTTTATTCATGTTTGATTACTTTTCTTTCTGATTACTTAAACAGTATAGCACTGCTTATATGATTTGTCAAGTAAAATCACACTTTTTCTCTAGTTACAAGGCGCCACATTTCAGGCAATGCAGTCTTAATGTCTTTGCCTCTTCGTTTGTCTAACAATACAGAATACTTATGAAAGTCAAGTATATCTTTTTTGCTTGGCTCTTGCTCTATTAATGATTTACCTTTACGTACAACTTCTTTTAACATACGTATTGCACTCATGTTCCAATGATTACCTTGTTCATAGTGCTTATCTTTTATATCATTCAACCATATCTCAATTCGTCTAAACAAATCTTTATCTCCTTCACCATTATTATGATGAGGAAAAAGTTTTGGTTGAAGATAACTAGGGTCTAATACATTATTAAGATAAATGTTTATACCAGTTCCCTTGTCGATTAATAATGCCTTTTGAATATTCTCTCCTCTTATTTCTAGGCATAAGTCAATCCACCACTGAAACATTTCTGGAATGTGATTGGCGTTATACACACTCAGAGTAGGTTCCCATTTTACTTGGATACCTTCATGCTCCATTGACAGTTCCATCCACCTTCTGGCGGTTGCGTTTACAGTTTCCCAAGAACTTAAATGTCTCGTATAGTCATTTACTTCCTCGGTTCCGTCAATACTTAATGAAATTCTTACTCTTTTAAATTGTGATAGTCTACTAATGATTTTATCTTTAGGTATCCAACTTGCATTTGTAAAAATTTGTAACTCTATATTTTTTGAATAGCCTGTTTCAATAATAAAGTCTACGATGCTTAAAAACTTTGGGTGTAGCATTGGTTCACCACCAACAAACTTTATTCTATTAACATGTTCATAATCTGCTTTGTCATATTCTATTTCTAATTTTGTATCAGATTTAAATACACCCCTATCGAAACCTTTTTCTTGTTTTAACCATCTATCATCTTCTTCCCATTTCGTACTCAACGATGAATTACATATATTACATGCCAAATTACAATAGTTACCTAAATTCATTTCAAGATATGTTAATTTAGTTGATTGTACGTATTTTAATACATCTGCCCAATCTCCTTGACTATCATGTGTTAATCCTGCTTCAACTTTCTGGTCAAGCATTACTTCATTTGCTTGATTACGTAATGAGTATATACCCTTTTCTTCTTCCTCATAACATTTCCAACAACCAGGATCCTTTATACCAGCTAATGAGTTTTTTCTTAATGTCTCCCATTTATCTGAAAGTAAAGTTTCTTTAAAAGTTCTTACAGATTCATATGGGTGAGCAAAACTTTTTGTTTCTGAGCCAGGTTTAGTACTATACCTACAACAAGGAGTTGCTAGTCTACCATTCCAAAGTGCAATGTGATTGAAGAAATATTTGCAATAAGTTTTAGTTGAATCTGCCATTACTTTTTCTTCTTTAATATTACTCTGAATGCACCTGTGTTTCTATCTAATCTTCTAGTTTCTCTCACGTAAGGATCCGCTTCACACCATTTTTCAAACTCTTTTGACATTTCTCCATGTCCGACAATAACGATGATTTGTTTATGACCATATAAATATGCCTCTTGTGTTGACTTACGAAAACGTTTCCAACCTTCATGAACAAAAAGTCCGTGTAAATCTACTTTATTATGCATGAAGATTCTTATCCCACATAAACTTGGCAGACATCATATTTAGTCTGCTACTATCTGGTGATAAGATAACATACGGTAATCTTTCGTTAACAAAGAATATCTTTTTACGATTTAATTGAAAACTTTTTCCCTCTACTCTTATTTCTGCTGAACCTGATGTAACTAGAAAGAACAAACCTGTTGGATTTGTGTAATCTACATTCATCTTAGATTCAGTTTGAAAAGGTTCTGGGAAAGTATCTGCATTAATATCAGATATATCGGTCTTTAGTATTTGGTTGAGGTGGTCTACAATCGTCTTTGCTTCGCTTGTATCACCTGAAACAACCATTTGATTAATTTTGAGAGCAATAGCATCTGATATGGTGCCCATAATTTGTGTTGTAGGCATCTTATGTTCTGCATTAAACTTATCTCTTATTATTTTACTCATTTTATATTAATCTGTTCTTTATAAAACTTGTTGTATTCTCTTTTTTTAAAATTTACTTGGTTAGTCATTAAATATGCACAAAGGTCTGTGACTTTTTCTTCAATCATATCAGGATGAATACAAATATAGTTGCCTTCTAGTTTAGTTAAAAACTTATATATTTCATCATTGATATCTTGTGTGTTATATCTCCAGTTTCTCCTGCTCCATATCTTCATTTCCTTAGGAGATTCTGCATTATACTTACCTTTGTTAGTACCATTCTGTAAACAATCATATGGCTTAGTTAAGCAAACTATATTGTAATCACCTGAGTTTAATTTGTCGAATTGAAAGAACCCGTCTTTGTCCCAATCAAATGTTTTGTATTCGTACGGTAACATATTACCGATGAAGTCTTGAATGCCGTCTTCATAGTCATATATATGTATAATAGCCATGTATTACTCTGTAGGTTGTTCCTCTGATGCTCCCTTATTAATTAATCCACCCTCTTTGCACTCTTTTACAAACGCATTGAAGTGTTGTGGGTACTTAATCATAACATGTTGAACTATCTTATTATAGTCTTTTGTTTCAGCGGAGTTCTTTTCAATCTTAGCATCTGTAAGATTGATAATTGTTGTGGAATGATCCCAATAACGTTTACGTAATCTTGTAACGAAATAGCAATCTTCCATCATTGTCCATTTTCCCTTTTTACCAAAATCTTTCATGGAGGTATTCTCTCCATCAGCGGGTCTAAACGTGTGGGCTAAAACTATATATGCTTTCTTTGCCATTATTCTATCGTAATCTTTAAGTCTTTATTAACTACTAACTTATTTTTATTAGTAATATTTATCATTGCTAGAAACCACTCATCATTGATAAGGCTACTGCTTGGATTTGAACATTCATTCATAACTTTTTGTAAAACACTTTCTTTATAACCTGATGGATTGGGATCTCCTAAGATTATGTAATTGTATTTGCCTTCTGATATTTCTGTATCCCAATGTTTTATAGCACCGGGCAAATCATTAGTTGTATTCAATGCTATTCTTAACCCATCAACTGTATCATATAAAGACTTAAACGGATTAACCGGCTGTTTGTCCTCACATAATGCAATGATTATTCTGTATAACATTAACTTATATTGAGATTGTATTCCTTCCGGAATAATTACCTTGGGTGTGTACATTACTTTGCTATGTATTGTAACTCTAATAATGTCGCACTTAGATTAATCTCAGGATCAGCAACTAGTGAATGATTTACTAAACCATCACGTATACACATCAATGCTTTACCTCTTTTCATTTCATCATCGCCAAACCAATCTAAATTCTCATATAGTTTACGATACACTCCTTCATATTCTTCTGCACGTGCTTTTGATACAATCAATTTACGTGCCTCTGCTACTTTACCTAACTGAAACAATGCCACATATTCAAGTATCCAATCACTCTCACCACTTTCACCTTGACCAGGTTGTTGCAAAGCACCATCAACAATATTTTGTTGAACCATATTGATACATTTACGTAAATCAGGATATGCTGACCTAACATAAACGTCAAGTATTTCTAAATCTGGTTGAATGTTTTCTGTAATAAGAATTTCAGCAACACGGGCTGTGAACTCATTCGTATCTAGTTTTTCAATATGATAACCTTGACAACGTGAATGAATTGCTGGAATAACTTTGTTTGGATAATTACATGTTAGAATAAATCTACATGTTGAAGAATACGTCTCCATCATATTACGTAGAATTGCTTGTGCATTTTGAGATAGATAATCTGCCTCATCTAGTAAGACATATTTAAAATCACCTGAAAAAGGAAGTGAACTAGCAAATCCATTAATCTTTGTACGCATTGTGTCTACGTTATTTTCACTTGATGCATTGATGAACATTACATCACCATCATCAACTTGTAATTCTTTTAGAAGAACTTTTGCTAATGTAGTTTTACCTGTTCCTGCTGAACCCGAAAATAATAGATGTGGTATAGCACCACTTTCTACCCAACTTTGTACTTGATGTTTCTGTTTATCGTCCCTAAAAACATACTGACCTATACTACTTGGTCTGTATTTTTCTACCCATAATTCTTTCAAGTTCAACTCCGTTTTCTTTTATAAAATCTTTTGCTTTACCATTTAAAGTTTCATCTTCTGTCAAAGGCGGTTGCCATACGATATCCTTTTGGAATTTCGCTTCTTTTAAAACTTCATTTATTTTAAGTCCTTTTGTAAACTTTGTCAACACCTATTCCTCTTTGTCCCATGGCATTGGATTATTAAGTTGATGATAATATTCTTTCTTTAGTTGAATCATTGCACGAAATGGAACTCTATGTTCATGACATGCCCTACCTGCGGCTGATATTCTTACGAATCTTTGTCCTTCTCTATTCTTAGGACCAATGAACATTTCAACACCCTTTGCTTTTCCAACCCATTCATTTTGCCAGTTTTCAATCATATCATCAAACTCTGCTTTATCCCAATAATATGTCATAGCAAAGTTATCAGTAACACGTACTGTCATTTTCAAACGTTCTCTGTGTTTGAAATAATATATTTTGATATCTTTTCCGAAAGGTTTGATATAATCGAATTGTTTTGAGAACTTATCCATTCTCTCAAAGAGAGCATCTAAGTTCTCAGACTCTTTGTTTTCACTCATACGAAATTTTCTATTCCACTGTCTTGACCTAACCACTCTTGCTCTCTGACTTCTTCAATTCTGTGATGTCGATATGCATTAGGTCTTGTTTCTCTAATTGTTTCTAAATGTGCATTTGCCTCTTCTAATGTTTCGAATCTAGCAACTACTACTTCATTTTCAACTCTCGGTGTGTAAATAATTTCAAAAGACATGTTGTTTCCTATTCGTCTATTTTTGCAAATTCTATTTGTGGTTTTCCTTTTTCGTCAATCGTATGACCTTTTACTTTGAGATATCCGTTATGATGAAGCATATCAATCATACCTCCAGCACCTTGCTCTCGTCCTACGTCTTTACCTTTTAAATATCCCATATAAAATAACACTAAACCGAAAAAAACGGCAATGTATCCTGGGTTTATACCTAAATCCATAAGTTTCTCCTATGAGTTATATAGATAATAATAACATTAAACAAACTCGGTGTCAAGTGTTATTTCTTCAATTTTTGTATTTCTTGCGAATTAGCGGCTATCTTATCATCTTGTACTTTATCGATAAGTGACTTCATCTTTTGTGCTTTTTCCTCATCAGTGTCAACGTGTAAGTCTTTTTTGATAACTTTTTCTAGTTTTAGTACTGGAATTCTTTCATTTGGAACATATCTCCACGTATATCCTCTCTCAGAATATACACCAAATACTGTCTGTCTTGCACCAATCTTTACAATCATTGCTAGTTCGCCATCAAGTAGAACCTCATCGCCTTCATTAAATGCTGGATCCATTTTGAATTTTAAGCCTTTTGCTAATCCTGTAGCAAAATCTTTAAACCAAATAGCAACAACCAAAGATATTAAGACACCAATCCAGGGTAAAAGAAAATCAGATAATTCCATGCTTAGTGAGTTAAGGTCATTCATTTGAGTCTCCCATTATAGTCGTATTTATACAAAATGGGTATTTGTTGGCAGAGGTGATAGGATTCGAACCTACTAATACTGGTTTTGGAGACCAGTGTGAAACTCCAACTTCACGGCACCCCCTCGCAACAACTTTTTGACGGTGTCAATTTTTTGAATAGAATCACTGTCAAATTTACTTCATACAAATATAAACGATTTAAGCCAAAAAGTCAATACCTATTGTCAAATTTTTGAACCATTTAGATAAATATTAACATTGAGTATAATTATTTTTAAAATTATATATATGGTTTTGTTACTGACTGTAAGGTTTGAAGAAATTCTATGATGCAGTCAGGCTTAGAGGAGACACTTATGAGCCTAAAAAGGAAATATCTTTCCCACTCTACCGCTTTGACCTTTTTCATTGCGTTACTTTTGGGAATCATGTTAACTACATCTGCGATTGCGGCAGATCCTATCGTTACAGATTCTACTAGTAATAGTACAGTCAAGTCTGATACGGATACTGATACAACTGTAAAAAGCCCACCACCTAGTGCTATATCGCCTTCTATTAGTGGAAGTAATTCTGATTTATGTACTGTTGGTGTTAGTGGCGCAGTACAAACGCAGATTTTAGGAGTATCTACAGGTCAAACCTACAGGGATGCCAATTGTGAAAGACTTAAACTTTCCAAAACACTATACGATATGGGCATGAAGGTTGCGGCGGTATCAGTAATGTGTCAAGACCGAAGAGTTTTTGATGCTATGGCTATGGCAGGGACACCCTGTCCGTACAATGGTAAAATTGGCGAAGAAGCATACGAATTGTGGAAAAAGAATCCACAAAAGATGCCTAAAAAGGTTGATGTAGATAATGAGAAAAAACTTGCTAAAGAAGGAATGGTCGAAGGGCTTACTATCGGCGGTATTCTTGCTGTTCTGGCTTTCGTTCTGTAGCACAGTATTCGCATCAGATACCACTGCACCAACTAACCCAACAACTACTAGTCCAAATACCTTAGATTTAGATGATGGTACAATAGGCCAACCATTTGGTAATTGTCCTGCAGGCACTTCTGCCGCATATGTTTATGGATCTGGAAGTACTATAAGGTGGGGAGAGTGCCAAAATACATTTGCTATTTCTTATGCAATCAATCAAGCACTACAAGGCACAGGCGTAAGCATAGATAAAGTTCACTATCAATGGAAGTATATTCACTGTTTCAATACACCTGGTAACTTTTGTAGTGCCAATATCAGCAATAGAGCAAACACTACAACAGGTGAAGTCACCGATGATACATATTGGGACGAATTAGTTGTAGTTGTAGAAGTCACAGATTCTAGTGGTAATGTAGTTGAAACAAAAACTTGGACAATGGATACATGGTATCAATGGAATTCAAGTAATAGCCACAGTACTAATGAAGTCGCAGAAGGTACAACTGTCTGGCAGATACACGAAGACAATATAGAAATTTACAATCACATAGATAAAGTAGGAACAATACGTACACCAAATTCAGTAGGTGATGTTCGTTTTAGAATTAATGGTTACGATAAAGGTAATTGGGACGGGTACTACGGACCTATCGTAAAAGATATAAAAACTTGGTTTACTTATAGAGCAAATCCTTGTAATGATACTGCACTATATGATCCAAGTTGTCCAGGATATGCTACTGCATATGCGGCCCAACAATATGACCAAAATTGTGCCGCTGATGCTTTATACGATTCAGGTTGTCCTGGTTATGCTACTGCTTATTTTAATCAACAATGTAGTTTAGATGCAACACACGATGCGGCTTGTCCGGGATATGCAGAAGCAATCTATACTCAACAATGTACTGCTAATCCTCTTTATGATAGTGGGTGTACGGGTTATGCCGCGGCCTACTTAGCACAACAATGTGGCTTAGATGCACACTACGATAGTTCATGTACAGGTTATAGTAGTGCAATTACAGAATTAACAAGCAATGGTACAAACGTTGCAGGAGCAGGCAGTGACTTTGTTGAAGTAACTAAAGCAAATGACCCAACACTTTATTGGATATTATATTATAACCAAGCAGAAATAAACGCAGGTGGCTGGAAATGGGAATGTACAGGTACGAATTGTACTGATGATTATGGAACTATCAGTAGTGTTTCGGTTCAAGGTAGTGGAACTGGAACTCATATGTTCTTATATACAAAAAATGCAAGTGGAAATACTGTTCAACCAGACAATGGTAAGACTTATAGATTTTTTAAAACTTCATACATGACAACACAATGCGATTCAAATACACTATTCAATCAAATGTGTACAGGTTATGCAGAAGCATATGCAACATATATATTCAATCAGGCATGTACTGCCAATCCTTTATATGATTCAGAATGTACAGGTTATGATGCGGCATATTTAACACTTCAATGTGAATCTAATCCATTATATGATAGTTCATGTACTGGATATGCGGCGGCTTTCTTAACATATCAATGTGAGCAAAATCCATTGTATGATGAAAGTTGTACAGGATATGCTGATGCATATTTTAATCAGCAATGTGATTTAGATCCACTTTATAACTTTCAATGTACAGGATATCAAGATGCATACTTCAATCAACAATGTCAACAAAACCCACAATATGATGAAATGTGTCCAGGTTATGTTGCACCTGTAGTAGAAACAGATATAGATGATATTATTGATGATGGTACAGGTACTGGTGATTCAGTTGTTGATAATATTATTGAGGCACCAGAAGTTACTATTCCTGGTAATATACCCGGAGTAGAAATTATTACAGTACCAGAAATAGAAGTTGAAATACCAGATATTACACCAGTAGAACCAGAAGTAATAGAAGTTCCTGTTCCAGATGTTACAGAACAACTTGAATTAGAAATTGAGATGGAACTAGAGATGGAAATTGAAGCAGAAATGGAAATCGATATAGAAATTCCAACACAAGATACATCTGATGATACAATGGAAGTAGAAGTAGAGACAGAAGAAAGTGAGTCAGAGTCAATAGAAGATATTGAAGTAGAAAGTGAAAATGAAAGTACAGAAAATGAAACTACAGAAGAAAGTACAGAAGAAGAATCCACAGAAGAAGAAAATACAGAAGAAGAATCAACTGAGGATGAAGGTAGTGACGAAGAAAATGAATCTGAGGAAAATACTGATGAATCTGAGAATGAAGAAAGTGAGGAAGAGTCAGAAGAAGAAGTAGAAGAAAAAGAAGAAGAAGAAAAGGAAGAAAAGTCAGATAAAAAAGAAAAGAAAGAAGAAAAGAAAGATGATAAGAAAGATGAAAAATCTTCCGATAAAGAAGAAACTACTTCAAATAAATCTACAAAAAAGAAAATGACTAAAGAAGAAAAAAGAAAAGCAAAATTAAAAAAGATGAAAGAAATCATCAAAAACAAATTGAAAGAGTTAGCAGATGTTATGGGCAAAGCCGTTTCATTAGAACAACAACAGGCATTACAAGCCCAAATAACTGCACTTATAAATTATGTACCAGGTTTTAAAGCATATGGGGAGTATTATATACCAGGTGTAGAATTTTATCAATATGAAGAAATCTATAAAGATAAAAAGATACCTGAAAACCAAAGAGGCCTAAGAAACGGTCTCGCAAATGAGATATTGCATGAGAAAATGGTTGATATGCAATACGAGGGGATGGAATAATGTTAAATTGTATAGTATTAGGTTTGGCACTTTCGGCACATATGGGATTAGAAGGAAAATACAATAATCTTCACCCATATGCAATGTGCGAAACCGAAAAGACTATTGTAGGAACTTATTATAATAGTTTAGACCGATGGAGTCTTATTGGGGCATATAAATATAGTCTTGATGAGGATCTGTCATTAGACCTTGGCATTGCTACTGGATACGACTATGATGTTGTACCAATGGCTAGATTAAGATATAAAAACTTATTCGTTATGCCAACAGTTGAAGATGAGGAGAGGGCTGGTGTCGTATTTGGCATACAGTTTGAATTAAAATAGGAGCAACTTATGAGTGACAAAACAACAGTAGAAGTAGGTGGAGTTAAATTCACTGGCGGAAAGTTATTTTTAGTTATAACAATTCTGAGTACACTAGGTGGCGCCGCATGGGGAGGCTTTGAATTTTATAATGATTATAGAAATATGAAAGCCAAGATAATAAGTTATCAGGCACCTGACCTAAGCGGAATTAAAGCAGACCTACAAGTAGTTAACACAAAACTTGATGAAGCACTAGACTATTCTAAAGATATTAAAAACGGATTACGTGATGATATCGTTAGATTAGAACGTATTGTTGATTCAATAGAAGATGATGTTAACAAAGTAGAAGACAATGTACGTGAACAGATTGATTTAGCTGACCAACGTTTTGAAAACAAACGTGACCAGTTACTTACAGACTATGAACAGAAAGCAGATAGCTTACGTACTAGTACTGATTTAAAACTTAAAGAACTTGAAACTAGATTGAATAAACGTCTACAAAGGGCGTTAGACAATCCACTTGCAAACTAATTATTAGTCGGGGTTTACGCCCCGACTCTTAACGTATACACGGCTTAATTGAACTCTTATAATACAGAACCGTTCTATCATTTGTAGATTCTACACGATGAATTTTAGATTCTCTTGGAAGACCAAAACACTTGTTTAAACTTTGGCCTGGAAAACGGTAACGAGGGTTCTTCTTCAAAAACTCCCATTGTTCTACATTTGCTTTTCTTATATTTTCATTTCTAGTGCTATCTATACAATAAGCAACATCCGAATACTTTTCAAATTCTGCAAAACATTTTTCTACAATAAAATTCTTAGCATTAGCAGATGTTGATATTAGTAGAAATACAAATACATATTTTAACATTACTTTTCTACCTTTATATTACTTGGATTATACTGTTCGCCATTGTATTTAGAACCAGTTGCATTAGGTCCAGTTTCAACGCCACTATTACAACCTACAACAACTACTGCACCAAATAAACCAAATGCAAGACATGTACGTTTTGTCCACAACATAAATGCTTCGAATGTACGTTCAGCTTCTTCTTGTGCGGCGGCTTTTACTTCATCATTCATTCTGGCACCGTCCATGGATAACAAGGTACAATGCTTTGTTTACAATACTTGGCATTGTCTACTAACAACACTGGTACACCTACTATAAAAAATAAAAGTATCAAAAATGCTGGTAGCAATCCTTTTGTTGTACAATAATTTTGACTCATTTAATAACCTTTCTTAATTCAGATCCTTCAAAGTTTTCCATTGCAAGATACTTTTTCAGCACAGAATTTTCAGGATCTAATCTATAAACTTCCTTAGCCAGTTCTGCAATCATTTCATAATCTAGCTTTGTTTTAATATGTTTTCCCATTTTCTTCTTTCTTGTATTTGGCGCTTTCGGAAGGACTCGAACCCTCAACCTGCCGATTAGAAGTCGGCTGTTCTATCCAGTTGAACTACGAAAGCAATTATTGTGATATTTAAGATGGTGTAGGATTATGAAAATCCTCTTCATTAAGAACTACATCTTTCATTGGAACGACCACTGTAAAACCTCCTGGGTCACGTCCATTGTCTTTGATTTCGTAAAGTTTATTTACACTATCTTGTGTAATAATAGTTCCAGTACGAGTTAGTTCTTTGATAGCAACGATAGGCAAATCAGCCAAACTATACATGCCGCCGGGTCGACCAAATTCATCTACTGTAAATTCATATGTGTATGTGCATTCCATAATGTTTCCTTTCACATTTAAGATGGTACACCGTACGGGAGTCGAACCCGTGTCGCCGCCGTGAAAGGGCGGTGTCCTGGACCACTAGACGAACGGTGCATATTGGTGCCTCCTCCCGGACTTGAACCGGGACGCCTTGAGGCGAGAGATTTTAAGTCTCTTGTGTCTACCTATTCCACCAAGGAGGCTAAACTTAAACATTTTCCTCCTGTGGTTGTTCAGTTGAAATTGTATGCATTTTCATAATTAGAAAATTGATATCGTCTGGAGACAAACCTTGTCGAATAGAATTACCTTCATCAGTAATGCCTGGTAGTTCATTCAGTTCGCCATTAATTAATGCACCAATCTCATACAAAGATTTCTGTGGCTCTTTGATAATACTCAATGAATACTTAGGTCCAAACTTTATACGTGTACGCATAATGCCACCTAGTCCTTCAGTGAAATGTAAATCATCAAATGAAAATCGTTTACGCATATTTAGGAGCCATGTCATTTTCAAATTGAGCAACTATCATTTTCTTATCTTCAATCATTCGTTCAATGATTGCATAGCCACTACGTTTTTCATCACTCGCACCTTCTTTAATAAGAATAAGTGCGTTCTCTAAACTTTCAATGTCGTTCAATAATTCAATCATGAGTAATCCTTCTCAATCCATTCTGTTGCATCACCTGTTTTCATTACACCATAGAAACGTGTATTGATACAGTTTGGTCCGGTATACTTCCAACGTATATTCATACACATACCACCGGCACTTTCTTTTTCTCTAACTGCATAACCAATCGATTCTAAATCTCCAAAGCAGTATTGAGGTGACCCACCTGCTTCGATTATATTTGGACACATATTCATATCAATCTCTGCTTTAAGATTTTCAATCTTTTGATTGCTATGAAATACAGTATACATTATTATGAACCTACTGTCAACTCAACAAAGTCGCCTTCGTAGTTATATTCAAGTTGTTCAACATAAACGCCCCAATACCCACAAGCATCCATAAGATGTTGTGAAGCCTTAAGAACAGAAGGAACATCCCATTCACCGTTAACAACTTTAATTTTATGACCTGATGCCCATTGCATCATAAAGAAATCATCAGTATTCAAACGATAGTCAGCCATATCAGTTCGCAATTCATATTCACCATCAGGGATACTCATTGCTTTTTTGGATTCACAATCGAATACCATACGATTTTCGTTAAGATTTGAATAGATTGTTTCGTTTGTCATAGTGATTCTCTTTCTCTCTGATTACTTAATTAATATAGCACGATTCGTGATATTGTCAAGTTTTATATAGCAAGTATTAACTTCATTTCGTTAACAATATCTTTGTATGTTTGGATCTTTTTTTCAATCGCATACTTTTTCATTTTTACTGATGAAGTGTTACCAGCAAAAGTAGTTAGATATTTTTCTAACTTTTTGATTTCGTTTTCGTATTGTTCTATCATTTTTCTCTCTCTTGATTATGTATTTAATATAACACGATTCGGGGATTTGTCAAGTTTTTAAGAACGTTTTTGCGATAATATCTTGGTATTTTATTCCAGGGTGACACGTAGGATTACTAATGTTATTTACGTCCCTGCCCCAATCTTTTAGGTGTGATAAATCTTTAAAATCAGATTGTTTTATCTTTAAGGCCATAAGCATTTTACTATCCCAATCATCTGAAAAGTTTTTATCTATGATATTGGATAATCGTTTTGTTTCTACATTATGATAATTACATAATTCTTTTATGTTATTATTAATTTCATTATAGTTATTGAGTGATAAAAACTCATCTTGTATTTGTCTATAATCTTTTTTACCTACTCCATGAATTTTAGAAAGTTCATGTCCATCAGCTAAAAGTCTAGCATGAATCAAAATGTATTTGTCGTTAAATCTGTATTCAAATCTACCAGGCCACCAACCTAACATATATATTTTACTAGGTTTATATGTCGCATTCTCTAACCATGCTTTCATTATTCTGTGTGCAGTAAAAGGACCCCCACCACCTACACCAAAATTCTTTACAGTAATTCCTGTTTCTTGTTCAATACGAGCAGGCCAAGAATATTCAGCAGGTACACCCATACCTTCAGTCCAACTACAACCAAAACACCATATTTCATTTTCAGAATTTTCTAATTCATATTCTCTGTTTTTGTAATCTCTGAAACCGTAAGAGTTTTTAGTATAACCAAAATTTAAAAATCTGTCTAATGTATATCCAAGTTGGTTTATACTAAATGAGTCAGACAGTGAATCATCATTTCTCATATGATCCACCATTACCTTTTCACTATCGTCAAAGTACTTTGTGTCGATATATGATTTAAGACCAGTAGATGTTAATTCTATGTTAATCGTCACGTTCGCCATATCCATAATCGATAACAACTGGAAATCTTGGAATACCATCATTTGATAATTCAAAGTATCTACAAGTAGCCCAATTAGGAGTTTCAGCATTTAGAAGTTCTTTTAGTTTTGCTTGTGAACCTCTGATACCTGAACTAAACTGAGTACCATTAGAAAGTTGAAGATTAAATCTTTTTGCATAACCTGACCAGTTACCATTTCCTTCTTCAACACTTACTACTTTAAATTCTTCTGTAATGAATTCTTTTCTCTTTAAAAGATTTTTACTTCTCTTACATTCGTAAGCAGAATTTTGTCTTACCATTTGACCTTCATAACCTGCTTCTGTGTACTCACCATACATCTTATCGATATCGGCAGTAGTATCAGTTTTAGCAGTTTCAACAATAACAATCTTACCAAGACCGTCAAGGTAATTACCTTCTACTGGTAAATGCTTTACTAAGAAATACATTCTATCAATGAAAGGCATATCAGGATTATCGGCATCAAACATATCATAAATGTGATACTCAACTAATTCTGCACTCTCGGCTATTTCTTCTGGTCTACACTTTACTTTTCTAACAAGTGAAACAATCTTTTGAAAATCTGATTTAAGTTCGTGATTGTATAGTTCACCGTCAAGTGTAATATTAGGATAATCTTTAACAAAGTTTTCTAATGCCTCTGCAATATGAGGACAACTATTAATAGGCTTACCACTTCTTGAATTCATACCATGTTTATTAACTAAACATCTGATACCATCTAGTTTCGGTTGTGTGTAACCGCTAGTAACTGGCTTCTTTGTAAAATCATTAGCTAACATAGGTTTGAATAGTTCGTAACTATCAACATCATCTATGTTTTCAAAATATTCTTTATCTGCTTTTTGGTCCCAACTAGATTGTGCTTCTGAGATAGCTTGGGTCTTAGCAGTTGTTCCGTTTGCTTTACCAACATTTTTAGCAATAGATAAATTCCATTCGCTAGTGACTTTCTGGCCATCAATTAATCCGGCAATAGTTCTAGTACCAGCAACATCATCAGAATCAAAACCGTATTCTACAGTCCAAATTCTTAATTTGCCTTTTGTATCTCTCTTATATAGACTTGCTAAACTTGTGATATTTTGCATACATTTTCTCCTGATTATGTATATATAATAACACTAAATGCTATTTTGTCAAGTTTTTTGCTTTTAATTTCTTGGATTTTTTAGCCGCGACCTGCTTTTCTTCCTTACGATAAGCAGTGAGCATAGTTTCTTGTAAGTCAAATGCTTCCACTTCCCATGCACGTTCTAAATATGGAGTATCTGAACACTCAAATAATGGGTGTTCTTTTCGTACATCTTGCTTAATATGAACAAATTCGTGGAAAACACTAGTTAGAATATCGTCTTCTTTAAGACCTCGTCTAATTCGCATGATATATTCACGATATTCGTCACCGCTAACTACATCAGCATCACATTTGATATTCTTTTTGAGTTCGATATCTACTTCTATATGCTTGTGTCGAGGTAGAAGATAATCCTTGGCAAACCATAAGGCCTTTATTACCAATTCTTTCTCTGACTTTTTCCCGCCTTTTATAGAATAGTACATATTTCTCTCTCATCAATATTTATCGGATATTCTTAGGATTAAGTGCGTAGATTATTGTGATTTTTCTTCGCAGTATGTATATACTATAACACGATTCGTGAATCTGTCAAGTTTATGTAGTGTATTCGAAATTCTGAGTATTGTCGTTGATACCAATTTGCTTTGCACCATTACTGATATGAAAGTGTGTAGCCATTGGTGTGAGAGGAGATAATGTAACCACTCTATTGATTCCTCTATCTTTAGCATAAGAAATCATTTTGTTAACTATCTCTTTACCAGCACCTCTTTTTCTTGACCATACTGTATATGCAATAGCAACTTTTTCATCTTTTTTTAAATATGCAAGTTCACTCATCATATCTAATTCTCTTACACTTGTTGGAACGTCATTCGTATATGCAATACAAATAATTGCTTCAATATTATTCTCGTATTGTAATCCGTAAATTTTACGCCCATTTGTAATTCGCCAGCCCAAAGTTAACTCAGGCCTAACTGGATCTTCGGATACATCTATATCATCTAACTCTACTAATTCTGTTCCTTTGACCCATCTAAAATAATCATTGATTTTATCTTTTACAATTTTCACAATCTATCTCATTAATCAAACAGACTACCAAAGGCATCTGCTTGGTTAGGGTTAATACGCAACTGCTTTGGATAACCAGTTCTTTCTTTTTTGATTATCTGCGTCCATTTGGCTTTGTCACTTGGTAAATTATACTTCTTTGCAATATAATCATCACGCATCTTTTCATCGTCTTTGCGTGTTTCTGTATCGCTCCAAGTTGATCCAGCAGTCATTTCTTTTAACATAATGTTACGTAACATATATGTTCCTTTATTTGCCATCACACATGACATAATAAATTCATCGTCTTCACCACCTAGTATAGGTTTCGTACCCCATGGATGAACATTGAAGTATTCGTCCATCATTAATCTTTCTTTATTGTTTCTAAGAAAGAAAAGTGTACCTTTCATATGAGTAAGTTTTCTATCGAATACAAACTCTGTATTCCAGTCTACATCTTTGTAATCGTTATCTACTCCATTAAACTTGTCATAAAACGCCCCATCACCCGGTCTTTGGTCGTTGTGCGGTGCGAATAACGTAATGTCTTTAAACTTTCCCGGACTTTTACGAAAGATATCACAAATGTTGATATGAGTGTGAGGGAAATTAGGGTGAAGATTAAGAATTGCATCGCTATCTGCAAAAATAGCCCACTCATCTCCGGTGTCATAGAAGTGATTGAATAATATATTTCTTGCACTTGCAGGAGGAGTAGGAACATCAAGCCTGTCAATATAATGAACCCTATCGTTATCCCAATACTCAACTTCATCAAAGTCCATAGCGAGTATTCTAATTTCAATTTCTTTATCATAATTTAACCACCAATCTATTTGTTTATTATGATTATCACTTCTTTTCTGCCTTGTCTCTGTATTAGCACGATGTCCGTGATACGCAATTATGTAAATCGCTTTCATTATTTTATACCTATTAACATAAATCTATTATACCTATCGCAATCCTTAGTTCCTAAGAATAGTACTTTAGACATAGTATACTTTTTCTCTAACTCTGTCAAGTCCTTAACTGTGTTTATGTGTTCGTCTATTTCATGAAAATCGTTTGTTTGTATTGCTACTGTAGTACCTGGCTTAATTTTATTAAACCATTCTTCTGTCATATGCTCTGCACTTGTATTAATAACTAAATCATGCTTATCATAATCATAACTATTTGCATCTGCTACTAAACCTGTGTATGTATCATTATACTTGTTCAATGCTTTACTAAATTTTATTGCTTGTTCATCAACATCTATATTAGTTACTTTATGCATTACGTTTTTCTTAACTGACCAAAAACTTGATATACCTAACCAACCACCTACAAATACTGCATCTTTAAATCTAGTGTCTAGTTTTATTAAATTTTCTATTAACCATATTTTACTTTCTACTTGATAATTAGAATGAGCATCAATGTAGTTACAATCTGGTGCTTCTTTTACTGCACCCATCAACATACCAAAATAAGGATCTTGTTCACTTCCAAAGTATTCAAACATGAAATGTACACATCTTTCTGGATTGAATCTGTTCTTCGATCCACTATAAAGATATTGTAAAAACATTTGTAAATTTTCTGACTTATATTTCTTATCCCATATAAGTTTTTCAACTGCATTATAAATATTTTGTTGATGGTCTTTATTAGAATCCATAACTGCAAGTCGCATCAAATCTATATCATCTGCATCTGGATGATTTACCCATTCAGCATATCGTTGAATACCATTTAGCATATATCTACCATCAGGGTATGTTGTATCGAATTCAACTATAGGCTGTGGTTTCCAATTCTTTCTTTGTTTGAACCAAGTGTTCAACCATTTCCAATTATTAATTCTGTGTAACTTATCACCTTTACCTACATTTACAGTACCGTAGTTTTCTCCCATGATAGAACCTGATAAGATTTCTGCACGAAAACCTACATCTTCTAATGGGTTCTTCCACTCTGATAATTTCTGTCTTCTATCTTGTGTAGCAATACCACTTGCAAGTTTAGTGCTTTCTCTAAATGCACCTTTCCAAGCATTAAAGGCAGTTGTATTGAAACGTGTTTCATTGGATATTTCTTCTATTGGTAAATATGGAAAGCCTCGTCTTGCAACTTCCGATGTTACATCTACACCTGGAAACTGTTCATACCCCCATGCTTTATCAAAGAATGCCTCTCTAGCAAATAACTTCACGCCACCGTACCCATATGTTTTTCCTGTAGCAGGGTTAATTGCTCTCCAAACATGTGTACATTGTGCAGAACATGTTTCTGGATATACTTCATCAGTTGTACTAGGTATATAAGAAAAATCAAAATCATCGGTAATCCAAGCATCACCGTCTACTACAAAAAAGTGTTCTGTTTTTGATTGTCTTGCACATTCTTTATGTGCATTATAGATGCCATCAATGTCTGCTACATTGACCACACGTTGAGGGTACCCTGACTTCTCTTTTAGTCTGTCAAAGTTATCTTGTGAAAAATCATTCTTATATGTTAGATAAAAAATATCCAATAAAGGTTGCATGTCTAAGCTACATCGTCTGGCTTTGTCTCACTTGTTCCTAACATACCTTCTGGATCACCCATCCAAATCTCAGTTTCTACACCATCGATTTCTACTTTATGTGCTTCTGTCCATCTTGCATGTTCCATAAGAACCCATTGACCTGCTTGTACAGATTCTTGTCTAGGTCCTACTGCATAGATTTGAGCCCAACGTGGTCTGATGCCACGTTCACCTGCGGACATTTGTGAATCATCTGGAACGATGATTCCACCCTTTGTTGTCTTTTCCCCTTTATCCAAATTCTTTAATAGAATTCGGTCTCCCAACGGTCTTAGTTGTGCCATTTTAATCCTCTATCAATTTACAAGTTTCGTTGTCTGCTTCTAGTTCAGTTCCTTTTTTATGGATCCAAACATATGAGTAAACTACTGTACCGTCATTATTTGTCATACACTTTTTACCCAATTTTACTTCTGGTGGAGTAACGTTTCCGCTACATCCTGTTAATATTGCCAATGCAAAAATCGCCAACATTGTTCTCATAATTTTAGCCCCCTTAAGCTATTTCTTTTTTTTAGTTTTTTTAGTTTCAGACTTTCTTACAAAGTCTCCGTTTTCGTCTTCAACCCAATCATCGTCTTCTGCTTCCTGAGTTACAGGTTCAGTTTCTTTAACTTCTTCTTTGGGTTCTTCTTTTGTAGGAGTTGGTTCTACCCAATCATCCTCTGTTTGTTTGACAGGCTCTTTCTTTACAGCCTCTTCCTTGCCTGATGCATCAACATCATTATCAACTTTTATAGAAGACTTAACTACTGCACGTGGATTGTTTACGTTATAGTGTTCACGTGCTATTGCATCAGCACTTTTTACAACTCTGCCTCCACGACCTAATTGGTCTCCTCTGGCATTTGTCTGAGTATTTCCTACAGAAATATTCTTTTCAGATTTTGCCATCAGTTTAGCAAGGTCTATACTTACGCCACGCATACTTTTATATTGTTTCATCGTATATCCTCGTTTGTATCTTCGTTAATTTCAAAAACTTTTCTTAGTAAAGTTTTAATTTGCAGTTCAACAAAATTTGTCCTATCGTTTGATTTAACGAAAGGATTAGTATGTTGATATGAATTATGTATAATGTTCGTTGTACTTTTTACTAGACGTTCCTCATCAGACGTTAAACAACGTTTACTGTTTGGAAATTTAACTATAGTATCATTTGTCATTTTAAAAACTCATTTATATCCAATTCATACTTAATGCTATCAACTTTGTGTATACCCAATAAGTATAACACATAACTTGAAACACTACTGCCTCTGCCAACACCCCATATAATATTATGTTTACGTAGAGTATCAACAATATAGACACACACTTTAAGTACGTCTATTATACCGTATTTATCATATAAATATAACTCATTGCATGTTCTGTTCATTTCGGGCAAATCATCAGGACATTTATCTAATACATACTTCCAAATGTCTAAGTTTTTATATTCATCTGGTATAAACCATTCTTTCTGATTTTCATCATCAAATTCAGTTATTTCCTTAGATAATTTCTGTATGGGTTCAATCAAGTCTTTTTCAACATTATTTAATGATAATGCTTTATTGTACTTTTCAATATCATCATGCCACTCCATTTCAGTGACTTTAGATATGTCTTCGCCATTATAAAGCATTTCGTATAAATCTTGTCGATTATATACGATTCTTCCATACTGGTCTTTAAGACCGTCAATCTTTGATGATTTTAGGTTTCCAGCCATTAATGTCTACAACTTCTCCGCCTTCTGGTTTCAATGTTAATTCACCCATTGTCAATTTATCAATATTATCTAATATAGTATCAAATTCTGGAGGAGATGTCAAGTCCGTATTTTCATTTACTGAATAATCTTGTGTTTCTACGGTATTTCGACCCCACCATGGTGAATCATAGTAGTACTTTTCTTGCCCAATCCATTCTTTTAATGTTGGTAATGCTGGATAATGTGTATCCGAATATGTATAAGACATCTTGGGATTGGTGTAATTACTTCCAATAGTTACTGAAACAACCTCAATAAAATCTGCACAAATGGCATTTAGTTTTGCATGTATTGTCATTGCAATAATATCACTTGTAGGAACAAAAGGAAATACAACTACTTTATTCTTTAAATGCATCATATCAATAGTAGCCGCTTTGTGTGTAAATATCGACTGGTGTAGTACATCTTCTACAAAATATTTCATTTTTAGAAAAGCCGCGTTTCCTTTAGCCAAATCTGCTGAATTCCAAGCGAAATCTATTTTTATATCAAATGTATCACTTAGAATAAAAGGGTCTGCTTGTAGCATAGTTACACTGAATTTTGCTTCATATGTTGTGTAACTGTTTATGTAATCGTCTGTCAATTTATACCTCTGTTTTATTTGCTATCATATTTTGGTCAGTAATCTTTCCGTCCATAACAAAATACGTTCCTTGTTTATGGTCTGCTTCATTGATTGTATAGAAATCATACATAAAAAACATCTTAGGAAACAACTGACTTAGTTTTAAAATATACTTAATTAAATCTAGTTTAGCACTAAATGTTTCAAAATGCAATATGTCATGCCCAATGTCAAATTTCATAGTTTTAATATTAAACAATGGGTGCCACTGATTAGACCACTCTGTATCCATATAATCTATAAACTTAGTAATAGTAACATCATCGCAGTCACATGTCAAGCTATGATATACGTTTATTATCCTTTGTGGTTTTTTCGGACGTATTATCGTCTCCGTCTGTTGGTTCATCGTCTTCTCCTATGACCATAGAATTTGGGGTTTTCTGATTTATCAAATCAAACTTCATTTTCTCAAAACGTTCTGAATATTCTAGTTTCAACTCATCCAAATGATGTTGTAACTGTTCCATAACGTGTTCCTGTCCCAAGCGATAAGCGATTTCCATTTTAGATTGCAAATCAGTTATCTTCTTATCTAGGTCCTCTTCGGTAAGACTTTTATAATCTGTATACATAATATTTACTTTCTATACTTATATTTATTCAAAATAATTCTGCATTCCACCGTCTCTGACTGTATCAACTGTCAAACAATGTAACCCTGCATCCCAAAAATTTCTGTGTCTAAAACGACAATAGACAGGTTCTATTCCATGTTGCTTCAATTTGTCATGCACTTCCTTTTGATAATTTAAAGATAAAATAACATCAGGTGAAACACTTAGCATGTTAACTTCAAATACTGTTTCTTCTACATAACCAACCCATTTACTTAACCATGCATCTACAAATCTTGCAAATGCTTTATTATCTTTTTGTTTAGGATGCCACCATCTACCTTGTGATAAGTGTTTTTCGTTTTGCCAGTCACCCCAATCTGATTGCATTTGATTAGGATGTTCTATTCTTAATATATCCCAGCCTGGAAATGTTTCTTTAAAATGCTCTGGTTTAAGCCATGGAGCACATACTACTAGACCAGGTTTAGGGGTGCAGAATGTAGCATCATTATGTCCTCCAATAGCGACATGAGGAGTTTTATAATTTGGATATAATTCACTTATTACTTCTGGTAAATTTATAACATCTTTTTTATCTATAATTAATGTATCACCAATACGTGTTATAGTTGGTGCCCAAAACATTTGAGTAGATGCTTTATATCTTGCTACTTGATTACCTCTTACACTTTCCATTTTTTTACGTTCATGTGCATTCCAACTAAGCCAATCTACTGGAAGTCCATTGTCTTCCATGTATGATTTAGAAGGAATAAATCTACCAAATGTATACTCATCGCCTTTTAATCTCATATCTAAAACTTCTGGATTTATTAAAGATTGTCCATTTACCTGTAGACCTTTAGATTGATGAAATCCATTAGTGTATAAAACTTTATCTCCCATCGAAATAAAGAAATCTCTAGGAGATAAACAAGGTTTTGGAATACCATGACCTTGAAACTTGTCTGTATTTGATTTTTCTACCCAATCCATTACTGATGTATGTTTAGATATTTGAGGTAACCCGTCTGATAAGTCTGCTAACATAGTTGCATTAGCAGGTGTTCTAACAACATCAACTCCCATGTCTTCCATAGTCTTTTGTATGTTATCTAAATCTTCGTGTGTTTCGTAAAGAAGTTGTTGTATCAAGTCTCTTGTTCTAGTATCTGGCAAGTCTTCAAAGAACTCAGGTTCAAACACATTGCCAAGAATAACTTGTTTCAATGGGTCCCAACCGTTATAAGAATTAATCTTGTTTATTCGGTAATTCATCTGGGAAATCTCTATATAAAAAATGTTGTATTGTTGTTACGTCTACCATATGATTAAATCCAACATGTTCTCCCTCAATGTTTTCTTCATTACGTAACACTCCTGTCATTGCATCGTCTAGTTGTTGCATGTTTTTGAATTCCATATCGATACGAAATTCAGGTAAGTCCATAGAACGAAATCCTAATTTCATTCTTGTAAGTCTATAACTTTCCATATGTCCTAACTCTACCATTTTATCTAAAAACAATTTCATCTTTTTAGCAAAATGATAAGAATTTACTTCCTCACTATGGTCTGCGTAGATTGTATATATGTCCATTAAATGGGTCCTAGTATCTCAAATCCTTTTATCTGTTTCTTATAAGTATGTGCTTCGCCTAAATACAAATATTTGTAACCTTTACTTTTATATATTGCACATTCATTTCTTAAACTTTTTATACCTAAATGTAATTTAGGAGTTTTGTAATCCCAAGCAAACTGCAATGCTTCAACACTTTCATGGTCTTGTATCATAATACAACTGAATGCAACAAGTTTATCTTCTTCATCATAATATCCAATAATATCATTTTGCAAATAATCATTATCGAACATTGGCATTACACTTTTAAAACCTTTATGTCTACAATATGTTTTATAGATTTCATTAAGTTCAGGTATGTTTGGTTCTTTCAAAAATCTACAATTTGGTATAACAGAATAATTAGTTTGTGCTAGGTCTATTCGGGCATAAGTTGTCATATTGTAACTCCTAAGTTACATCTATTTATTCCTTATCAAATCTCCATTTCACAACATCATCGTAATTTTCATCAGGCCATTTATCATAATACCCTTGTTTCTTTAGTATTTTACTTGCTTGATTTAATTTTGATAGTCTCTGAACTAAGACTAATATAGCTTTACCGTAGTTCATTTTTTCGCCACTAAGTATTTCAGGGTCATTAGGATGATCCTCAAGTGCTACTATATCTTTACTCATAGCAACATCATTGAAATCTTTTACAATTTTTGAAAGTTCTTCTGGCGTGTAATCTTCCGTAGGACAGTAGAGAACTACAACTTCATATTTGTCGTCCCAGTTCTCAGCGAGAGAATCAAGCAGAGGTGATATAGTATGCTTTCCTCCTGATACATAGTTGATTCTCTCTTTGAGCATTGCCTGTTTCGCAAAAGGACATGGCACATGCCCAATAGGTTCGTTGTGTACTGACACAAAATCCTCAATCCACTTCTTAATATCTTCAATCAAATCTCGCCTTTTTTGCGTTTAACCGCGGTATAGTAACCTGCACTGAAACTTACTGCTATTACAGAAATCATTGCGATTCCATGCCATAATAAAAAGTCCATTATAAATCTCCTTCTTTTCTATTTTCTGAATAGTAAACATCAAACTCTCCGCCTGGATATCTTGCTTTTAGTTTTTCAACATTCTCTGCCATTACGTCATTAGGATCCAAACCCAATGCACGGCAAGAATTAACCCAATACCACATAATATCACCAAGTTCTCGTTTACAATGAAAGATAGTTTCATTATCAAGTGGTTTACCTTGAAATACACATTTCTTAACAATCTCACTGAACTCGCCTCCCTCTGATGCAATGCCGATTGCACCTGTCATAAGCAACGCCATATTGACGCCTGTTTCTTCATCAAGTTTTTTAAGAGTCGCAGTTAGTTCGTCTGTATTGCCTGACTGCTTTGATGTAACCTCTTGTACAAACTCTTTGTATTTATTTAAGTCTACCTGTTTACTCATTGTTGTTCCCTGTTCTTTATAAGTTGTTCTATATTTATTTCTTCGTATTTTTCCATTGGCTGAACAATCCATGGGTTGTCTTCCAAATATTCTACGAAATAGTCTGGTGTATATGATGAACTTCCTTTTAACCACATTGTCGCAGTTTTAATATCTTCAATGAAAAAACCTTCTGTGAATTGTAACCATTCTACACACTTCTCAAATGTTGTTCCAGAATCTGCTAAATCATCTACTAATAAAATTTTGCTACCTATGTTAGGAGTTGTTTTAGCAAGAGAATTTCCAAAGATAATTTGTCCTCTTTGATCCTTTACTTCATCACCATGATATGATTCTACTGACATTATTGCTAATGGTACATCAAATAATCTAGCAAAAATATCTCCTACTCTTAATCCACCTTTTGCAATACAAACTACTTGATTGAATTTGTATCCATCTTCGTGAACCATTATAGCTAATTTTTCGATTTCTTCTTCATATCTATCCCAAGATATGTGTAATTTATCGCTCATTTGTTATTCCTTCTTCTAGTACTAGTAGTATTATTATATACTATCGAGGTTCAGAAGTCAATAACAAAGTGTCTCCGCCGATAGCAGAAGTGTTGATGCTTATGTGTTTCTCCCACACATAAGGAGTTAGATAATTAGGACCACCTGCTTTAGGTCCAGTACCACTTAAACCGTATCCACCGAATGGTTGAGTCTCTACAACTGCACCTATTTGGTCTCTGTTTATATAAATGTTACCTATCTTCATTTTCTTAGCTATGTTATCATAGAACTTAGTTACACGTGAATGTATACTTAATGTTAGTCCAAATTTACTTTCATTTATAAAAGATACTATTTCATCTAATTCATCTTTTTCATAAACATAAACATGCAACAATGGGCCAAATATTTCTTCATCAAAATACTTTTTGTAGTCTGTTACAAGATAAGCACTTGGTGGGATAATTAATTTTGGTAACTCTTTTCCATTACGAGATTTCGTTGCAATTAATGTTTCGTTTTCTTCAAGTACTGCAATTCTTTCTTGTATCTTTGCATATGCCACACCATCAATAACACGTGATACGTCTGTATTTAAATCATCTGCATTACCAAGTGATATTACTTTAATTTTATGTTTTAACATATTAATAATTTCTTCACTATTTTCTTTTTGAAGAAATAAAAATCTAGTTGCTGAACATCTTTGTCCTGCACTATCGAATGCACCATATGATACATCTTCGACTAACTGTTCAGGTAAACAAGTAGAATCTGCAATCATAGAATTTATACCACCTGTTTCTGCAATGAAAGGTATAATAGGCCCATCACGTTCAGCAATAAGCCTCTGTATAGTCTTAGCACTCTTATGAGAGCCTGTGAACGTTATACCTGATATACGTTCATCTTTGATTGCTTTAGAAGCCTCTTCAATATCAGGGTCACACATACGTAGTGCATCTATTGGTACACCAACGTGATGCATTGCACCCAATACAACTTTTGCAATTTCTAGGGTCTGTGGTGCGGGTTTTGCCAATACGGTATTTCCTGTAATCAATGCGGCTACGATTGGTCCTAAGAAAATTGCATAAGGAAAATTCCAAGGTGCTATTACCATCCAAGTTCCTCTAGGATTAAAAACTGTAGAATTATATTCACCGGTATAACCTATTTTGATATTTTCTCCATACATTAATTCAGCTTGTTCTACGTAGTAACGAATAAAATCAACTGACTCTCTAATTTCTGCAACTGCATTTGGATATGTTTTAAAAGAATATTTTACTAATCTGTTTGCCGCAGGAATCATTTCTTCTTCTAAACTATCTGCACATGCTAGTAGAATTTTCTTTCTATGTTCAAATGTTGTATTTGCCCATTGATTTTGATAGTTGTATAAATGTTCTATACTATCTTCCACTGAAAGTAATTCTTCATCATGGTGAGGGTGAACCGCAGAGTCTAACATATAATCAACCATAGCTGGATCAGTTAAATCATATCCTTTACTATTCTTTCTTCCAGGATATAAATCTTTCCATGACTTAAGTGATTTCTTTTTCTTTTTAACTTCTTTAAAAGGATCTACAACTTCATTTGTATGAACAAAACTAGTGTTAGCACCATTCTCTAATAAACGTCTTATTAGATATGCTAATAAATCTTTATACTCACCGACTGGTGCATATACTCTGACTTTCGTATCTCCTACTATCTGACTGAATAAACTATCACCCATTCCGTAAAGTTTCTGAAATTCATATTCTTGCTTACTACATTTACCAACACATTGTATTGCTGAAACTGTATATGGATTATGTGTAGCATATGCAGTTTTCAATCTTTCACTATGCATCAGTTTTTTAGTACATGCTAGATAAGATATGTCTGTATTCTCTTTTCTTGTAAATACTGGATAATCTAGTCCTTCTTGTTGTGAATACTTTATCTCAGTATCCCAATATGCGCCTTTAACAAGCCGTATAACGAGTTTGGCGCTACTATGCTCTGCTATTGTCTCTAACGTATCAATAACCCAAAAAGCACGTTTCTGATAAGCCTGTAGAGCAAATCCTATAGTAAAATCTTTAAATTTGTATGTTTTAAGCATTTCTTCAAGTATCATAATGCTTATATCGAGCCTACGTGCCTCTTCTGCATCAATAAACATTGTAGTGTTGTTTTCTTCGCATACTCTAGCTATAGCGGCTAATTTAGGTACTAGTGTGTGTAAAACGTCTTTGTGGTTCTTTAATTCGTATCTAGGGTGTATTGCACTAAGTTTTATAGATATGGATTCTTTTGACTTAATAGCCGCATCTAAATATCTTTCATAGTATAAATTTGCATCTTCCCAATTTGTTGCGGCCTCTCCTAGCATATCAAATGAATATGCATAACCTTTTTTCTTATTTTTTATTGCAGTTTCTATGTTGCTACCCATAACAAATAAAGTACCCATTTGTTTTACCATAGTCTTTGTCATTTCTCTTACTGCTGGCCAGCCTATTCTTCCTACTATACCTTCATATGCTGAAAGCATTTGTGCCTGAGTTAATGCAATACTGGCCGCTTTAGAATAAAAACTATTATTAGATAATTTATACCATTCTGCATTTGATAATTTATCTTTGATAAGTTTGTCTTGTGTTTCTTTGTCTGGTGTACGTAAAAGAGATTCACAAAGAGTCATAAGTGCCATGCCCTCAGGAGCACTCATATCATATGACTTCATTATATGAGTCAAATAATGTTCATCGGTAAGTTTAGATTGAATGGTTTCTGCCTCAGCCATTACTGACCGAAGGACTTCACTAGATGCCTTAGATGCAATTAGAAGTTTTGGAACAATTTCTAATTCATCGGATCTATAATAATCATTATGTGGATAACACTTCATACTTTCCCTGCTTTACTTATGTATGTATTTATCTATCGCACTGATTAATGTTTCAGTGGGTTGCACTCAAAGTGCAACCCTATATTCTGAATAGAAGACCTCTCTGTTACTGTTGCAATGCAAATATAACGGTTCGAACCTTTTGCACCTCATAAAGAGAAGGGACTTCGCAATAATTCATTTTAATCGCTATTATGCGATATCAGTTGGGTTGCGATAGTAAACTGTAAAACAGAAAACTACTTGTATTTCCCATGCAAATATTTATTATTTTCGTAGAAATCACTTTGAAAACAAGCAAAAAAAGACCCGATAGTATTGCTACTACCGGGTCAGTTGGCGAAGAGGACTAGAGAACGGTGCAGGGAGCACCGTACTAAAGTGCAGGCAAAAAGCCTGCATAAGTATTTACTACAATTTGTGGATTAATTTACTTACAATATATTGTATATTATAGTTTTTGAGGCTCAAGCATATCAGGTTCTAAATCCATTGAACTATGAACATTCCAGACTTCTCTTTCATGTATCAACGCATAATGTTTCGCTTCTGATTCTGTCATTAATTTCATTTCGTTATTGCCATCAGGATGGTCAATAAGATATAAAAAATGTGCTTTCTTTTTACTCATCTTCTTCGCCTAATACTTCCTTGACACAATCAAGTGCTTCCTCATCGAAACCACTTACATGCCATTTATATATTCCATCAGGAATGTTATCTTCATCCCACTCATCTATTTTGTGTATAGTTGCCGCAATGTAATCAACTTCTTCGCTATACCCCTCAGTATCATGAGGTACTTTGAATTGTAAGACCCATTCAGCATCAGACATATCACTACCTATAGTAGGATCGCCAAATGTGTCAACTAATCTTTGGTATGTTGTAGATACATACCCTTGAAGTTCAACACCTTCAACATCTATCATATCGTCATTTTCGAACTCGTACATAATACTCCTTGTAATTATATATTAATATAGCACCTTTTTGTATAATGTCAAGTTTTAATTAGGCAAACCTTTACGTCACTATATTTGTCTTTGTCGATTTCAATATTATGTTCACCATATTCTTCTGTTAACCATTCTTCATTGAAATCTTCCCATTCACCATTTCTTTTAACGAATTCATTTAATAGTTTATTTTCTGCTTCAATATAATGCATCATATGATTATCATCTACATACCATGTATATTTTGGATAGTATATATTCCAACCACCTGCTTCATGCCACCAATCAAAGCATTCTTGGTTTCCTCTTTTGACTATTAGTATCTGTGAATTTTCTATATTTTGATTTAACCAATCTAAACCGTAAGCAAATTGGTGACACTTAATCATCTTTGGTTTTGCTGAAATGGGTTCTATAAATCCCACATCACATGCTTTCTTAAATCCTATGATATCATTATTGTAATTTCTTTCAAGACTATGAAAGTTTTGCCCTAATTCCATATGTGGACCCCAATAGGCTCCTCTATGACCTGAGAATTCTCCATGCTTGTAAACTCTCCAGTCTGTTTCATCTGAATTGTTATAATTGAAGTTCTCTGAAATGATTTGTGCAACACCAGACCATCTTGATCCTGGTGCACCTGTTAAGAAAGTATAATCATGCATTTTCAAAATGTTTCTGTAATTCATGGAAACCACCGATGTATTCATCGTCTAACCATATTTGAGGTGCGGTTCTTGGAACTACATTAATCTTACTACATTCTTCAAATAGCTTTACACGGGCATCGTTGTCTAATTGTATATTATATTCTGTAATGTCGATACCCTTCATTTTTAATAAATTCTTTGCTTGTACGCAATACCCACATGCGTTTTTACTGTATACTGTTGCTTTCATAAGTCCTTTTATCCTTTCTAATGTATGTACTTATCATTTCTCTACAAATGCTTTCTCTAATACATACTCGCCTTGGACTCTATTACTTCCTTCTTCGAAACCTAATCCTTCTAAGTATTCTTTCAATTCAACATTCATTGGCATTGAGCCACATATCATAACTCTATCGTGTTCTTTATCTAATTTAGGTAATCCTAATTTATCTTGTACTTTGTTTTCATACATAGCAGTTGTTACTCTGCCTGTGTTTTCGAATTCTTCACGTGTCACTGTAGGATAAAATTTAAACTTACCTTGAGTTATTTCTCCCCATATCTCATGTTCATTCAACCCTTCCAAAAATTCTTTATATGCAAGTTCTTTTACTGTTCTAGTTCCCCATACCAAGATTACATTATCAAAGTCTTCGTATGTTTCTATTCCCCTTACTAAACTCATAAATGGTGCAACACCAGTACCAGTAGCAAGTAGATATAAATTTCTGCCAGGTTTTAGATTTGGCATAACTAATGTACCAACTGATTTATCATTAACAAGTATTTCGTCACCTGGTTTTATATGTTGTAATCTACTTGTTAATGGTCCATTTGGTACCTTAATTGAGAACCATTCCATGTATTCTTCATAGTTTGGTGATGCAACTGAATATGCTCTCATAATTGGTTTATTCTTTTGTAACTTCTCTGACCAATTATCTAATCCAATCATTAAAAA